GCGATCTTCCGGCTGTCGCACAACTCGAAGATACCTTGGCGAACTTCCATAGTTGCACGGTCTACTTCATCGAGGAATAGGATTGCTGGCTCATTGCATGCTTGGTGTAACCATTCGGGAGCAAGCCACTTTGTGACGTTACCTTCTACCTTCGGTAGACCAAGTAAGTCACCTTCGGTCATTTGAGAGGCACGACGCTCAATGACAGGCAGACCACGGTCTTTTGCAATCTGATATACGATAGCGGATTTACCGATACCGTGCCGACCACGGATAAGAACAGGGAACTTAGCGTCAAGAATGAAAGGAAGTACAGAGTTGAGTGTCTTAAAGTCAATAGCCATGATTGACCTCCATTAGAAGTGTCCTCGAAAGGACGGGTTATATAATAAATAGTGATTGAAAAAAGAAAGAGTGTTTATCTCTCCCTCACAACTATAATGTATCACGTTGGAGGGATTTGTAAAGGACAAAAAATGTCCGTTTTTATTTAGCAGCGGCGAGTTGGGATCTATCCTGAATATATTCTTGCTCAGGTTCTCTAGACCGATTTACTTGGAACTCGATGAACTCTCTGCTTTGGGCTACTTTGATCGAAGTATTCGCAAGATGAATAACTGTCGCATAGAATGTACCACCTTCGGTGTTTACAGGGCGGCTATCAGTTGTTATATATTGAATACTGGCAGGGTTCAAGGATATATCGTCTTTACGAGAACCACGAGTGAAAGACTGAAATGAGAGAAGAGAGATAAGTTGATTTGCTAACATAGTTAACTCCTAATAGTTTGGTTGCTTGACTTTGCCTCGACAGGCACGTTTATTGCGTTTCTTTTTTTTATCGGTGTGAACACCAGCACCGCTTCTTTGAAATGCGCGAACTGCCAACCAGTTCCGCTCTTTGGGTTGTTTCTTCTTTTTCGAAGATTTGCAGGGTGATCTACATTTGTACGACATAATGTCCTCCAGTCGTTTCGGTTATATAAGTAATGTATCATTTTGTGGTGAAAAGTCAAGGACAAAAAATGTCCGTTATCGTATGACCTCGAAGCAGTGGGAGTATTCCATATCGAGTTCTTCTTCTGTGTATGCTAGGGTAGTGGTGTAGTGCCCTCTATCCCGAGGACAAACCCAAAAAATGCTGTAAATGTTGTCACCATAGCAATCTTCGTAGATTTCGATAACTACGCCTGTATCTCGGTAGCCTTCGTGTGCGTCTATGATAAGCTGTCCAAGTTCTAATTGCATATTGCCTCCAATTCATCAGTCCAGTAAAGACCAACCCCAACGCCATCGAGCCAATGGACTGTAACCATTGAGTATTTCTCGCCCTCTGTGTATTCTCGTTGGTCGTCATGTATCACTATCCCTATACCTTCGTATTGATCGTGGATGTGGGTAACTAAAGTTCCTATTTCCATGGCTACTCCTTGTTGTGGTTCTTTCTGGATACAAGTTTAAGTTGTCGTTCTTCTCGGTACTGTTCTCCCGAAGGGAACATAACTTTGTAGATCCGAGTTCCACCCTTGGTCTTGCTATAAGTCGCGACACGATGGACGTTGCGAGCGTTGGTGTCTATGATCCAGCCCATTTGCTCTCCCAAGCCTTTGGCTCTTTCTCCGTAGCGCAACTCACTAGCACGAACCTGTACTAGGTCACCTACGGAGTAGAGTAGGGGCTTCTCAAAAGTATCTCGAAGTCTTGGGGCTAACTTGGAAGTGGTCAAGCGATTACAATCATCGAGGCTAGGTACACCACCTTCCGCATCACGGGAGGCTTGGAGAACCCTACGAGCATTGCGCTGCCTGTTGTGGATATGGTGCTGATATGCTGTCTGTCCAGAAGTAGCAAAGAATGTAGCCAAGAACAGAACCCATTCGCGATAAGCACCATCCTCTTGCCACTTGATACGGTGGTTCTCACGCTCTTCATCAATCTTACTAGCCTTCTCGTTTGAGTTGCGCTCGATAAGAGCCGCTGCGAACTCGGCTTGACGAGAGGTGAGTTTCCCCCACTTCTTAACACTACCAGCCAAGTCTGCTAGGGTACTGCAATCGCGAAGGTTGCCGAGTTTGTTAGCATTTTCGGCGGCTTTAACTAATTGTTTCACGGTAATGGTCATTTTCGACCTCCATCTGTTTGGGTTATATCTATAGCTTATCAGGTTCTAGCTGATTTGTCAAGTCAAAAAGGGTCAAAAAATGTCCACTAGTTGATTTCTCCCCCAAGGTCGGAGGCTTCCAGCATTGCCAAAATAACTTCCCACACTAAATCAGCCTCTTTTTCATCTAAGTCCTTGGTGTCTTCGACTGTCTGTAACATTAACTGATACAGGCTCAGTCTTATAGCCAACTGCTTGACGTTGTAGGCGGCTTTCTCAAAAGGGGTCATTTGTCACCTTCCTTTGTTGGAGGCTGGAAGCCCATAGAAGGACGCTCTGGTTCTTTAGCTGGGCTTTTCTGCATTACCATAGGTACACCGCCCATCGGGGTTGGGGGAGTAGCACCAGACAGGGCTATCACGGTTATTATTTTATTCAAAAGTTCATCGGATATATCGATTGTTAGTTTTATTTGATTGCTCATGAGAGCCTCCTTATTGTATTTCTTGTCTTTCAATAGTAAAGTAGCCAATGTCCTGAGAGAATAAGTATTCCTCAAAGTCATCGAGTTTCATTCTCGGTTCTTCGATGTGCTCAAAGAACTCATAGACCATTGCTTCTGCCTTTTCTCTTGTGGAGAAAACATAAACATCGTCCTCATTACCGCTATATCGTATTTGGAGTACATAAACGTACTTTGTTACATTAAAAATCATATTGCCTCCAAGTTACTGGGAAAGTGGCTGGCTATGTTCCCGCCACTCGTCAAGAGCCATTCGGGAGGATTGAGCCACTGGACTTTTATTCTTTGCCTGTAGCCTACTTTCACCCCAGTTTTGATAACAATACCTATTCCATAGATATCCAAAGCGCATTTTACTAAATCCCCTACTTGCATAGAACCTCCAATATATCAAAGTCATAAGCCCAGCAGTCAACAGTGTAGCCATCACACTCGATGTACGCTACAAATCCCTTAGAGCCTGTGTCGAAGATGTTATCACTCTTTTCTATAACATAGACAATCTCTGTCTTTCCAGAAAAGTTTACTTTTAGTTTTGAGCCGATTTGGTAGTCCATAAGACCTCCGTTTGTTTGGGTTACAATAATAATCTATCCGATTGTGAGAAAAAGTCAAGGACAGAAAATGACCGCTTTCATTTGTTCTCCGGCTTCACGGGGATGAGCCACTTTGTTGAATGGTGACTTGTCACTCCATTCGCCCAGCGTACAGCGCATGCGCTTCTGTCAACTGCTTTTGATGTTACGACCCTCGTGACAATCCCCAAGCAATCTTTGCTTCCACCATATCTCACTAAATCTCCAACCTTCATTTCACACCTCTAAATCTTTTGATTTCATATCGAGCCATAGGGAACTTCTTTGTAGTTCCATCGGCTTTATACCACTGTATTCTATAAGGGTGTCGATTTGTACTGTCGTATTCCATGACCATGCCCCACAGCCCTACCACCTCATCGTTCTGTTTCATTTTTCGACCAGCTGAAGAAAGTTCGACCAGTTCTCCATTTTTTATTTTTTGCATGTTTCCTCCACAGTTCGGGAAATAAGTTTTAAGTCATTGTATTCATACCACCCGTTGAGGGCGGGATCTGTTGGGAAGTGGACATGATAAGCCGCGATCTTTCCGCTTACACTCTCAGGAAAAATCCATCCAAGCGCAGTGATTACACCGAAGCAACCAAACCCATCATCTACTAAATCACCTATTTGCATATTACCTCCAAGTCGTCGATATGCTGTATTGATTGGAGTTCTACTTTGAGCCAATAGACTACGACCCATTTTTCCCCATAAGAGATCCGATTGTTCGTTACATAGCCGAGTATTTCGTTCTTCTTGCCTTTTACTAAATCGCCTATCTTCATGACACCACCTCACATTGCCAAGCAAGCCAAGAGCACTGCTTTCCTTCACAGAGAACAATGAACATGTCCTCTCTAGGGGAGTAGTCTAGGATAATTCCAATGTAATCCTGAGGATCTTCAAAGTAGTTAGCGGTGTAGTCAGTCCAGTGAACAAGGTCACCAGCCTGTTCTCCATTTCGAGTTTGGTAGTCCATAAGAGCCTCCTGTTGTTTGGGTTATATTAGTAATGTATCACGATTTGAAGATTTGTCGAGGACAGAAAATGACCGATTTTACAGCCATAGTTTGATAAGGTCGGTCACATCAGCTTCATCGAGTTTTGCTTTGGAGCGTTTTTTCGTTAAGAACTCCATAGCCTTGGCATGCCCTTCATTTATCCACTCCGCACCAAGGGGAGTTGGTGCTGCTGAGAGTACTGATATGAAATGCGGATTGCCCCAGCCGTATCGTTGTCCCGAGAACTTGACCAAGTTCCTCTTGGTTTTGTTGGATATACGGTGATCAATGCCTTTCTCAAAGTTCAAGGTATGAGTGTCGCTCCCTATTTGAACAGTGACTTTGAGATACTGCTTGTAGTTCTCGTCACGATAGCAGTATCCGCTGGTGTTAGGAGAACCACAGAATAACGACAGTTCATCCCAGTTGACTGCTGTAACGACAGCGATTGTCTCTTTGTCGGGGTTGCCATATCCTTGCTTTTGTGCAACATTCAACAACGCTCCTTCGGAGATACCCATTTCTTGTACAAACTTTTCATAGAAAGCCCTTCGCCAGTTTCGATTAGCAGCTATAGCATCGGCTGTGTAGTCTGTCATAGCATCACAGTTGCGGCGGTTGTGGTGTATCGAGCCACAGAACCCACACTTGGGGGCTGACCTAGCACTCCCAGCAGGAGAGGACTTGATTTTCTTTTTAGCGGCTTCTTGCTTTGCATGAGCGTCAATGCACTTTTGATACCACTCTCCCCAATACTTCGGGTTGCTGTACCATTGGCAGGTAGCAGTAGACTTACTTACCCCTATGGGTATCACGGGAGGGGACTGGGAGAACCAAGCATAGTCCTCGGCTACACGGGGACACTCGGTTGCGTTGTGCCCTTCTGCTCGGCAGTAGGAACATTTTGATTTTCGTCTGCTGGATGATTTTCCATCGTTGTTATATATATTCATTTTACTTTTCCTCTGGAGTTCTAGGGGTTTGTCCACCTGTGGACTTTGGCTTTTTAGGTTGCTTCTTGATAGGCATGTAACACAAGCCGTTCTGTATCATAACAGAAGCGGTGCGACCGAAGAAACCTTGCAAAGACCATGCAAGTCCCGTGTCTATAAGATGTTGCCAAGCGGCTATGTATTGCTCATCGCTTTCTGCTTCCTGTGCGCCTTCAGCTATCATTGTAGCCTCTAAATCAGTCATTTTTGGTTTACGTTTTGGCATTGTTGCCTCCGTTGTTTTGGGTTATGTTAGTAATGTATCACGTTCCGACGATTTGTCGAGGACAAAAAATGTCCGCTTTGCTATTCACTCGCTATCCTCGAACCCGTTTGATCTCATATTCTTTCATCGGAAATGTTCCATATGGAACATTTCCGAACCACTGGATAATGTAGGGGTATTTTTCCATGTTGTCTATCCTGAGAACCATTCCTATCATGTCATAAACCTTGTCGTTGTGATCTCTTTTCCGACCAGCCGCAGACAGTTCGACCAGTTCCCCTATTTTGTATCTGTACATGCTACACCTTCCCTGTGTCTACATCTGTTACGACTAGCAGAGGTTGCCCATCTGCATATGAGGCTGAAACATAGGCATATTCGCTCACAAAAGCCCCATCTTTGAGTTCTTTGTGGAACACCTTAACATCATGGCTCGTCAGCCACAAACGCTCGTCAGAGGTGATATATGCGCTTGCTGTGGCAAACTCATGAACATCACCTGACCATTCTCCGCGGTTTTCATCTGCCAGCATTTTGGCAGTTTTCATTATTACTTCTATTTTGTCCATTGGTTCAGCCATGCTGACCTCCTTTTATTAGTGTTATAAAACTGTTTTCCTTAATAGTTTGTTCCCAGATGCGCTTCTTGCGTTCTTCCTTGAATAACCACCTTATATGAATGAGGTTTTCTAGTTCGCCGTATCCGAGGGGACTACGTCTTTCCACAGAAACTACCCACCCTATGTCGGTTTCACCAGCACCATCTAACCAATATATCATATCTCCAACTTCTACCAGCATTTTGTCCTCCGCTGTTTGGGTTATACTATAAATGTATCATGGTATTCGGAAAAAGCAAGGACAGAAAATGTCCTACTTTGGTCTTTTATAGCCATACTGGGACAATCGGTAGTTCAACTTTCCTGCATTGCGACCTCTACGGGATGGATGCCACTTGGCTATCAGGGGAGATAGGTAGGCTGAAACATCTGACAAAGATTTGTTCTTTGCTATCCACTCCCAACACTCGGTGTAACCATCGTTAAACCATTCTTCCGAAGGAATGTTCTCGCTAGGTGCTAGTACGCTGTCTATTCGAGCACCCCATCTGCTACCGCTGCTGAACAGATCAGCTACATCGCCGTTGAGTGCTTTGTCGCTTAGGTGGGAAAAGGGATTTTTTATTGTATAGGTTTCTCCATCGATAAGGCAGTCCACTTCCAAAGTGGATTTGTAATCCCAACTATTCATAGTTAGACCCATGTTAACATCTTCCCAACTTATTCTAGTGATAACTCCAATACCAGACCAATCTTCTATCCATCGGTTGTTAATCATGAAATGACTTGCACTTAAGCTGAGTAGAGCACCTTCGGCGAAGCCCATACCTTTGACAAAACGCTCGTAGAACTGCTTGCGATAGTTCTGAGAGGCTCGTTCGAGATCATCAACAAAGTTGACCATTAGATCACAGTGCCTACGGTTATGCCCAGTCTCTCCGCAGAACCCACAAGAAACTTTACGCTTTGCAGGTTTGCCGTAGAGCCGTTCTTTACGGGCTTTCTTTTCTTTTCTGTACTCTATCCGACGTTGTTGTTTGTCGTAGGCTGATCTCATTTGGCTAAAAATGCGGTCGTGATAAACAAGTTTACCATTAGTATCCCTACGGGAGTAAGAACCCTGATACCAAGTGGAAAACAGGCTTATGTCAGGCTCTTTGCCTTGTTTCTTTAACTCCATCATTTTGGCTGGAACAGGGCAAGTCATCCACATGTGACCTTCATTGCCACAGGTAGGGCAATGAGTTGTTCGTTTATTGCTATCGCGATCTTCGTATATTTTCATTTCGACCTCCAAGTCGTTTGGGTTATGTTAATAATGTATCCTGTTTTCAAGGATTGTCGAGGACAACTTTTGTCCGTTTTCCTATCTCCCCCGTAATCTCGGCGAAGTCTTTTGCATTTATTTTAGCCAAGGCTAGTGTCATACTGGTGGGGTCTGTCTTCATTTTCTCTAAGATGTCCTCAACATGCCAAACGCCAACCTTTTGCAATATATCAATGGTTCTCACTGAGAGCTGTAGTTCTATCAGATCCATCGTCCACCTCCTGTATTACTTCGATCTCGTTGGACGAACAGCCAATGTAATCTCCATTCTCCAACGCTACGTGCCAACGACCCCATTGTTCTTGCCCGAGTTCATCGACACCTTCATCAGCCATGACTATTCCAATCCTGTCGGAATAAACATAGCCCTTGTTTGTTACCCATTTCTTTACAATGACCAGTTCCCCGATCTGAATGGCTTTTTTATTTCTGTTTATTTTAATCATAGTTTCTCCAAATCTTCTATGTATCTCCCCCCGCCGCGACCATCAGCCCAACGGATAAATGCGGCTACATCTTCATCGAGAGCCACCACTATACCCAGACCCCAGTAGTGATACTGGGTCATTCTGACCAAATCACCTACTTTCATATTACCTCCAAGTAGTAGCCGTATTCGACTGCTTCATGTGCAGCATGTGCCCACTGCACTATCCACTCGTCCTCGTTGTCTAGCCCACTCTTGCCACGGTAGGAGAGTATCATGCCTATCCAATCGAACTCATTGCTGTCGCTGTCTGTGAAGCCATACTTAATCCTTACTAAATCACCAACCTGAAACATCATCGTTATCCTCCTTCTTAACGTCAAGAAACGCTTTTATGTAGCCCGTGGGGCAGTTGTACATCAACACACGCCAGCCCATGAACTGGGCTGGGAGGCGAGTATGCCATGAGGAGACTTCTGGATCATCAGTCTCCGCATATACATTCATGGTAGTACCGCAGTCTCCCGAATGTTTCTTAATGAAGAAGGCACTATCCGTACACTCTATCACCAAGGGTTTTATTTTTTCTTCTGCCTCGTCAAACGGGGCTTTCTCTTTGTTCCAATATATGTTAGCCATTTATCACCTCATATTCATAATCCCAGACGCACTGGGTGTTTCCACAGGAAAGACGCATTATCTTCACTCTCCGCTTGGAGATTTTGAGAACTATCGCCAAGTCTCCATTATTACGCCTCTTAATTAAATCACCTACTTCCATGTATCACCTCCAAGTTCTCTTTTCGTTCCAAACTACGCTTTTCATTGCTCCACTGGATCATCCATAGTACTCCGTGTTCCATTGGTTGCCTAACGACAATACCAAATAGCCACTTTGTGTGCTTGGGACTTACTAAATCACCCACTTTCATTTATCACCTCGAATTCGCTTGCTATGTGGAAGCCATCTGTGCCGTCAGCCCACTGAATATAATAACTAAGTTTGGTTGTACCAATCCACATGATAACACCGATGTCATCATCATCTTTGTATCTTACTAAATCACCTACATTCATGATTACCACCCCACTTGTATTTCACGCTTGACATGGATCTCACTTTCGTACCAATCGCCACGATACTCTATATCTTCGAGTTCTTCGCCAATGCGGATGAAACGATACTTCTCTCTTTTCTCTTCTTCCTCTTCCATAGCGTCCATAAACTTCTCGAACATCTGAATGTCTGCGAACTCATCCCAAGTTGCGTACCACTTGATGTCCTCGGCTGTAAAGAGCCAGTGCCCTTCGCCTTTGTAGTCCTTGTCTAAACTAAAGTAAGAGTCATCTCCGAAGATTTCAGCCATGAGTTCTTCTGTGTTGAGGAAGGTGAGGAAATCACCTTGTAAGTCTTTGTGTATTGCTATTGCAACGTCTGATCTGTATCCCATTGGACACCTCCTGTTTGTTGGTTATACTAATAATGTATCATACCCTGCTGAAAAAGCAAGGTCATTTTTTGTCCGTTTTTACTTTTTTTAGCTCTATCTCGGCTATATCCTGTTCTTTGCCATTAGCCCATTGAACTTTGTACCACAAATGCCCGTTGTACATATAGTAATAGGTAACGATACCGACCAACTGTTGATATAAAAGGTCATATCTGAACTCGACGAGATCACCGATCTCAAACTGTGGAGATTTCTTCATCTTCCACCACCATAAGTTCGCTAGCGTAGAGTTCAAACCCTACAACACCATCAGCCCACAGAACATCATACATGGTTCTGTTAAATGCTGGGTTGCTCTCTGGTGTTTCTATATCTACGATAACCCCAATCATTCCATGATGGTGGTCTTGTTGTATCCACATAACTAAATCACCCACTTTCATTTATCACCTCCATCTGACTTTTGTAAGTCCAAGATAACTCTCCATCGTGCCAAGCAACAAGCATGTCTCGAAAGCCGAGTTCCACTACTATTCCCATGTAACCATGGTGTTCCTTATGCCTAACTAGATCACCTATTCGCATATTACCTCCAAATAATCTTTATGCACTTCACTTGTTTTTCCATCATCCCAGAGCACAAACCAGCAGTTTGTTATATCTTCTGACTTGCGTAGTATGAAACCGAGTTGGTTACGATACATTTCTTTATTAACGTCCGAACAACTCACGACCCAAGATAAAGACCAAGATACCAAGTCACCTGTTTTCATATTACCTCCAATGATTGCTGGGCGCATAGATAGATTATCCCATCGAAAACACAACGGCAATCTCCATTTTCCTTAACTTCTATGACAACACCGACAGACTTGTCGTAGCCATAATAAACTAAATCACCTACTTTCATATTACCTCCAATAGATCCTTATGGATACGGAATGTTAGGTTCACTTTCTTCGTCCTGTTCTTGTGAATAAAGACTGCACAGTGTGTCGAAGATGCACTGACAACGATACCTATTTCTTTTGTGCTTTTGGTCATTACCAAGTCTCCTGATTTCATGATGCTTTCCCCTTGTGATTAGAGTTGCCGATGTTCTCTCCAACCTTGGAGAAAGCCACGTTGTTAAGACCGCCACGACGTTGGTTGTTCCAGCCACGGTTGGCTTCCCAAGTCTTGCCGTAAGCGTCAGCATCATCTTCATTCTCGAAGCGCAGGATCTGCATAGCAGACATTTTACCATCACCAGTAGTGAAGGCACGAACTCTACTCTTGATTTCAAGACCCAGCTCCTCGACGCAATCGGGACACTCGTTGATCTTGCCACCTACTCGTCGCTTTTTAGGGCAGTGTAAACTAAACTCTTCACCGCAGTGAATACATTCTTTTATGTTTTTCATGTTGACCTCCTAGGTCGTTTGGGTTATACTATAATTGTATCACGTTGTTAAAATAAATCAAGGACAAAAAAAGTCCGAAAATGCTTTGTAGAGTGCTGGTGTCCAATCGCTCGGCTTCATCTCATGGAGAAACATTGTACCTTTGCCCTCACCATAGGTGAAGTCCCCATCGTCCCAAGCAACCTCAAAGCCTTTGTAATTTTCACTTACGATAAGCCCGATGAACAAATCATCCGTGTCGCTTTTTACAAAGTCTCCGATCTTAAAGTTATTCATAGTCACCTCCATCGCTATCTATCCCTCCGAAGATTTCGGGATTTCGATCCTGTACTTCTTGCATGCAGCGCACTGCTCGTTCATATTGCTCTTGCAACTCTTCATTCGGGTTTATCTGGTATGTTAGCTGGAGTTCTAGTACTCTATCTTTGATAGATTTCAATATAAGAATGTCGATCTGTTCGTGGATCGTTGGTTCTCTGCCTAATATTTTTTTAAGTTCTTGGTTCATTTTTTTAATCGCACTCATGGCTATCTCCTTTGATTTCTTTGCAATGCCTGATAAGACCTTTGTCCATCAGGATGCTTTTGTTATTGATTATATCGTGGAAACGATAGTTATTTATCACAACTCCATCATCACGATTGATTGTCTCTACTCCTATAAATATAAGCATATCCCAACCACGATCCCATGAGTTGTTATCATAGTTCCACTGGTTCGTTCGCCAGCGGCAACTGTACAATAATCCTTCTATCATTTTGTCCTCCTGATTTTAGGGTTATACTATATTGTATCCCGTTGTGGTTCAGTTGTCAAATCTTTTCTGTTCCTTTTTCGGACATTTTTTGACCGCCTCGCATGTGGTAATAAAAGGTATCGCGCATGTGTATAGTTATGTAAAGTTTTTGCATTTCCTTTACATATTGGTATAGTTATGTAAAGTTTTTTGTCAAGAGAATGTCAAGAAAATGTTTGACAAATGTGTGGAAACGTGTTATATTACCATATCATGGGAGTTTTCCGTGATTTTATTTTTACAGCAACTCCATAGTTATGTAAAGTTTTTTACGAGTTATGTTAAGTTTTTTGGAGTTATGTAAAGTTTTTTTACAGCGAAGTGTATAGTTATGTAAAGTTTTTTGTCAAAAAAATGTCAAGAGATCTCTACAAAGCCCGAACTATGGGACAAATCGAGAAATTTGACAACTTTTTGACACTTGACATTTGACGAACATTTGACATTTTTTTGACACTATTCGTCTTCTTCACTAAGATCTTCCTCGTCAAGCAAAGATCCGTAAAAAGGAGAGTAAGCGAATAGCTCCGAGCATGCTTCATAGAAGGAATAGTCTAAATTATATATATCATGATCCATTTTCATGTCTGTTCCGAAATCATTTGTGATCACAAACTCAACCTCTCCTTCATAAACCAAGCGATACGTGTCAGTTTCCAAGATATAACAATACAGGAACTGTCCGCGGTTGTATAAGGACACCACAACAGCAGAAACCCTACGGTCTTCAATCGTTCTTATCGCGATCAGATCGCCTTTGCTGCACTTCATAGTTATTAATCTCTTCTAGTTTTTCTTCCCAAAACTCAATGACAGCAGCAGTGACTTCCAAGTGTTGTTCAGTGCGTACCTTATCGAAGGGAGAAGCTAATTCAAGCTCTAAGTGTCGATCCCACAACGCTATGATTATGTGATCAATTTCGAGGAAGGGGGGAGTAGGGTAGTAGGGTAGTAGGTCCCCAAGAGAGTAGAAGGGCATTAGTCTTTATCCTCCTGAATTAGTTCGATTTTTCCAGCATCGATAAGTCTTTCTATTGTGTCCGATCCCATCACACACACTGTCCCATCGTCATAAAATATTTCATAATTAACTCTCCAATTGAACAGAGGTTGATCTGTCCAAGTACCAGATTTTATTTCTCTATATATTATCCCTATCTTTTCACCATCTTTTATTAATGTTCCAATTGGAAAAGTTTTGGCAATATTGTTTTTAAAATCTGGCATCCTTTAACAATTCCTTTAAGGTTTTCTGATCTAGCATTTTTATATTCCCAGCTAACACAATGTGCTCAACTAGATCAGGAATTCCAAATGGACCATCTACTCTAAGAGCAGAGATAATCCCGAGAACTCTTCCTGATTCGTCAAAAAGAACCGAACCAGATGAGCCGGGCCAAGCGAACGTATTAACTAGTAACGAATCTTGATGTGTGCCGGTCAAAATACCTTCTGATATGTGCCAGCCCTCACGAGCAGGGTGCCCACAATGATAAACTTTTTCTCCCATTTGATTGTTTATGTCTCTGCGGAATGGGATGGGCTTAGTATAACGAAGCCTCTCTTCCGGAATCAGTACGGCTATATCATAGTTTGAATCTACATACAAAATCTTCGCGACAGTCACGGAGAAACTTTTTTCAACTATTAAAATTTCGTCTTGTCCCTCAACAACATGAGCCGCTGTCAGGATGAACCTATCCTTTCCTAATTTAAAATAATTACCAGACCCTGAGCCAACTGGCATCCCATCTTCTAGAATCTGGATTGCTACGGATGAAAGGTACGACACTTTAAGACCCCGAGGAGCATAAGGGTCCAATTCCGCTGTGTAACTATCGTCATATTCCGGCCTTAAATCAATATTAAAATGTGCATTGGCCGGAGGTGTGCACATTAACATAAAAAATAATAATCCTTTAATCATTTTTGTCCCCCCCTATATTAACTAGGGATCAAAAAACAAAAAACCTGAACAGGCCCCGGGATTACTGGGTGTTCAGGCAGGATGTATACTCGCAAACAGTATTGTGATCACTTGTTTTAAATCTTTCGATAAAATTTTCGGATTGACAATTGTGCACAAGTCAGGTTTTTTTTCTGTAATTTCTGTTGCTGGTCGACCCGGACTCTTTATAGTTGTGACTGTCGTCTGGTCTTTGCACTTCTCAACAGAATAAGAGGATTTTGAAGCACTAGCTATGAGTTCTGTATTTTCGTCGTACATCTTTACAACAACGGTTGCAAAGTTTGGTGTAACAAATATATCAGTAACCAGCACCCAGTGCATATTTTCTGATCCACATTTCAGTGGTTTATCATAATCACAAACAGTATCCATAACGGATTCGATTGTGTGTTTATCATGGATATTAACTTTTTTAGCCTTGTGTGTCCTCCGAACCCAATGTTTGTTTGATTGAGCAGAAGATACCAAAAGACTATTAAGGTAAGGTTGAAACTCCCTCAGAGCTTCATCATGAATAGTTGGAGGAGCTACATATATGTCCTTTTTTATCTCTGGCTGTTCAGCGTGTGTCAACAGTGCTCCAAATAATAACCAAAACATTACGATCTCCCATGATCGTCATCAAGACGAACTACGTCATGTATCTCTGTTGTTGAAACTTCGACCAACTTAACATCAGTGCCTTGGGAGGCACAGAACCGATGTACTGTCATCGGTGAAATGTGATATGTATCGCCGGGATGCATTATGATTCTATTTTCTTCCCTTCGTGATCCTTCTTCTAAAACCAACTCCATCACTCCCTCTAAGACCATTATTGTCTCCTCTTTAACTTTATGAAACTGTAACGATAGCCTCTTATCTTTTTTTATGTAAAGTATTTTTCCAACATACTTTTCAGTTAAGGCCCAGATATTCTCGTGTCCCCATGGTTTATTAACAATCATTTCGACTCCTTTATATATAATTGCAATGCTTTTTCTACTCGCTCTGAGTATTCTTTTAAATTTATTTCTACTCCCACAGACAATGCATAGTCATATCCCATATGCCATGCTAGCGCCTCTTCAAATAGTAAAATTCTCCTATGCTCTTTTAACTTGTTGCTATCATTAAAAAGAACATGTCCAATCTCGTGCACCAAAGATACAAGTTTTTCAAAATCTGATTGGTCATCTCCAATGTCAATTATCCCAGTTATTCCAAGTTCTTCAATTTCATCTTTCGGAGTTGGTACCCAATATGAATTAAGCCCGTTTATAAATTCCACACTAACCTCGAAGTCATATTCAACCCTCTCGACCAGTAGCGCAAATTTCTGCTTCAATATCTTTTTTGGTGAAGTACTTGATAAGATCGGTATACCCTCCAATAAATTTTTCTTCGCCTGTTTCACTGATTTTTACAATCATAGGTACAGTCCCATGTTTATAAATAGATTTATAATAATCTAACATTCTGTTGCTATGATCCACAGAGCAGTATTCGAATGGCAGTTTTCTCTCTATCATTTCCATTTTTGCCTTAAGGCAGAAGGGACACTCGTTCCAACAAATAATTTTATAATATATCATTTAGCCTCTCAAAACTTGTCTTTTTCGGATTTTATTATATATTTCTGTTGGTGAACCAACAATTGTTAATGTCCTAGGGTGATTACCTTCGGAGATAACAACCTTACTAAACCTCACTCCCTCAACCAAACCTAGGTTCTTGGCTTCATGAAGCAACGTTTCATTAGCGATTATATCTTCCGACACTGATACAATATGATCAGGGTTCACGTACAGTTCACTCAGTGCTGTCGAGCTTCCTCTTATTGATTTTTTTATTTCTATTAATTTAACCATAGCAATCCTCCAATGATACGTTGTGTCTAATTTGTCTAGTTTGCACTGACCATTCTTGTCCTTCGACATTAATATTACAGTAGTCACCACCTACATGCTCAATGAACAATCCTAAGCATGGGTGGTCAGTCTTTTTGAAATTGGAAAAGAGATCATCCCTCCCCAGTACTCGTGGTCTCATTAGCAATGTTCCCGCCGGGATCCACAACAGGTCTCCTATCTGATACATCTTCTTCTCCGTTGTAATAATTAACCAATCCTGTTATGATTGATTGGCAATCGGACGCTGTTAGGTCTATTTTTGATAAGTCTTGCCGGCATTTATCAATGGATTCGGAAACCCTTTCTCCGTTGCGTTCGATATCTTCTAGGTCTTCTATGACCTTTTTTAAACTTTCTACTGTCTTTTCTAGTGACTCTATTGAGTCCCAGAGCAGATCAGAAACTGTTGATGGGACATTTTCTATTTCCACACCGTAAGAGATTCTAACTCTCATGTTACCTCCAAGTAATTAAAACATATTAATATATATTGCTTGTATAATTAGGCCCGTGACAGCAATTCCGACAGTCCAAATAAATTTTGCCACTCCTTGCTGCCACTGTTCAAGATCACGAATTCTGGCATATAATCCTTGATCCGGATTATAAATTGCTTCCTTGATTTTTTTTACATCGTCAATCATTTCATCTTGCTTGTCAGCCATTCGCTGAATCTGATGTGCTAAGTCTACGATTGCGTCTTTTAAATCTTGATGCTCGTTTTCACTCATGTTTCATGATCCTCCGTACTGCCTAATTAGTCTCAACAATCAACAATCGCATGCGATGTTGTAAGTAAAGTTCCAGCAGCGCTCGCAGCGTTCTGCAAAGCGCACTTTGTAACCTTACATGGGTCGATAATACCTTTTTCATAAGTACTTACCATTACCCTATTAAGAAAATCATAACCGGTATCACCAGTCTCGCTCTTAACATTTTGTATTACGATATCCTCAGACTCACCAGCATTAATCGCCATCTGTCTTAGAGGAGCCTCACAGGCTTGTAAAACCACTTGTGCACCTAGGGACTGTTCTTCATTTTCTGTTTCAACAAAAAGCTCTGTGGCGGCTCTGAGGAGCGCTACACCACCGCCCGGAATGATACCTTCTTCTTGGGCTGATCTTACTGCTTCCAAAGCATCATCAATCCGATGTTTCTTTTCTAGCATTTCAACCTCAGTGGCTGCTCCGACTTTAATGACAGCAACACCGGAAGCAAGTCTTGTGATCCGCTCCTGTAATCTTTCACACTCAGAAAGGTTATCTGTCTGTTGGATTTCATTCTTCACAGCTTCAATACGAGTTTCAACGTCCTCTGGGTTTCCTTTACCGCCAACGATAGTTGTCCAACCTTTGGTAAGACTGATTTTTTTACATTGACCGAAGTGAGTCAATTTAACATCTTTCAGAGTTAAACCTTGTTCTCTCGTAATAAAAGTAGCTCCAATAGAAGCACAAAGATCTTTCATGATACTCCGTCTTTCCTCGCCATACTTGGGTGCCTTGACTGCTGAAACTTTCATTGTACCACGTACAGCATTGGCTATCAAAGCAGCTAGTGCTTGACCTTCAATATCATTTGAAATAAGTAGCAAAGGACGATTGTCCCTAGCACAAACTTCAAGCGTTGGCATGATCTGCTCAACGTGTTCTACCTTCTCATCAGTGACAAGAATCAAAGGGTTCTCGTAATCAACTGTGCCTGTTCTTTGGTTATTAATAAACGTATTAGAAACATACCCAGAATCAAATCTGAACCCTTCGATCAAGTCAAGGGAGGTAGTAAGACTACGAGCCTCTTCGACTAAGACCGACCCATCTTTACCTGCTCTGTCGACTGCTGTCGCGATTAGAGTACCGATGGATCTATCATTGTTTGCTGAGATCGTAGCAATATGGCGAATGTCTTCCTCAGTCTGAATTGGTCTAGACATATCAGAAAGACGTTCTGTGACAGCCGTAACTGCCTTGTCAATGCCTCGTTTGAGTTCCACAGGGGAAACACCCGATGACAAATAACGTTGCGATCCTTTAAGGATTGCTCTGGCTAGAACGGTTGCCGTAGTGGTACCGTCACCAGCGTCAGCAACAGATCGCTCTGCTGCTTGTTTGATGACCTGAGCTCCAAGATTTTGGAACGGGTCTTCAAGTGTAATAAATTTTGCTACCGTTACACCATCCTTGGTAATAACTGGTACATTTTGTTCCTTGTGATACAATGCTACATTCCTCCCTCGTGGACCGAGAGTGGTTGCAACATTATTAGCAAGGATGTCTACACCCTCAATAATTTTTTGGTTGAGGGCAAACCCTTGATTATAATATTTCATTCTACCTCCGAATATTATATTTATAATATAACCTCTTGTGAGAGGTTTGTCAAGTTATTTTAGCAACTTTTGTTTAATAATTGCTTCGATTAGGCTGTCTAGCGACAAATTAGACTCACTTACCGGACCGGTGTCTTCTTCGACTGCCGCAAAAATAGTATCATAGCCGCTTTTAAGATCACCTTGTAGTTGAGCGAAGCGAGCCATAATCGCAGTTTTGTTTTTTAGTAAGGCCTGACCGGCTGAATTTGTTCCAACATCTCCGGATAATTTTTTAGTTTTATAATCTAATTCTTGGATACTACTTAAATTTGCCGAAATAGACTTAACGACCGCAAGAGCCTCTTCGGTAGAATTTCTGACTGATTTTATAAAAATATTATCAAATGTTTGTTTGTTTTCGATTATTTCACCTGCTAGTTTTGCCGGCAGTGTATAAATTGTAAACATGGGATCTTTATTTTTATAACTTATGATAGCTTTTGATTCGTTACTTCCGGTGCCTTTTCTAACAACCAGCGGAGTTCCTTGTTGTCTGAGGTTCGGACCTAAATTAACTTGCGATAATCCCCATGGGTTTTTTTTATTTGTGGCCTTGTTGTTGGAAATAATCTCCACCATGTGGAAATCTATTTTATCATATGATGCTCCCTTTACATCACCACCAGTCTCAGCTTGTTTCGAGGCTATGATGTAATAAACACTTTGATTTTCAGCTTCTTTGGCAAGGTTGAGGCCATCTTGTGGTACTTTTGTACCTCCGGTATAAAACTTAGCACTAGTGTACACTAATGCACCGCTGTTAAGTAGTTTTGCGATATTATCTGTTGCAGCAGACAAGCCACCAACGGATGGTGCGCCTATAAAATAATTTAAATAACCTTCTAAGAAAGCACCTGCATTGGAGGACGATTGTTTCTTGGATTCATCCGCTATCATTGCCACAGCGTAAGCATAATTCATGAGTTGAAATTGATTTTTCTTATTTTTTGACATCCAACTTTGCAGACCGGCTTGGATTGAAGTTTCATCAGTCTCTCCCTTGAAGATCGAAGCGAATTCTTCTAGTTGCTTAAAACGATCATTAATCGAGCCACCCTCAAATTCTTTAAAAATACCAGCCAACATTGGGTCCAAATTAACTTGTTCACTTCCGACCTTTTGAAATCTATCAACAGTATCTTCTCCTTTTGTTCCCGGAGCGACTTCCGAACCCTTCATAGGATTAGGAAACATCCCCCAGCCAAATTCCTCGGGTACCTTGCCAACTTTTTTAAGCGCCGCTTGTACCACCGGTGCTAGCAGATCTACTCTCTCTCCGGGTACCCAATCTTTTAACTGCTGATAATTCGGATCAAGATCTTTTTGCATTTTTGAGCCTATATAAAGATTGATCAATTTGCCCAACGTCTCTTCTGGTTTGGTGCCTATTCCGCCGGTTCCATCTAATTTGAAAACTTTTGTAAAGAGTGTTTTTACCACTTCCACAGCAGCAGTGTCTGTCTTGGAAAACAGAATTTTAAAATCGTCATCGGTGATGAAATGACCTTTTCTTTTGGCCCCGTCCGGCTCACCGTCGTCGTCCTTCAAGCCCGCGATATATTTTATTTGTTTCTTGCTGAGTGTATTCTGATTGAAGCCCATATCTCTATTTACACTGGAAGCTGAATATTTATATTCATCATCCCCTGTTTTTTCGGGTCTTTTTACTTTTGTTCGATCCGGTAAGTCAAGTGCATTTCTGACATCTTCGTCTTCGTCTTCATTATCGACACCGCTACTTGGCAAGCGATTTGTTAAGTCAATAACTGTCTTCTCCGCAATCACCTGCTCAATCAATTTATCTAAATCGCTCTGTTTCATTTCTATAATTCCTCTAATAGTTTCTTAATGTCCAAACCAGCGCAATCAATCTTTCGCTTGGTCAGATGATAGTGGCTTATAAAGCCTTCAAAGCGGCCCTCAGCGGCTTTCTTGCTCACCTTAGTGTTGGTCTTGCCCGAACGATCAAGGGGAGCTTGAAGGGGTATTCCCGTGGCTTTATGGACGGCTTTCATCAACGCTTTCAATGCCTCTAATTGAACAGGATAAAAACCCAAATGCTCTTCTAGTTTCTTACCATGAACATAAGCATTCTTAACAACCGGTCTCTTTCCATAGTCCCTCTTCTCATACCAGTTCTGATACTTTGGGTAGAAAGCATTGGAGATCTCAACACCAATCGAGCGATCATTCCAAACTTTTCCGCCGGCATGATACGCCACGTCATTCATGTCCATAAACTGATATATTGTTCCATCATTATCAATTGAAAAATGTACACTGATTCCACGCTTTGAAAGCACCTTATAACAAATCTCAGAGGAAAGACAAACATCCCAGTGACATACAAAAAACTTTGGATCACGTTTATAGTTGAGATGTTTGTATCCTCCTCGAAGTTTTAAACCACCGCCTTCAAAAAACAACTTTACCTTCGGCCATTCGATTGGAATGTAGTCGCTATTGTATATAAGAAAAGACTCGGTATTATCCTTATGTGACATTGGAGAGTGGTCTTCAATGTTCGCAACTCTATCGTTATAAATTCTTCTATAAGTTGTAGGCCCACAGCAGCCATCCGCTGTTAACCCATGTTCTTTCTGAAATTTTTCAATTGCAGCTACCAATTTTTCACTGAATTTCTTGCAACCAAACCACTTGGGATCCCATCCCAATTTAGCTGCCGAACCTTCATTATAAAATATTTTGTCTTCTATACCCACTATAACACCTCATCTGCTAGACCTTTCTCTATGGCTTCACTAGCCGAAAGATAAACGTTTACCTTTCTATTAATTAGTGACTGGATTTGTCTTTTTGTCATTTCTGTTTCTGTTGAGAGACACTGTATGTAATTATCTTGCAGACCTTTCATTTGTTCCATTTCGTTCTGTAAGTTGTGTAACTCACCAATTGAACCACCATTAACTGAATGAATCATCACTCTGCAGTGTTTTCCAATCTTTCTCTTTCCTTTGGTGCCGGAAGCCAAGATAAGTGTACCGGCTGACATTACTTTTCCCAACCCTATTGTTTCGATATCGCAGAATTGTTTACAATAACTCATGACGTCATAGATACTAAACATTTCATCTGCTGATCCTCCATAGGTCGAGACATATATTTTAATATCGTCTGCCTTTTCCTGACCGGGTGCTTTTTGTTGGGACAACACCAAGAGAGCAGAAATAAGATCAGCAGCCTTCTCTTCATCTATCTCACCGACCAACATAATACTTCTTTGTTCGGGATTGTTACCTTGAAGGGCGCCCAGTAATTCTTCTGCTGTTAGTTCTTGTTTTTCCTCAGCCGGTTGTGGCTCTTCTTTTTTAGCTTTCTTTTTGCTTTTCTTTTCAAATTCCATTGATTAATCCTCATGATATATCTTCGCCTTGTTTTAAGGCCGTATTAACATACGCTTCCATTTCTTCCCAAGTTGAATATTCCATAACATTTTTATAGCTTTCCGGAAAGACCCTAACATAATTTCTCATGATTGTTTTACGAATGCTATCGATACTCATTTGATCAATGTACTTTTGTGCTGTTATATTTTGTTCAGACCTGCCGGATTCTTCCATGGCCAAATATTTGAGGTGTAAAACCTCATGTAATCCCTGTTCACTAACAACAAAGAGAGCAGCACAACTTCTTTGTGTTTGTTTTAGGACGCTAATAGAGTGACCTAATGCCATTACATATGACAAAAAATAAAACAATACCACTCCACAGGTGAATCCGATAATATATTCTAACATTTATCCTCCAATAAAAAAGGAGAGGGGTCTCCTCTCCTAATTATAACACATTAACTAATATTTGTCAAATTATTTCTTGGTTTGACGACGAACAGAACCATTGCCTAGTGCTTCATTGAGTTCTTTTTGTGCACGTTTTGCTTTAAGTAAACGCTTTGCAACTCTGCGAGCAACTTCTTCAACGATTTCTTTTTTTCCGGGGATATAGTTGATACCACGAAGAGCTTCCATGATTTCTTCTTCATCACCCATTTCCATTTCTGGGGCTGGTTCTTCTGCTGGTTCAACAGCATCCATTTCCATTTCTTCTTCGCCACCGGCAGGCATAGCTGCTTCAAGTTTCTTTCCGAGATCAATAATGGCTTGGGCTTCATCATCAGTTAATTCTAAATCTTCGCCACCCATATCATCCATTGGCTCTTCCATTGGTTCTTCGGCATCCAGTTCAGGCGCAGGCTCTTCTTCGGCAGGAGGGGCTTCTTCATCAGCCATATCCTCTTCCTCTTCGGCATACATACCTTCTTCTACGGTTTCCTCTTCTTCCATTTTCATTTCGTTCATTGGCGAAAGGTTAGCCAACTTTGCAAATCTGCGAACCTGTGCTTCGCTCAATAATTTTTTAGCCATAATTATCTCTCCTTAAGACTTTATTTCAAACTAAATAGACACCAAAAACAGAAAAATTCATAAATTATTAAATTTCTGGGTGTTCTTTCGCTATTAGATCAAAGATGGAATCAATGTCTCCATCACCGAAACCCAAAGAATCTAGCAAGTCCTTCGAGTCTTCTTGATCTTTTTTGATTTTGGATCTTTGCTTTTTACTTTGCTTTCCGTTCTTTTCCTTATATTCATCAATAAAGGATTCCATTGTTGGATCCTGATCAACAACGGCTTGAACGCAGGCGCGAAGAAATTCTGATTGTGTTAAGGTGTGGTGTTGCATGCGTATCTTAAATTTTGCATGCAAATCATCCTTCGCATAAAATGTGAACTTCTTCGTGTCTTTCGCGTATTTATTGGGCATTATTTTAATTAGTCCCCGTTGAACCAAAGCCGCTTGTTCCTCTGTTAGAAACACAAATAGGATTATCATACAACGAGTCAGTCATTATCTTTCGTGCACGAAAATGAATAACAGGTACCATAATCACTTGTGCAATTTTCGTACCACTCTCGATTAACTGAGCACTGTTTCCTACATTTACCAAGTTTACATACAGTTCGCCGTTGTAACCCGGGTCTATAACGCATGCCCCAACAACCAATCGTCTCTTAGATGCCACTGATGATCTATTTTTGACTTCCAACATAAAACCATGTGGCACACCAAACTTCAATCCGGTTTCTAGAACAATAGATTCTCCGGGTTGTATTAAAACACTGTCTCTTTCGTCCGAAGGACAATAGAAAACATCCAAACCCGCATCCGAGGGGTTAGCTCGGACGGGATCCAATGCACTATCTCTTAATTTGAAATAGTCAATTAACATTACTTATCTCCTTTTAAATTATCATAAATATCAAGAAGCGCCTCGATATCAACATCGTTTTTAAGTAGTCGATAAGCTCGAACTGTTAAAGAAATATCTTCTTTTGTTAACCAGCCGCTATCGATGTACTCTGTTTTAAGCTCTCGCTTTTGTTCTTTGTACGGCTCCATAGCATCTTCCAAGGCTTTCATTGATTTGATATAATCAGCCATGTGTTGCTCTTTTGTTTTAAACGCTGCTTCTTCGTATTCTTCTACGATTGCAGCGGTGTTGTTTGTTACAAATTCAAATTTAGTCATATTATCCTCCTACTAGTGAATGACTTGATGCTCTTTGTATATAATCGAGAGCATGATCGATTGTTGTAAATTGTGTTCTAATGTGGCTTCCGCAAGAAAGAGTTATTATCACCTCCTTGCTACCTGTGCTAGGGCCGCGGTCATCCCATATTTGTGTTATTTGATTGGGGTTGATCAATCTTTCTCCCCCATATTTGTCTGTTATTGATATTATTCTCATTTTTTCCTCCAATATAATATAATGTAACATATTGACAATTGTTTGTCAAGTTTTTAACTGATCATCATCCATTTTTTATCGACGCGACCATAAGTTGAGAATCCCCAAGTTTCATTGTAGCTTGGTTTCTTGATGACATAGGGTTTGTTAAGGTAAATAAAGTCCTTATCCGGATCAACTCCCCAACAGCGAATCTTTGTCATGACAGAGTTCGAGTCAATGGTGTCGATAGTATAAAACCATTTGCCATTTTTGCTTTTCTTTTTGCTAATTTTAGTCGGTATACACCAAGCAACACCCAGATCGGAATCGAACTCTGATATCGGCGGAACAACAAACTCCTTTAATATCTTTCGTGCACGATTTGTCATAACCATGTTGATCGGATATATACCGGTTAAGGTTTGAATGTTCTGAATTCTCTCGGATGTTGAGAAAGACCCTTCTTGTTTATAAGTCTCAATATTCTCATTTAATTTCTTCTTACTCTTGGGTTTATCTACCACAACAGCAGACCAGAAATGTTTATCCCCAAAGAACCTATCATCCATCAAATCATCCATCGCAGAGGCTCTACAAAGGGCATCTAAGGACTTCTTATTGAGTTTTCGTGCTACCACACCTCCATCAAACAAAAGATGCTCTACGGACGTAAATGGGCGCTTCTCAATGATCTCATCAATGGCTGCATCACCGAGACCTTTAATAGTTGTTAAAGGCGCAACAAGAGTATTTTTACCAACACTAGACCATTTACGTCCGGACGTGTTGATGTTCAATGACTTGATTGTATAACCCCAAGATTTAGCAATATTAATCGCTGCTTCTTTACGAGACTCTGGTTCCTTGTCCAAGAAAGCACAAGCCCACTCCGCATTGTAGTATGTAGCCAACCAAGCAGTCTGATAGGATATCAAAGAATAAGCAACAGCATGTGATTTATTGAAACCATAGCCAGAGAAATATTCAAACTTTTGCCACATATCCATAGCTACATCGCGAGAAATGTTCTTCTCGACACAACCACGAACAAACTTTGTCATTATTTCTTCTTTCTTAGCTTGCTTGGCGGCATCGAGACCTTTTTTGGTCAACAACTTGCGGAGCAAATTAGCATCATCAAGATTAATGTCTTTGCCAAGTTTGTGGGCAAGAAGAGCAATTTGTTCTTGAAATATAAGAAAGCCGCTAGTTTCTCTGGTGATCTCTTCGACTATTTCATTTTCATACTTTACTAGTAGAGGGTCTCTAACAGCGTCCACATATGCCTTATCCACACCAGCAGATAAAGGCCCGGGACGATAAATAGAAGTAATCGCAGATATATCAATAATTGACTTCGGTTGCGCCCTCTTCGAAAGTGATTGTGCACCTTTTTCTGTGAACTGGAAGATACCCATCCACTTGCCGGCTTGAAATATGTTCTTATAAACGTCTTGATCATTTAGATTAATTACATCTGGGTGTAGGTTTTCGTCGTAATATTTTTTGATATCTTCGAAAGTTGGGGACTTAATTCCATGATGGTTTTGTAAGATACGCTCAATTGCTTCCTCCATCATTCTCAATGTAGCAAGACCAAGAATATCAAACTTAATGAAACCCATCGGTTCAAGTTGACGTACATTCATCCCTTCCGACCAAGGAGTCTGACGGACACCTTTGGAAGCTATAAGTGGCATATATTTATCCAACTCTTCTCCGATAACCACACCTCCGGCGTGACGAGAAGTGGAACGGATTTGTCCCATCAACCCTTCAACATGAGATTTGACCTTCGGGTATTCTAAGAAGAATGCTTGAAGAGTCTCAGAGAATTCACAGACTTCCTCAAATGTAGGCGTGTACACACCAGCACGTATTCCATGCTTCTTCTTAGCCAGAGGTGTGGCTTCATTCATCATTGTGTTTGTAACTTTATTGACCTCAGTAAACGGAATATCATAGAACTTTGAAATATCTTTGATCAAAGATCTTAACTGTAACGTATTGAAGTTAGAAATAGGAACTACGGTATTAGAACCCCACTCATCAATAAGAATTTCTTTAAGCACCATAGGATCGGATACATCATAATCAATATCAGGATAATCCGTTGCGTCGGCGCGGAGAAAACGTGAGAATAATAAACCATACTTAATTGGATCCACTTGTGTAATGCCCAGTGCATAAGCGACCAGCGATCCTGCTGCTGATCCTCGTCCGGGCCCTGAGAGTTGTACTTCATTTGTCTTATCCGTGATTGACTTCATAGTCAAGAAATATTTTGAGAACCCTCTATCCGAGATAACATCGAGTTCGTGTTTCAGTCGATCGGTGTACTCCACCCAAGTGGCTGACCCTCGTTCGATAGAACGTAATTCCAAAATTTTAAATAGGCCCTCGAAGGATAATTGAGCCAAGTATTCTGCAGGATGATGGCCAGCAGGTACGACAAAATCAGGCAAGCGTACAGTGTTATCAGGGAGAAAATTATCAATCCTTTCAAAAGCAATATTGACCGTCTCCAACATAGATCGGCGAACAATTTCATCATCATAAGAAATGTCGGTATGTACAATGTTGCTGTATCTTTTATAATCGGACCACATTTGTTCGCCGTTCTTTGGATACAGTTCATAGCCAATCTCATCCACGCTTTCAGGTAGTTCATCAGACATCCATTCTGGCTTTCCTTTGCCAAGCCAGCCTATTTTCTTATATAGTTCTCTATCGTTCCAAGCGTCAGGCGTTGGATAATGAGAGTCACATGTCGACACCAAAGGTATGTCAAATTCTTTATGCATTTGAATAACATAATTGTTTAGCTCATGTTGTTCGGGTACAGCATTCCACTGTAACTCACCATACCAACGATCACCGAATATATCAAGCATTTTGTTGGTCATGGTTCTCATACAGTCAAGAACAGCCTCAGAGCCCTCTTCGCGGTTCTCCCAATAACAACCAGCATAGATACCACCAAGACAAGCAGAAAGGGCAATGATGCCTTCGTTATACTTCTTTAACATATCAAAATCAATACGAGGCTTACGATAAAAGTTATCTCCGTGATAAGATTCCGAAACCAACTTAAAAATATTATTTAAGCCTTCCTGATTCATTGCAAGAAGAACAATGTGTCTCTTACGATTTAGTTCTGATTTGGATGCAGACTTGGACTCCGCTTCGTTCTCAACGGTTGTTCCGGAGCGAGCGTCGTCAATGTTTTTAGACTTATCTTTGTCCGCTCTGTGTTCTTCGAGTTTTACCTTCCAGTCAGCAACAGACTCAATAAAATACGCTTCAACACCAAAGATAGGCTTGAAGTCTTTACCTTCCTTCTTCATTCGTTTGGCGTGAAGAACTTGGTAAGCCAGACCATTCATGTTTCCGTGGTCTGTTAGTGCTAGGGCTCTGCTTCCGTTATTGTAAGCAAAGTCCATATGGTCTTGTGGATATCCAAATCCATCGAAAGGGGATCCAACCCCAGAATGAGCGTGTAGCCCAACAAAATCTATCTTATTCATGTGTCCTCCATGATTGTTGTTGTTTATTATGTATATAATATAACACGCCCCAAGACATTTGTCAAGGGGCAATGTTAAGTTTTTTGTTTTTAAGCGGCTTTTTTCCGCTCGTCATTTTTTCTTTTAATGATTTTCAAAATTTCTTTTTCAGTCGAATCATTCCAGTTGGCTTCAAGATTTTGGGGGAGCCACTTTTCTTTCCTCTCTTCTAAAGTCGAGTCTGCGTAATTGCTACTTGTTTCAAAAATAGTATAGATTGCATTGACTACCATCTTCCTTTTTATTTGAAATTCCAAGGTAGCATTTACTAGACAACTTTCCCCTAGTTGATTTAAGATCCTTTTTCTTCTATTCTGATAAACAGAAGATCCAGTGTTTAAAAGTAGCACATAATCTCTATAATGAAATTCAATCAACGGAGCATTTTCATCGGCAATTTCACGATGAGGGATTGGCTTATAGTTTCTTAAATTCGTAGCAGAATTTATTTTTTTCATTGATTTGCTTTTTACTGCGGCTGATTTTAAAGCAGGAATACTTTTGTGATTAGATGTCCTGGCAATCTTCAGTGGACTTTGCGTGGAGACAGTCCCTTTTTTAGACGAACCAAAACCAAGCCCTTTCATATCTTTAGCGATTTGCTTCATTAGATCTTCGGAGTTTTCATCTTTCAGTTGATTTTCTTCTTGCCATTCTCTCAATTTTTGTGGAAAGTTTTCTCTAAACAAATCATGCAACAAAGTTTTGTCTATTTTGCTATCACCATCAAAAAGTTCGGTTCTACCGGAATTGGTGTTTAATTGAACATCATCTCTTATTTCAAAAATAATAAGAACTTTGTTATATTTTATTATAACACCACAATCATTTAAATCTTTCTTGACTGATAAATGATGTTGTTTAAAGTCAGAGTAAACCTCTCCTTTCCAAGCAATTCCAGTATAGCCAGACGCTGACCAATTAGATGAATATCCCGAATCTTTTGCATCTTTAATAATACTCCAGTGTGCTACGATATCTATCTTATCATTGTATTTAAAATTGACTGTGCCATATTGTTTACAACCCTTTTTGATCATAAACGATTTAAGACCGTTCACTGTTGCCAATCTAGATAAATCGCCGGTGGACTTTTCATATATGCCAACTTTAACTGGTGCTTGCGGTTGAGTCCATAATCTATGGGTTAAATACCTGAAGACACCGTATCCAGTACCACCATCTGTACTTGCCTTTCTTAGGGAACAAGTTTGGTCAAAATCTAACCAAGTGTCCTGATCTATATTGTCTCCCATTGTTACAACTTCTGTGGTGGTTGAGTTGCTTCTATATTCAGAAAAAGAGTCGCATATTGGCCAAGAAGTTTGGTCTCCAGTGTATTCACATTCAAAAGTTGGTAGGTGATAAATTCCATTACCATTATCGCACATTCGCGCAAATATACCTTCTTCTTCACCCTTCTCGACTGATCTATAAAGTAGTCCAAGTCTTGCCTTTGGTAAATATGAAATTTTCGCACCGATTCCCTTATTATTATCCAAAACATAGTCTTCGCCAACTAAATTTCCAGTTTTACCTAAAGTTGCTAAATTATCTTGAAAAACTTTTTGGCTCAAAAAGTCACCGCCAGTGTTTATAACAGATAGTTTGTTGTTGAGCTGATGATCTTTAACAACCAAGACACAATGTTGGTCAGATTCTGCCGTATTTCTACCACATGCTTCAATTCCATTGATCACAAGTTCCCTCAGGGCCATTTCTTTTGGTATACCTGTGCTAAGGTGATTGATCACTTGTGACACTGCTGCAGCATCGTTCATTTGTATTTTATATCCTTTTGACATATTTTCCTCCAATGTCTTTTTTATTTTATATCTATAATATAACGTGTTATGTTTAGTTTGTCAAGTTAATAACGATATTTTTTCAATGCGGCTTTGTTCAAGGAATAATATCCGCCGCTCTTTGGGGATCCAAATAGGTGCACCCATTTTTTAAAATCTTCTTGCTGAATTGCAGCTAGTACATCTTCATAATCAGAGTCTTTTTTGACCTCTAAGCAATAACCAGACATAAAGAGACCATCATCAATCGACATAAAATATTTTTTACACATTATGGGAGATATCAAAATCTTTTTGGATTTCAATCCCAAGCCCTGTGTTCTTCCGTATTCATACCAGACCGCTTTACCTTCGTTGCACTTCTTTTTGAACTTTCCTGCATCACGTTGTAATAGTTTTTCCTTGTGTTTTTCTAGATATTTATACGCTAATGGGTATTTTTTCTTCATGGTTCTTTCAGGTATAAGACTCTTCTTGTTGTCATATGGATATATAATCATGTCATGAGTGTCATCATCATATCTGACTAATTTAGAAGCCTTATAGCAATGTTTAACCACGGCTTTTTCTATCTTCTCTTCGCCGAACAACACAAGTTTCCCGGAAATTTTACAATCTTTGAGGAAATACACACCATCAGCCAGTGTTGCTATACCCACTTTCATTGAGCACTTATCGAACAATAAATTACTCTTCTCTTTGTTCTGTTTTATAAAGGTGTTCTCGGTTGTATACAAAAAGAAGTCATCTGCTGTTACTTCATCAAATTTTTTTGTTTCCGTGTCAGAGTCCAAATCCGTTTGAAACACATAAGATTCCTTTTTGATAGAATCGGACAACAGTATACTAGTGTACGCTGAGACATCGAAGACTTTCTTGTGTCGGAAGTCAACAAATGTAGAAATAATTTTTGAATTCAAGAACCAATTACGCATTTCTTGTCCTGTTGCGGTCTTTTGCCAACTGTTCGGGCAAATAAAACCAAAAATCTTACCAGACGTACACATCATTTCGCAAAAAGCAATATAAAGATCGGTATTTCCAGTTTTGCACCAAGAAAAATTTCTTATTCTTGTCTGATCTTCTTTGGAAAGATTCTGTATCTTTACATATGGTGGGTTACCAATGATTATATCATATTCTGATAAATCGAAACCTAGTCCATCAACGGTGGTTATGTTTTTACAGCCAGTGGTAGAACTAAACAGATTTACTGCTTCTACGTCCAAATCATTTGCAAATATATATTGCCTATACACTTCACCAAGAGAAATGTTGTATCTCTCGCTTATCTTTTTAGCCATATCTACCAAAAAAACGCCTGTTCCGGCGCTAAAATCAACAACTTTTGGGGGATTTTTGCCGGTCCACGCTTTTAAGCATGCTTCATTAATATAATGCACAATTTTTTCGGGAGTATAAGTGATTCCCATCTTCTTCTTTTTGTCTTTGTCTAAAAGATCTTCATATTCATATAATTCTTTCATGAAAAACTCCTAACCAAAGATTCTTTTAACTTATCAGCACCGGATATGTTTTTGTATGTCCCCAAATCAAATCTAACTTTGCAGAAAGAAACAGACGAATCTCTGTCGGCTAAAAAACTATTCCACCTTTTCTCTGATTTTGTTAAATCGGGAATATTTGGAGTTTCCATTTTGGTTCCTGCTGGGACCTTGTTGGGAATCCAGTCGATGAAAATAACAGATAAACCATCTTCTCTCTCTTCGTAATCAAAGATTCGTGCACACTCACCTTCAACAGTGTTTGCGTAGTTGTGCCTATTTTTATTATAGGAACTGCCGATAGCCTTCAACAGAAGCAAACACTTCAATTGATCGTTGTGATAGCACAGGACGTCAATTGAAAAAGTGTCACCGCGAGAACAATCTATGTTTTCCTCGGTTTCAAATCTCCACTGATTCAAGTTGTTCTCTGGGATGTGTTTTTTGATTAGCTCAATGGTATAATCATTGAGAACATCTGTCCTTTGTGAAGAGCGGTTCCCAGACTTACCTTCTTCGTTTAATTGCAGTTCCACTTTACGTGCTTCTTTAAATGGTTTTATATAATCCATGTTGTCCTCCATGTTTGTGTTATATATAACATAACCTGTTATGCTTAGTTTGTCAAGTTTATTTCGCTGCTAATTGTAAATTTTCCGCCATTAATTCTCGCATTTTGAATAGACCTAGCTCCTTGTGTTTACATTCTAGCATCACGTCCATATCAAAACCAAAGGTATCAATCGGAGTCCAGTAAGAGTCTGAGTGAGCATTGGCTCTGATCTTGGGGTCGTTGTGCTCCACGGAACGTGACTGACTGTAATGAACAACAGGGCGAACATCACCCCACGTAGAGAGAGCCAATTCAACGGCATCCAGTTGAGACAAACCACCAGTACAAAAATGATGATGGTGGTAGTCATGTACAATGGGGATGCCTATCTTTTTGAATATACCATCGTACAACTCTTGGGTTGAATATAGCGACTCTTTGTCGTCGTTCTCTACAGTCAGTCGAGACCGTACAGCATCTGATAACTTAGCGAAGTTCCGGCAAAAATTGCCAAGGGCCATAGGTTTATCATTGTATGCACCTCCAACGTGAATGTTGATTTTGGCTTTTGGTGTGCGTGGTTGGCACAACAAGTCCATTAGTTTACCGTGAATTTCTAGATCACGGATGGTGTTTAGCACCACTTGCTCGTTTGGTGAGCAAAGTTTGTTGAATGGGCCGGGATGCGTTGTGAGGCGCATGTTGTGTTCTTCGGCAAACAGACCACATTCAAATAAAATCTCTTCGATCTCAGTAAAGTCAGGTAGGTCTTCGAGTTGATACTCGGAAGCCCATGGGAAGATATCTGATGACATGCGAAAGAACGTGATGTCATTCTTCAAATTCCATTCAAGGATTGACTTCAAGTCCTTGACATTTTGCAGAGCTAGCTCAGAAGCATAAGCGATACCTTTCTCTTTGAAAGTTCGCTTGATCATAGAGCGGTTAGTTGTAACCTTGGGCTTTTGCGCACCAAGCGTCATGTTTATACAGGCATAGCCTAGTCGATAGTTAGTCATTGTGTCCTCCAATGTGTTTGTGTTATGTATATAATATAACTGGTTGGAGGATGTTTGTCAAGTTTTTTGGTGAAGTTTTTTATTCTTCCGCCCAATCTTTACACGCTTGGCCTTGTGGTGTATTCGATTTTGCCTTGGAACAATTGTGTCTAGCCTTAAATGATTTCTTTCTTTTTGTGTTACCAGATTTACCGGTAACTCTTACGCCCTTTTGTCCCCAGTGAATTCTTTTGTATCCACCACTGTCGCTCTTTACACACTTCATCCACTTCTTTCCTTTGCGGGTGGATGATGCTTTCTTTGTAGCCTTGGTGCACTTTGAATTTTTCTTTTCTTCCAGTTCCGCCTCGGCAAGTTCGTTATTCATTTCTTCGATGACCGCTTCGATGATTCTATATAGAGATTCTTTCTTTGGGTCTGTGTTAACGTTTTTTGCTTTACCTTTGCGATTTGGATTCGGATCTTTTTTTCTTTTTCTTCTAGCAGCACTATCTCTTTCTTTTTTGGTCATTGATGCTGCTTTTTCTGGGGATGCACATTTTGGCTTGGTTTTTTGTCCGGGCTGCTTGGCACACGGTTTACCATCGTATTTACCGCCAATTTGCTCCCAGCCGCTTTGTCCATCACCATCGGCATCATCAAACCAAGCCTTCAATCCCTCTTCGTCTAGTTGGCCCTCTTCGGCTTTTACACAATTACGATATGTTCTTCCAAACATTTCTTTTGTTTTTTGCGTGTCGTGGGTCTTATATCCCTTTTGGCATCGCTCTTCAAGTTCCTCAGTTTTTTGTTCTTGAATACCATATGTCTTACAGGGATCTTGACCGCAGCCGCAGTTTTTCTTGCCTTCTTTTTTAATTGCTTTGTCAATTGTCTTTGCCTGCTTACCGTGAGCCTTAACGGCGCCTTTTAGTTGCTTTGAAATATCTTTCAGTTCTTCTTTTTCGTCGTCGGTAATTTCTGCTTCGCCCAAAGATTCTTTCTTTGAGTTACCCCAATTCTTTGCTCCGACTTTGCGACATTTAACAAGAGCGCCGGAAGCATAAGCAGACGGCCAAACATCATAACGCGACTTCACCTTATGATAGCAAGCATCCTTCTTGGTCTTTTCTTTCTTCTTGCGCTTCTTTTTTTCTTCTAATGGATCACGTGATGATAAGTTATTCTCGGCAGATTTTCTAACCTCGGCCATCCAGTATGTTTTCAATCTATTCAATACTTTAACTGGTGTTGCTGGGTTTTTTGCTAAATACAGCATGTCTCTGTCTGCCGCTTTTTTCTGATGTAGTCTATTCAGAAACAAATAAGCTTGCTCCAACAGCCATGGTGACGCGTCTTGGTTTCTAGTGATAGTAGGCATTCTGCGTTTTCTAAAGACACTAAGGAGTGTGTATTTGACTGTATCGTAAATCGGCATCATCTGCCTTACTGAGAATTCATCGTCTTCTTCCATTAAGGTGTGTGCACTGTATAAAAAATCTTCTGCCTTTAACTGCAAAAATCCATCAATGACTTGTTGTTTTTCTTCGTCTCCAAGCATAACGGCAATGTCGACAGCTTGCGCAATATAATCTGGGTCTGCCGATGCCATTAGTTCTTTAATTTCAGCCTCATTTAAGACTTGTTCGATTAATTTATATAATGTCTTTTTTTTCATTTGTCACCCTTCATTCGCATTATACGATCTTCGGCATATTTTTCACGCATAGCACTAAGACCGTCGTCCAACTTAATTAGTGCCCTTTCGAGCATTTTTTCTTGATTTTCAAGTCTTGTTATGATGTTTTCTTGGTAATACCGCAATCGATCGGCTGCTCTTTCTTCATCTTCTTTTTGATCTTTGCGTTGCTGCCAGTTCATCCAAAGCAAAGATGCAGTCCAAAGACCCAATGGTCCATATTGGGCCAAGCCCTCAATTATCGCCTCCATTCATAATCCCTCCTAATATTGCTTTAATAATTAGAGATCGAAGAGTCGTTTCTCTGCTTTAACAAAGAATTCTTCGTCAAGTTCACAACCAAGGAATCCACGGCCTAAATTTTTGGCGGCGAGCAGCGTGGTCGCTGCTCCGGCGAATGTGTCCAATACCACGTCTCCCGGGTTACTATGTTTTTCTATTAACAGTTGCATCAGCATAAGAGGCTTTTGTGTTGGGTGAAACCTACCTTTCTCGTGGCAAATCGGTAATTGATAAATCCCATTATCATAGCTCGAATGAAACGTGGGCTTGCTGACCTTTACGCCTAGGAGAGCGACCTCTCTGGCGTTTGTAAGATAGTTCCTGCTCGAATTGAGAGGGACCGGATTTGTTTTGAGCCACTCTATGAAGCGAATTTGCTTAAAGCCTACTTCTTCCATTATACGCTTTACGTCTGTGATCTTCCAGAGATCGCAAAAGACAATAGCAGTACCGTGCTTCTTTAATACACGATAATACTCTTTTACGGAATCTCGCAAATCTTTCAGAGAAAAATTTTCCTCTTTGTCCCATTCTCCATGTTCGGTCGACACAGCAAAACGCTCCACTCCTTCTTTAACACTTTTGAATCCCGAAGGTTTACTTATGATATATGGCGGGTCGGTTAAAACTAAGTCAACACAATTCTTTTCCATTTTTTTCATAAAAGTCAAAGAGTCAGTCCACTCAAAGGTCTCTTGTTCTCCGGGTAATAACCGAAGTATCTCTTGATACTCTTCTTCGGAAAAGAATTCTGTGCCATCTGTGTCTTGGTCTATGGGATATTCAAACCCTACAAATTTCATCTCGGTTTCCCATTCGGCCCCATGAGCATCAATATCCATTCCATGCTTCTCATAAGCAACGTGGTGGCACATTTCGTGCAATAGAACACCCATCAATTGCCTATCTGTAAGTCCTTGGTTGTTGGCTAAACAAATAGTGTTGAAACCATTCTTATCATGTCTAAAATTACCCAGCATATCTCCTGCCAGTTCCATATGGAAAACTGGTATCGATCTGTACCTGTTTCCCCAATATTTTTTCATTAAATGCCTAAAGGCATAGTTCCATATAAAAATCATTTATCCTCCAATTTTATATAATATAACCTATTCTTTATCTTCTGTCAAGTCCTTTGGGTCAATTTTTTCTAGAAAAAAATCATATTCCCAATCGATTGTATCGATGGTTGGCCAATATATTCTTATAACCTTTGTCTTTCCATGTGAAACTAGGTGAGAATATCTTGGGCTAATGTCTGTGACTATTCCTATCTTGCCCTCTGGGTCATGCTCCTTCTTTAAGCGAACCAAATCGCCGATGTTTATGTCACTCATTTTTTGTTTCAACTTTTATAATCATATCAACACTAACTATTAATCTGATTGAGCCAAACTGCGCGACATACCAATTTTCCTGTATGTTTTCTTCTAACTGATATACCGTGTTTACTCCGATTTGAATAATAATCCCCAGTTGATTTTTCAAAACACTAGGGAATGAGGTGTTAAGTATAACTAAGTCTCCTACATCAAATTTTTCTTTAAAGATTGCCATTTGACAACCTTGTTACATTGATCAACTCAGAAAACCAACAGTCCAAATGGCTCCCGCAGCCCAGAAGAATTCTACAATCATATATGATATGTGATCCATATGTACGATCGTATAATTTAACTATTATTCCTACCTCGCCTCGGTCGACGAAGTCCCCCATGAATTCAACTGGGTGGGCTAGCATCACTAGGTCACCAACCTCATAGTCAACGTCAAAAGGGTAAGAAGATAACAACTAATAAGACCCCCAACCGCAATCACATGGATCACATTCACAACAGGGGCAACTACTCTGGTTCTGCTTCGGCGTGGAGCGGGTATCCTGCTTCTCTTGCATACATTTTTGTTGTTTCAACTTTTGTTTGTGCGATTTCTTTTGAATAGACACCTGCTACTCCTTTTCCTTGTTTGTGTACCCTCATCATAATCGATTGTGCTTCGGGTAATCCTTTATTAAATACTTCTATCAATATCGAAGTGACCAAGAACATAGGAGTATAGTCGTCATTGTAGAAAACAACTTTGTATTTCTTTGGTCTTCCGATCTTCTGTCTATCTTTTATTAATATGTCTTTTTGCTTCTTTGTCATTCTATATGTCCTGTTCCTATTACTTCCCACTCCATATGTGTTTCAAGGAAAGTGTTTTGTTCTTCCCATGGTACTAGCTCAACTTTGTGCCGAGCCATATGCACAGCGACAAGAGCCCCATAGGGATAAGAGGACAAATATTGTCCGGGAACGGTCATCATGCCAGAGTCACCACCTGAACAGGCAACATAACCTAACAACGATGAGCCGTCAGGAGTATATACTGCTAGCGTTATTGTAAAGGTAGTGTTGGTACCATAGGGAGCCCACCAGAAAGTCGCACCAGAACGGTATATCGGAGCAGCAAAAGCATACGAAGGATCTACAAAGCGTAACTCATAAGGCTCAATGTAATCGAAACCATGAAACGATGTGAACTCTGCAAATTCATAGTTATCCTCGCGAGATATAGAGTGTACAGTGTCTCTTATATAAGAGGCATCTGTATACCAAGCATAAAAATAATTATTTTGGCTTGTTCGGTACGCATGAATAGTCGAATTGTTAGCTCTGGCTTTTATTTCTGATCCCATATCTATTAGGGGTAAGTTTGGCCATATCTGAGTTATACTTTGGGTGCACTGACCTTGTTCGGGAATGTGCCTTGTGTAGGTATCAAAAGTTCTATCGTGAAACCTTGCATCAAACTCAACCGTAATCTCATTTGATTCGCCCATACAAGCCGGACAAGCCACTTGACGAAGATAGTAGTGTACATACCCTCCGATACCTTCCATAGGCTCCACAGAGGGCTCAGAGGCCGGCTGTGAAGGTTCTGTGGTATCCGCTATGGGTTTCGATGTATCAACAGGATCTGTTGGTATTTTGTTAATAGACACTTCCGTGCAAGCTAATAAAAAAGGTAATAGATATTTCATTTTTCCTCCATTTGGTACCAAAAACTATAACCACAGATTGCTGCAAACAAGCTGCATATGCCAAACACAAGCCAATTTCCTAAGAAAAAGGATTGCACGGCAAAATAAAAATTAAGGCATACACAAAAGAATGTAAACCATTTACTGTTTAAATATTTCATTTTTTCCTCCAAGTTAAAAATAAGCGGGTGATGGGATTCGAACCCACGACCCTCGCGTTGGCAACGCGATGCTCTACCACTGAGCCACACCCGCAATGTTTGGTGGATCCGGCGGGAGTTGAACCCGCGTCCGCAATAGTCTTAGTTTGAGTCGTTCACATGCTTATCTGATTATTTCTCCAACCAGAAAGATAGACGGTCATAAAACAACGCTTACCGTCCTGTTGCGTTGAGTTGTTTTGATTTTTACAACTGTCCTGTTGTTTTGCTCCTCTTGGATAGATGGCTCGGAGCAGCCACCCGATTAAGCCGCTAGGGCTTCTTCGAAATACAAATTATTGTTTGCGTTTATAAAACTTGAACTGTTAAGGGCGTATCTTCCCTGCATGCACTCTCCCCTTGATTCTACTCCGTCGAAGCCTTTTCGGACCCTAAAATCTCCTTTATTTTTTCATACTCATCAGCGGTATCACCCGGATAGATTTCAACCACTTCTTGTTTTTCTGATTTATCATCAACCTCTGTGGTGAGATATATACCCAAGACCACTGATATAAATAAAATAACGTTCACAATTCTTAACATTTTTCCTCCAATTAATTACTATGTTTTCCAACAACCCTGCTGTCATCTTCAATTCTACTCAAAGAATTGCCGGCAATTCTTTTTAATTTTTTAACCACATCATATTTCGATGTTTTTGAATAACCACTACCATATTCTGTACCTACGCCATACCTTTCTAGAACAGCATCGATCTCTTCATCTGTCTTTGCTTCTTGCAGTTCCGATTCTAAAAAAGAAACTTGGTCTATAAGCACTCGATTAGCTACTGTCCAAGCTAATGGAAGTTTCCTAACTTTTATGTTTTCTGTCTTGCCGGTCAAGTAGTTGGTTTGTGTAGCCTCGGTTTCAATGGTGTCAAACAACTGACCTTCGTTCGCTTTTTCCATTGTAGTATAGCTAAAAAACTCCGGTTGTCCATATACATACTTCATCAATCTAGTTAGACCAAACCCCTTATAAAAATCGTATGCGAGATCCATGGCTTTTGTTATCTCTGGGTTTGTTTCTGCTATAAGATCCAAATCCAACTCTGTTGCATAAGCATAATAACCACTGACTTGGCTTTGTGATGTGGGTGCTAGGCGCCATTCTCTATCATCTGGTAGTTTTGTTGGTGCTATCATTAGCTTTCCAATCGTAGAGAATTGCAGATCTTTAATTTCCCGTGAACTTAGACCTTCATACTTATCACGTGGGGATTCAGTCTCTTCCCTCTCGTATTCACGAACAGCTTTAATATAAGCAGGGTCTTCAAGGCCCAATGAGGCTAACTCCTCTGGTGAAGCCTGAATTAATTCATCTTGCTGTTGATCAGTTAATGCCTTAAAATAATCACTATTCATGATCGCATAAAGTAAAGCAACAGCAGCAGTGCCGGCTAAAAACTGACGTCGGGTGAGAGCCTCTTCCAGTCTCTTTTTTATAATTGGGCTCAAATCTGGGTTGATAAAGCCTCGCCAATGATTCATAACTTCTTTCATATTTTTATCCTCACATATATAAGATAACCTAATTAGTATCATTTGTCAAGTATAAATTATAAATTATGTCCAAATACTTGTCTTAAAAAGTTTTTTATTATATTATCTTTACAGTTCTTGTCATCTTCACACTCGTAAAACATGTAAGAATATTGATTTTTTAATTCTGTTATTTTTTTAACTAGAACTTTGATTGAATCCTTAATTGATTCATTAACTGTGTCATAATCCTTGATGTCAATATCGTGTTTCTCTGCAATATTAAACAAGTCACCCCAGTTTCCGTCATTGATGCCGGCGGCAGCAGTTTTGAAATCATCTTCAAATTCCTTAAGTCTCGGATCGTCCTCACTTAATTTGTCTGGATGGAGTTTTCTGGCTATTTGCTTGAAAACATTTTTATGATCATAATCTTTTGCTCTCAATTTTTCGTCAACGCCTTTCATGGATGGTTTTTCACTCTGTTCGTAGGCTGCTTTGAGTCTATCATTTTTCTTTTTTTCCAACCTCTCTATGTTGACAAGATATATTCTACAAAATTCCCTATAATATTCGTCAAATTCAATATGAGCTTCTTTTAGAACCTCTTTGACGTATTCTTCTTCATATTGGAGAGATCGATAATGATTTAATAATTTTTTAAATTTAAGTTTCTTCCGCATCACCCTCTAAGTAGTTTTTCCCAATCGGTTTGTAAGCTTGATTTAACAAAATTGTTTTTGATGGCCTTTTTATTTCATTATCGAGATTCTCGGACATAAAGAGTTTATACTGTTTCCAAGAGCCAATATTATAAAAATTTTCAACTGGTATTTTTTGTGCTCGATCGGTGTCAAATGGCTCAAACACTTGTTCTAATTCAAAAAACCTAGCTGACCATCTTTCTTCAATTGGTAAAGCGTCATACTCTTTATAGTCAACTCCGGGTCTCCAACGGCCTGTACCAGATCTGATTATCCTTCTAAATTCTATAAATTCGTCCTTTCCAAAAGAAAAAGAGCAATAATAATTATCTTTCATTGACTTGTCGTCAGATGTTATATACACGTTCTTTGAGGACGAAATAATTTTTCTATATTCTCGAAGTTGATAGGCTGGAAAATAACCATAAGGGAAGCTAACATAATATTTGTTTGGTATAACCCACTTAGACAACTCGTCTGATACTTTGAATGCTGTTAAAGACCCATGCAAGACACTCCAAGCTAGGCAATCCCTCTTGTCTCTGTCTTTTGGATGCACCGGAACATAATAAACAGGTATTTGACGCTTACTTTCGTTGGGATACTTATCGAATTTACGATAAGCCCACACGGGATCACCGACGAAATCTCCAATTTTCTTTTTTATTAGAGCTGCTATATTATCGTTGCAAATTATCCAAATTGTATCACAGCCGGCCCAAGCACACTCAGCAACAGCGGCTTCCAACAAACTAAAATCAGGAGCAATTGGCATCATGCAGTCAGGCCAAGGTTGATCAAAGTCCAGAGATTGTCCCGCAACTGGAACGATGCCAGCTAAATGGAAGTACTTTGTATTATCTTCTCTAGTAACTTCCATGTGTACCCTTGTTCTGTTGGCATATCATATACTTCTTTCAGTGATATCGTTGGCTTGAAATCCGGCTTTACAATTCTTCTGTTAAATTCAATAACAGGAGCGGTATAGGAGCCAATGCCCTTTTTGTTATAGCCAGTTATTCTACCTTTTATTCCGGCTTCCTTCATCATTCTTAAAACTTTAAGCCTAGAATAGACAGATGACGATTCAAGATTTTCAAGTTCGTCCTCCCTTAAATATGAAACACCGACTAAATCTTTGACATTATTGTTAACACGTTCTCTCTCAGAGGAGTAGAAAATAATTTTTTTTATAAAATTATCGTCATTATCATTGATCAATTCAAGATCATGTAGGGACCCTGATTTCCAATCAAAATAATCATATACATAATACCAGCCGGTTTCGTCATTATCAAATACATTAATATTTTCACATTCAATTTTTATTCTCTGGTTGTTGTTGGTCACAATATCAACTATGTTCTCGTTCATTCGTGCATTAGAAATATTATTTGGGAACAACAAGAGTCCAGACATGCTTAACAAAAAACACAACCTGTCCCAAGCCTGCTGTGGGTTTGACCCCTCAATACCTAGAAAAGTAAAATCGTATTGTGATATATGTTCGTCAAACTTAAATGGTGGGGTTGGCCGCGTTAATATACAAGGAGTCTCTGTTTTAAAAGAATGCAGAAGGCAAGTTAGAGTTCTTCCGATGTTTAAATTATTATAATATAAATTTATTTCCTGCACTTACACCTCTGATATGTTTAGTTTTGCTGCGAACACATCTTTAAACATTTCCAAGCCATCATTGGCTATCCACCAATCTCCTAATTGGCCAGCAAGAGCCACATGTCTAGTGTTAAACTCTATATCTGGTCTTGTTGCAGATGATTGGGCCAAAATCTCGAAAAATTGTTCAAAATTATTTTTCAGGTATTCAACATTTTCAGGTTTCGCTTCACTCAGATATTTGGAGACTTTGTATTCAATTACAAATTTCACCCCTTGTATACCAACATATTCCAGCCAAGTGTAAGTCATGCCAGCATTAAGTTGGCCGATGATTTTATTTTTTTTCCTAGGCTTCAGTCCTGATAGTGATTCTAGAGAAGACGGATTGTACTTCTTTTGTACTAGTCGGAAAAAGGACGAATCATAAGAAACGGAATTACCAATTATTTCATTAAACTCTTTAATGAAGGCTTCGTAATTAAATTCTGTTCCTTCTTTCAAATATTTTTTCCATTCATTTAGTATCTTCTTCATCATTTAACGCTATCCTTTTTAAAAACTCTTCCGGGATCTCCATAAATAGTTGCCCACAAACTATTATATCGTATACATAATATTCTCTTTTCTCAGGTATTTCATGAAAATCATATTCATACATCTTCACGGGATCAGTAACAATCAGGGCTACGGAACCCGATATATGACAGAACAAATCTGTTCCGCACTGGTTGAACTTGAACAGGTCCCCTTTCTTAAACACATCTTAGGTTCCTATACGCCCCAACAGCTTCCGGCCAAAGATCTGATGCTATCATCAAGCATGCTTTCGCCACGTTCTGTATCTCTTGTTGAGCACCCTCATGGGTTCTGAGGTCTATGAACTTCAATAGGTTGTTTAAGTTACAGGTACCATAATATTCTGTATACATATTTTGTGGCAACACCATTCGTGCTTGTTCTCTGCACACTCCCGCAGTCATCAAATGATTAAATAATTCCACTGATCTTTTTGTGTGTTGCCTGAGGTAGTCCGAACAAGTCAATCCAAATTTAGGATCAGATAAGTCCGGAAATAGTATTGGGTCTATTCTATCCTTGTTAGAAGACTGCCTGTTGGACTTATGCTGAGTACGGAATGACATTGGGCAATAAAAAGCAAGATCTTTATCTGTATATCTTCTGGAAATCTCGTTGTAACTCCAAGTCCTGTGTCGCATATGTTGAGAGCGCACAAAAAGAGGAACGACAAACTTAAAGGTAACCACATTGTGCTCGAACGTACTCGTGTGTCTGTGTTTAACAAGGTAATTAACAAGCTTCTTATCTCTATCATCTAGTTCCTCCTTTTCTACTCCAAATGAAACACGAGCACTGTTCACGATTGTGAGATCAGTGCCCATATGGTCAATATATTGAACTTTACCTATACCATCTCCGTATAGATTAATTGAATTCTCGTACGACATTTAAGACCTCTTTTTGTTTTCGTGATCCCATCGGGCCTTCATTTTTGTCCAGTAATCAACATAATGTTGTTTTTTGTATCCATCCATGACACTGTTGACTTTCATGTTCCTAGCTTCTTCAAGTTTTTCTTCAGCGAAAGCACCTTTTGTGCCTCTGATCTTAGTGTAAGCTCCAACATCACTCATCATCTTTGCGAAAGAATTCCAAGGACCACCCCATTCGGTAAACATATGTTCCCGTGCATAACTCGGAGCATCGTTTTCATATAAAGCTATGCGCATTTCGCGAACAGGTTCTTTTGAACCCGGTTCTATTATATCGACTGGATATCCGAAACTGAAAGTTTCTTGGGGATTCTCAGGATCAATAAGACAGGCTTCTTTGGCAATCTCAAAAAGTTCTTGTACATCGGTAACTGCTGCTGATGTGTCTCCGTAATGAGGTACATCCCCAAACACCAAATAACTCTCTTCTTCCTCAACACTGTAAACCGGATCACCTGTTTCAGGGTTTTTAAGTGGTTCTTTCGTTATTTTGTCTCTCTTTTTCTCAGTATAGCCACCATCCACTATGGTATATGACAATCCCTTAGATTTTAAGAAATCTTTAACATCACCAGCGGCTGATATGTTTTTTCTACTGTATTTTGTTCCGCGTTCTCCACGAAAAGCAGACACAATAAAGAATGGTAGTTTCTTGTTGTCTATATAATCTGCTGCTTTTGCAAAAGTTGCTTCATGTAATTGAGGGGTCTCCAAGAGAACAGATTTCTTTCTGTTTTCAAGTATAACCTGTTTGATCATTTCTTTTAGTTGTTTCTTATTCATCTTGTAGTCTCCCATAAACATAATTTTCTAGCACTAGATAATTAGTTTCTCCCATTGCTTTTATCTCGTGCAACATAGTTCTTTCTACTACAATTCGATCTCCTATGTTCACTGTTACCTTGCAATCTTCTGCTTTTCCTAGAACGTCACATATAACATGTGGTGTTTGGGGAGTCTTGTAACCCTCCGGAAGGACAAAGCCTTTTTTCTCTTCCTTATCATCTAAGGGGTGCACCAAAAGGTGACGATTATGTGGCTCTAAATACATATTACCTCCGCTGTAAATATAGCAAACGCCTTTTAACATATTAAATAATATAACACATTAAAAGGCGTTTGTCAAGTATTAATTGTGAGAATTCTTTTTTTCTTGGATTTCAACTCTCAACTCTTTAAGTTCTTTAATAGCCGTAAGAGCTGCTTTGCGAGCCCTAGGTGCAGCCGCTTTGTACCCATAGGTTCCAGATTCGACTTTATCAACATCGGCCATTGCAGCACGGAGTTCTTCTATAATTATTTCCAAACGTTCTCTCATTTTATTCTCCTAAAATAGTTCGCAAGATCCACCGGCACATGCTAGTTCACCGGATAAATTTGTTTCGTCCTGCTCTTCTATAATTAGATCCAAGTTAATACTTTTTAGCTTTGGAAGTAAATTTTCGTACTCTTCTCGGGTGCAATCCTCGAAAGGCGCCTGTACATAAGTGTGATCTGAGTGAGGTAAGACAGATAATCCGTTATAGCATTTACGATTCAACCACATCCACTCTCCAACACATTTCCATTCGTCAGGTTTTATAGTAACAGTGGCCGAAACATTATGAGTATTGTGTCCATTTTGGTGCCCTCCTTGGATCCAAGTATCACTTATGGTCTTTACCCTTCTTAATAAATCCAAAGCGCTTTCATGACGCGTTATGGAGCCTTGTGGTGCTTTCTGAGGTATCATGATGATTGCTGTATCATGAGGGCGGAACTTATCATCTTCCACTAATTCTGGAATGTTATTAACCAAGTATGAATATATTGATTCGTTTTTTCCCACACGAATTCTACGTATATAATAGTCGTTGTGCCATGCATGAATACCACTGGATGTACCTAGGGTTAGCGATGTTGTACCAGCCGGCTTAACACATGTGGTTCTGGCTGCTGGTTTTATCCCAATCTGAAAGGCTATTCTTCTGTTTTCTCTTTTGACAATCAAGGAGGCCTCTTGCATATCCAGTTTGAGAACACCGCCGGATGCAATACCGGTCATAGAAACGCCGATAAGGGCATCCTTTTCCGTGTTTCGCTTCCAGATAGGTCTTAGGTAGTGGAAGTCCGTGTAAGACGCTTGAAGGGTACCTATGAAGGTCGCAGCGCGAACTCTTTCTTCTAGTTGTTCTTGGGTTGAAACGTCACTGACATTTACTTCTGTTAAATTACAAAACTGATATGGTCTTAAACCTATTTCACAACAGGGATTTGTTCCCCAATCTTTGTCGTTGGAGAAATAGAATCCCGGCTCTCCACTACCTGATTCACGTACTCGATCCCATATAGACATAAAAGTGCTACGGTCAATACGATGCCGCATAAGGACAGCAGAATTGTTAGCACGGCCACGTTGTGGATTGAGTTCCCACCAGTTTCCAGTTTTTGCTGACAGCATTTCTTCGTCGTCAGCAGAGAATAAAGATATAAGGGCAGCCCTACGAATACCTCCCGCAAGAACTGCATCCGCAATATAGCAGATGATATCATGAACTTCAATGGGTGTAAGTTGTTCTCCGTCGTCTTTTTCATCTAATATTCCTTCTATTTTTACTAAACACTCTTTGAGTGGTTGTGGTCCGGGAGCTTTTCCACCTGATGTAACTAGTCTTGCGCCCTTTGGACGGATGTCGCTAAAATCAAAACGCAACTTTGAAGTGCCTTTGAAGTAGGATTGGATTAATGCTTTTACAGAATCTGCCCAACCTTCAATTGAATCTCCAACTAAAAACCTACGGCTTCTATTTGAAGGTCTTCTGATCTCTGGTAGTTTATTGACGTGATGTTTTTGTACTGAAAACCCTACGCCTGTGCCTCCTAGGAGGAGAAACATGATTTCAGAAAAAACATGATAATTATCGACAGGAGCGAAAGCACAATTGAATATACGATTTGGGGAGACCTCGATAGGTTTTCCTCCAAATTGCATGCTTCTCATTGAAGGTAGCACTTTCTTATCAAAAACATATTGATAAGCATTTTTTATTTCTCTTTCTAAACTAGGGAATTTTTTGAGGTGCATATTCATGTTCCTCGTTACTAATTCGTTCCAGTTTTCTCTACGGTTTTCGTCTTCCAAGTACCGAGCATATTTCATATGCACAGTTATGTCCGACAAGATTTTTTTTTCTAGTTCCATACTTGCTCTCCTATTTCGCTGATATTTCTTGATATTTCTTTTTAAGAAGAGTCAGAGCTTCCGCGGTAGATTGCATAGCATCGACATCTTCATCCCTATCTAATATTTTAATTGTGACATCTGACCAATCTACGAACGATTGGAACACCATGCCGTCAGGGCCATTTCTATTTTTGGCGATAAAGACTCTTCCTTTGTTCGCCTGTTTGTCTTGGACAGTTCTTGACAACGAAAAGATAAAATCGGCTACAAAACATTTGTTGAATGCCTCCGAGATAGCTTCCATTGTTATGACCTCAGCATTCAAGCCTCCGCGGTTTGTTTGTGAGGCGGTCCAGACTGGTATTTCATAAATCTGAGCAATGGCTCTGAGGTTTTCATAAATTTCCTCTAACTCATGACGTTTTTCACCAGAAACGCGAGGTGGTCTAAGTAGATCAGCATAATCAACCAACACAATATCTGGTTCTATGCCTCTCTTTTTCAATTTCTCAATGTGATTTTTGATTGTCTGAACCGAAGCGGACTTGGTTGGATATTCTTTGATTATCAAAGAGCCGTCGACGTTTTCAATCTTATCCAAGACCTCTTCTTTTCGATCCCTCAGTTCATTGAGAGGAATTCCGGTCAAGCAAGAGTCAAACCTACTTCCTACTACCGTGTCTTTAAGTTCCAGTGTGTAATACACTACTGTTTTTCCTTTTTTGAGTGCTTCTGTGGCGAGGTGGACAAGAACCATTGACTTTCCAGCGCCAGTAGGAGCAATAACAACGCCAAGTTCATTTTTTCCTAGGCCTCCTTTGCATATTTCATCCATACGATCCCAACCAGTTGTGATTGGGTTACGATTGACGATCTCGAATCTTGCAAGGGCATCCTTGTGATACTCGTGTCCGAAATTATTATCTGTACCTAGCTTCAAAGCGTCCTGAATAACTTTTTCAATCTCGTCAAACGAGGAGGACTTCAATAATTTAACTGATTTGAGCATTGCTGCTTTGAGCACTTGTTTTCGACAGAAATCGATAGCCTTATCTTTTATCCAAGCGGCTTCTTCGATACCATCCGAAGATTTTATTCTAGCAAAAAAATCCCTTACTGCTTTGGCGGTTGCTCTATCATGGTGGTTCAATTCAGTTCTCAATAGAGACATCATTACCTCAAAATTTGGATGAGTAGAGTATTTCTCTCTATGCTTCATCAGTGTTTCTATAAATATTTGCAGATATTTTTTTTCAAAGAAATTGATATCTATAACTTCTGAGATTTGGTCATAAAATGGCCGGTCTTCCAACATAAGTTGGCACATATTTTCTTGAAATTTTTTCCCAAAACGTGAGAAAGTGTCTTGATCATTATTATACATTTGTCCTCCAATGTGTTATTAATTATAACATATAATTTTCATTTGTCAATTTTGTTTTTTATCTTTTTATTTTTTTCATGACCATAGTTAGTTCATCAAATTTGATATAGCCGCAGTCATCTTCAAACAGCATTTTCGTAAAATTTAGTTTTGAAAACTCAGGTTCAAACTGGATTATCGTATTGTCAATAAAAATTCTATTCACCGGTCTGATGTTTGGTGAATACAGTTGCATGATTCTATAATTGTTTTTTACCAAATCAGCAGACTTGATAATGTTTTCGTGTAATTTAAGCTTTTTTGTTTGCATTGCACAATTTGTAACAATCTTTTGGCAGTCTGATTCTTCTTCGAAAGCCAAGAAAGGAAAGCGCTTTGCAATTGTTTTAAGCCCAACCCCAGGCACACCGGGAAGGTTATCGCTCGTGTCTCCTGCAATTGCACGAGCAACGGCAAAATTATTGGGATGAATTTTAAACTCATCAAGAATGCTTTGCTGTGTAACCACTTTATCTTGGATAGGTCGATAGATAGATGTCTGCTTATCGCAGAGTTGAAAGAAGTCTTTATCGGAAGAAACAATGATTTTATTCCACCCTCCGTAATAAGGGTGCCGTGCTCCATAAGCGATAACATCATCGGCCTCAACAAAGTCGATAGTGATTTGAATGACTGGTAATTCATTTAAGTACTCCATCAGCCTAATAAGTTGATAGGCTTTGTTTTTTGTTTGTTCTTCTGGTGACAACTCAATTAACCTACGGTTAAACCTTATCGGGCCTCGACCCTCTTTATACTGTTTGTTCAAAGCTCTTTTGCGCTGTGAACCTTCGTGACCATCCCAAGCAACTATTACTTCGTCAGGTTGAAATTTCCTAGTAACCTTTTGCAAGGATTTTAAGAAACCTATACAACCGCCTATGGGGTTGCCATGCTTATCCAAAGTTGGGTTTACGATGTAGCTGCGGATAAACATATTCAGTCCATCGATAAACATAACTTTATTCATTACCCCTCCACGATTGTGTACGAGTACGCTACCTTAGGGTAATGCCAAGTTACTACTTTTGATTCATTGAGAGCAATAAACTTTGTTTTCTTGTCCTCGACTAGATATCCGTAAAATTGAATACCTTCGTGTTTAATTAATATTTTTTTCATACTGTCCTCCGTATTATATTAATAATATAACCTGTTGTGTTTAGTTTGTCAAGTAAATAAATAAAAAACCCTCACCTGTATTACAAGGTGAGGGCTACATGGAGAAAAACAATGATGTATCAAATCACTATTCTTTGTCGACATTGAAATTCTTGCCTTCAGTATCGAACTTCTTAATTATCTCTTCATCCATAATTTCAAAGACCAGAGACTTAAATTTTTGATCTTTTAGTTTATCCAACCAAGAGGAGGATCGGAATTTTATCTCCTTACCCTTAGAGTCGGTAAGGTAGTACCATCCACCTCCTACCCGAAAACGGTCTGATTGGGATAAACGCAGGGCTTCAAGCCACGATTCTTCATCTTGAATTCGTGCCTCGCCACCCCACAGGATTTTGAACCCACAAGTTCTTCCTTCCGTTCCAAATCTAGATTTTTCAATCTTGACCTTTACTTCCGAACCAATTCGCAAACCAGATTGGTCTGTGACATATCCTGCTTTTGCCTTTCGCTTTGTTAACCAAATACGCTGGGAGCAGAAATATTCAATCGCCTTACCACCGGGAGCAATAAATGGGGTTGTCATTGCTTCGGCTACATTACTAGTGATGTTGGTCTTTAATTGATTAATCAAGATCAACGTACACTGTTGATTGGCAAGAGGGATTGTAAGTTTCGGAAAAGCCTTAGCAAAAATGCGAGGCTTGACTGCCATAGTGGATTGAGGGTTGAAGTCTGATTCTATTTCTTTTTCAGAAGAAGTAGCAGCAATGCTATCCCAAATGAAAAGGAATTGAGTTTCAGGATATTCTCCCATTAAGTCCTCAATTGTTTCGAGAACTTTCTCCACAGAAAGAGCCTGAATATACAGAAGTTCATCCGTATTGACTCCCGCAGTTGTAAGAAACTGTGGATCGATAGCGCTTTCAGCATCGAAGTAGACCACAGTGTGACCCATCTTCTGAGCATTGGCGGCTATCTGAACAGCCATAAAAGATTTGCCGGCTGAGCTTAAACCAGCAATCTCGGTAATCTTCCCAACGGGAATACCACCATACCTTCCTCTACAAGTTATAGAGTCAAGCCACCTAGATCCAGTAGGGATCCAAGTTTTAACTTCCGTAGGATTATCCTGACGGAGATCGTGTGCGATATCTATTCCAACTTGTTTGTTAACAAATTTTTTCATCGCTGAAATGTCAATTTTACCCGGTTTCTTCATTTGTATCAACTTCCCCAAGTGTTTCTCCTTTTTCGTTTATAATATTAATAACTTCAATATCGAAGTTCAAGTTTTTTCCAGCCATTGGGTGATTAAAATCCAATACCACATTTTCTTCATCAGCAAAATTAATGGTTGCAGGAAATATTTGGCCATCGTTGGTTGGGACGTTTATCATCGACCCCACTTGTATCTCAAAATCTGGTGGAAACTGAGTTCTCTGAAAAGTCTGAAATAGGTTTTCTCTGACTTGTCCATATGCTTCATCCGGAGATAGCGTAAAATTTTTACTCTCTCCTTTTTTCATTCCTATAACATTCGCTTCGAAACCCGGGATCATTTGTCCACTACCTATCGTGAATGTTAACGGCTCACCTCTTTTGTGAGAATTATCAAACTCTTGACCATCATCCAAGGTACCAACATAGTGTACAGTGACAATATTTTTGGGCTTGGGATTATAATTATAAGTCATTTCACTCTCCTTTTATATAAGGGGGATCTTTAAGCCTTCCCCCGCTGCTTTGTTTAAAAGAAACCGCCACTTTTATTCTAGGGTGGGCGGTAAACCCTTCAACACAGGAGGACTACGACTTACTCATCGTTCATGAATTTTTGGAACTCCTTATCGACGTCCGAGGTGGATGATGTATTATACTTTGTAGTTTCACTAGATCTACTTTCGGAGGACGTGTCGGTAGACAGGAAATCATCTAGCAGAGCTTGAATATCCTCAGTAGTTTTTCTATCAAAAAGACCACCAATATCTGGGACTGAGTCGAGCAATGCATCACAATCGCTAATAGCATCATCACACAAAACGCTCGGACGTCGACGGGGTTTTAGGGTAGTCTTAGGGAAAGAGCCGGGGGTACCCGGAACATCATAATTAAGAACAATATCAGTACCGGTTTCGGAATCTGTGATATCACCATAATCGGGATCCAGAACATACCCTAGAAGGGTTTCATAGGCTTGCTTTCCATAAGACCAAACTTTTACTCCTTCGGATTCTTTGCCACGTACAATGATTGGAGAGTAATAACGCTTACGAACAAAAAGTTTTTTAGCTTCATTCTTAAGAGCTGTGTCGTCATTTTCAACACCTTGTCTCCACAATGTAGATGCGAACTCACAGATTGGACAATCCTCTCCGTGGTTTTTCTTTGGGCATAGAATTCCGGGATTTTTGCCTACATTATAATGAAAGTGAAATTCCTTAAACGGGTCACCATCTTCTGTAGGAAGTATACGAATGGTTTGGTCTCCTTGAGTTGGTCGCCATTTCGTATTGTTTGTTTGACCTTTGTTGCCATTTTTAGATGCGTTAAGTTTGGCTCGCATCGCTTCGATATTAATAGCCATGATTAGTTCTCCTTTTGTTGCTATCATATACGGCAGGGTTTCAACCTTACCGTTAGATTTTTTGTGTTTTAAGACTTAGCTTATATTTATAATATAACATATATTTTAAACTTTGTCAAGAAAAAAGTGAAAGTTTTTTTGAGGAAAAAAACAGACAAAAAACCCAAGGGACTACCCTTAAATTGTAATTGTACGATGTGACATCTGTACAGACCCAATCAATGAGTTATAATTGAAAGTTCTATACTGACTTTTATCTACATCATAGACTGTTTCAAAACCCGGTTGCAATTTTCGTGCACGACTAGAAACACTAGTGAAGGATGTCGGAAGATCTGAAACTTTGATAAAGTTCATCGTACGTTTTTCACCTTTTTGTGTGGTGAATGTGCCAGTATATACTGGAAATTGTTGTGTAATGCTCATAATAACTCCTTTTTGTTGAACATATAATAATATAACCTGTTATGGTTATGTTGTCAAATATTTTTTTTATTTTTTAACTCTCGGAAGAGTTTTCGACGACAGCCTCTGCTGTATCATCTTCTTTTTCGCCGCAACCAATAATGGTGAGCAACATTAAACTAAGCATTTTATCTCCTTGCTTTGTATTATATAATAATATAACCTGTTATGGTTATGTTGTCAAGTTTTTTCTTGAATAAAGTGTGTGTAATGTTTTGTGTAATAATAATTTGTATCCTCAGTTGTGGACCAAATCGCAAATGAAGTTTCGCGTTCAAGTTGTTTGTTTTCTCCAACCATTGCTTTAATGTTTGGTAGGAGATCAATGTCGTTAGCTAAATCATCCTCATTTATATTAATAATATAACTTGTTTCCGTTATGTTGTCAAGGGAAAAAAACATTTTTTCATCATTTTCTTCTATTTCGCCATAACCTAGGGTACAAATTCGACTGATTTGTTTTGGAGTGTGAAGTGAACCAAACTCAGGCTTCGTATGCGCGCAATAATTTAAGGTATGAATTGCAGAATAAATTAAATAATTTGCTTTCTCGTAATATTTGTATATCGTTCCATGGCCAGCAATTTCCAACAAGCATTTGTTTTCAAATATTATCATTTCAGATATCAATCCAGACCTACAAAACTCTTGTAAAATATTGTAGTGTACACGATGTCTTATTTTTTCATCACGTGATGAGTATTCTAAATCCGGAACAACATAAACAACCTTCATATCAACGTGCCTAAGACCTTCTAGAACGCGCAACGCAGCAGCAGACACCTTACCACTACCACAGACGAACAGAATGCCCTCAGAGGCCGATTTGATAGCTTTCTTGCGAGGTTTATAATTGATTGAATCATACTCTTCAACTGTTGCGCATTTTTTAATGCCCTTTCCCTCATCTAAGATCTCTACATGATACTGTTCATGTTGTTTAAATAACGAAGCAATATTCGTTCCTGCTTCTCCAAGTCCTACTATTAACAATTTTCCTCCAATAGTTCAATTCCCTCAACATTAATCTGGTAGTATCCAATTTCTGAAAACCAGCAATGTACTATGGTTCCTGTTAAGGGTGATCTAATAATTTCTAAAACTATTCCCATACGCTTTGTCCTAGCCTCCGATCCGTAATACCAAACACACTGCTTGGTCATGACCAAGTCTCCAACTTTCATGTCTCCTCCACTTTTTGAATTTCATCTGCAAAAAGATAATATATTTCCCCATTTACTAGTACTCCATAAACCTGTACATTATTGAATCTAGGGTTCGTCTCAACTACAACACCAATCATTCCTCTTTCAAGTCTGCCTATGATTGCCTGAATTCTTTCAACCTTCGGTAGTGTTACGATTATATCACCTTCTTCTAATTTTTCCATACAAATTCCTTCATATTGCCTAAGTTTTTGCCAATATGACATGAAGACGGGAAAGAACCTAGCTTCGTATCTTCGAAAATTTGTTTTAGTTGAGGAATAAGATGGCGATCATCCCTGTGAAGGTCAATAATAACGCAATCGTGTATAGTAAAGGCGACATAACTTCTCCTGTCTGTTAAGAATTTTTCGATTTTGTTGACCCGGTCCAGACAGTTATCGGAGGAAGCGGATTGAAGGAGATAGTTGAGAGCGTGAAATCTATCACAAGCTGTCCTTCTACCAAACGGGGTCTGTATTTCTTCTTGTTCTTCGCAATAAAACTTTTCGACGAGAGCGTCTTTGCTATAGAATTCAGAATCGATAGTTTTGTTTTCCGAGTTGTAGAGCCATGCGAAAAACTTTTGTTTTGCTTGTGCTCTGCTGATATCTTCTTTAAATATGTTTTTGATGTTCCACTCATGTATATCCTCCTGTGGTTGTTTTTGTCCCATTAGGGATATCATAGTTCTTATCTCTGCTGCATTGAAATCTAATTCCAAAAAGCAATCCCAATTGGGTTCAACAACATCTTTTATTTCTGTTTTAAGATTCATGATGGGGAAACTTCCTACTTTCGTTGTAAGTCGACCGGTTTTTGAACCAAACAAGTCATAATTCACAATTGGTCGTGGATTATCTTGTATCCACTTCCATAAACTCTTTGCTTTGGCATCATAATTAGAATATTTAAAAAGTTTGTGCTTATTGATGTTCAATACGTGTTTTGAAATATTTTGTATTGTTATATAACTGTCGTGGAGCAACCCGTAGTGTGTTGGCTTGTCAACATTTGCAAAAACCCAATCGCAGATTTCATTCTTAGTCTGGAAATAATGCTCTAATTGCTTGTTTGGAACAATGTCGAAAAAGCATATATCTCCCAAATTTATCTTCGAAACATACAGTGATTTGAAGTGAGATTTTATTTTTTTGTCTGCTGCTGTCCATCTTGCAAGCAAGTGTTCAGGGCAGATATCTGATATCTTAGATCCCTGAGTCCATAAATAAGCATACTGAACGTGACGATCTCTAAGGTGTTCAGAATAAGCCCAAGTGCTATCCAAGTTTGTGGGGATCCGATCGTAAATAAATTGTCCATTTGTATATACTCCTATGCAGTCTTTTTTGTCGTCCATTAATTGGAATACCATGTGTCCTCCTAGTATCCTGACCCTCCTGATGAGGGTGTTGTATCTGGTTCAAATGCGGCAGACTCAAAGGAATTATTTTGACGCTCTTTTTCAAGGCGATCATGATATCCAAAATTTTTGTTCCATACCTGATCTTTGAACTCTCTACTAATATAACTTAGTGCTTTGGTTTTGTCAAATGATTTTTGAAAATAAATTGCCTTTTTTACAATCCTTTTTGTTTTTCCTTCGCTGAATGGGGAGCCTTCTTCTCTGTTGCGAATCATGACATATTTTTCTATCATGATATCTATTGGTATCTTGTATGATAGATCTATCTTTTGTCTAGTAATTCTTTTTTGAAATGTTTTATTACAGTGTACTTCTGTTTCTATAGTTAAAGGATACATGCTAACATATTTATTATAATATAAATTAATATAATTATTAATATATTCTATATCATATATATAAGTCTTGATATAGTAATTTGCAAATATAGATGGTATATTAAAAATACTATATGCTTCCAAATATTTCTTTGCTGCTGGACTGGCAACGTCAAAAACTAATATGTTTGGGTTATCAAAGACCGTAGAAAACCCAAAGTTTTTACATATATCTCTGAAATAGTTAAATCTAGATTTGGTTAAAATTTTATTGAACTTTTGTTTTTTATCATTCATCGGCACATCATGGTAACTGATAGCCAGCCCGGTGTCTAAAATACTGGAATAGTATGATTTATTAAACTTGCTTAGTGTTATTGCACTATCCTTTTCGCTTTTGTTAATTATATCAAAAAAACAATTGACATAGTCATTATAAGATGTTATATTATTAATGCCGGTTACTTTTGGAATTTGTGTGGTATTCAATTTGTATAATATATTTGAGATATGTTTTTCGTATCTGTTTTTAGGGGGTGTATATGCTTTGAAGGCTTTTAAGTTGCCAAACGGACCTTCCTGATCTATTTGGCCTCGAAGAACTGCTTTTGATAAATGATTTTGTAGAGCCTCAAAGGCGTCTGCTACGAAGTTAAAAACCAAATTACGAGATTCTGGTGCATGAGATTTTATTTCTCTCATCATTATTTCATCTGGAACTACTGAATAATTTTCTGTATCTATTAATCCGTAATATTGATATTCGATGAGGTTTAGATCTTTTGTAGCAACCGAGGGTTTTTGAGAATACAATTTCCATCGTGCTGTTTGTTGCATCTTTCGTTTAGTAGATGTGATTTCATTTTGGGATTTAAACACAATTTTTCTCCTTATCCATAATCGAACTCAGTTGACCAGCGGTAAGTGGTACTGTCAATGTATGGCTTGAACTCTATGATTTCGCTCGTATACTTAGATGCATCAGCTCCGTATCTACTCATGTTGTACGCAACCTGAGCCGCGGTGCTAGCACCAGTTGGCTTGTAGGTGTAATATTTAAAACCATTTCGGTATTGAACTCTCACAAAAGGCACATAATGATCATCATGACAATAAAGTATCGCGGTTGATTTTATTAGGTATTGTCCAATGCTGTTTGGATCATTTGAAGTTAAGTCCGTTATCGGAGGATTAAAAGCTCTCGTTCCGGTTTCGTCCGGGTCACCTAAGGTCCCGGTAGTTAACCACTCCTCTATACCAGCATCGGTATACCCTGTGTAGTAGTAGTAATCAGGGTCATCATCTAGGCCGTTATCCTTTGCAAAAGGTTTATCCGTCGAATTTAACAGATCCTTTCCGGAATACTCGTCTAGACCCCAACGAAGGTTTTCCTTCCTGGCCCAAGCGTTCTTTACAGCAGTTTCCTTGTTGCTGGCTATCCTCGCCTTAACCGCTTCCATGACCGAATCCTTGTTCTCGGCCCACCAAGCTTCAATTTGGTTATCCAACAGTTCTTGTTCTTCACTAGCCAGTGTGGCTCTTTCTGCATCGTCTTCTATATCCTCGATGGTGATAACACCATCAGAACTTATTGAATTGTATGCCTCATCTGCATTCCTTTGTTCTTGTTCAAGTGCAAATACCCTTTCTGATTTTATTATAAGATCATCGCATTTTGCATCGACGGCGGCTTCAATAGCAGAGGCGTTTGGAAAGTTTCTCCAAGGATCTTCTGGTTGTTTGGTGCCAATAAATTTAGAATCGACAGTTATTTGATAGTCACTGGCATGTACATTTAAATTATAATTTACTGACTTGACCATATGATACCCTCCGAAGCCCATATGATATGCTAGTGACTTTTTGTCATGAGGACTACCCATCCCCTTATCCAGCAGCCGAAAATCAAAAACAGAGCCCGGATAAAAGAATGTATTAGCAGCCATTTTACTAAAACTAAAAGACAAATCATAAACATTTGACAAAAGACTTAGTCCACCATTGGCACTACCAAAATATCTGGCCTCGCGAAGACCGGGTGTACTAGTTTTACTAAATTTTACATCTGATAGATAATTAGCCCCGATGTTGTTTGTACCATAACAGATGACTGGTACAAAGTTCTCAAAACTGTCTTCATCGTTGTAAATGTTCTGAGTCAGTTTTCGATTCATAACCATTGATTTCATACAATATATAACACAATAGTTTTTTCTGTCTTTGGTCTCCACACTTGAATCCATATGAAACAAGGCTTTGTCTCTGTTGTAACTAAAAAGACTAGCGGTTTTCCAATCTAGCCATGGAGACCACTGACCCACTGCGGTAGATCGTCTTTGGAACTTATAAGTTCTCATTAGATTATATCGTTTTCTACAATCCGTAAAATACCCAATTCTAAATATAGGGGGAGTATCGGTTGGGCTTGATAAACATGTTTCATATAGAAGACCTGATATCACGCGTTCGACTAAATCTTTAATCATGGTGCCCATAGGGTAAAACAATAGATCTTTATTGGTTACGTTTTCATTAAACCATTTTTTGAAAAAATCCAAAGAAATAGGTACCGAGAGAATGTTTCTCAATATATCATCATGATCCTCGCCGACTTCGCTAAAAAAATCCGGTATCGCAAATGTAGAAGCCATAAATTTCAAATTCATTGCTTTGTATTGCTTGTGGTGTACGCTGGTTCCTTCCTCGTATATACTATCCGAAATAACATCCAAAAGATCACCTAAGAAAAAAGACCATGTCCTCCAAGAACGACCGTCTCTGTATTTTTGATATATATCACTAGCGCCATACGCATCGGAAAAGCCTTCTGAGCCTTCGCCCGTGACATATTTGTCCCAAGCAGCATCAAATCCGGCCGCAACATCACCACCCCAGTTTCTATCTTGAAGTTCTATGTCTTCTGATTCGGCTCGATCGATATCGCTTTCTCCTAGGAGTTGCGCAATACTAGTACCACCACCGACGGGTGATTCTATATCAATGATGATATCAACAGATTCCCTAGCAGTTTTGTTTAGGTGACCTGTCTGCACAAAACTCTTTAAATGACTAGTTGGGATATCTGTAACATATAGTCTCCCTCTTGTTGCCAATCGCTCAATTATAGATGCCATGGCGCGATCTTTTTCCAACTGAGCGGTTGCTTGGTTTTTGTCCATTATTTCTTTTATTTCGTTTCTGGTGCAACCTATTCTGGCTGCATTTCTTAATAGCTTATCTCTTTGGCTGCGCCTGTCATTGATTCGTTTGTCAGCTAAAGCATCACAAGCAGGAGTGGTTAACATAGAATCAAAATAACCGCGATAATTTACAGTAAAAGTGATAAAACCGGTTGCCGGATCTCTTTCAATCGTGTGATCAATAACGGAAAGATCCAATATCATATCGTTACCGTCAGCTTTTGATGTTTTAATCCATTCATTTTCGCTAACTTTTTTGAAACTTATTGTGTCCCCACCAGCACTGTTGTTACCTGTGGTACCGCGATGACCTTGTGTACCTACTCCTCTACCTCCAAAGTTATCATCACTCTCTGTTGTTGATTCTTCTTTTGATACTCTCTCTTGTACTAAGTTGAAGTGGCTTATCGATAATTGTAGTCGATTGTAGTTGGGACTAAACTGATTTTTAATAAACCCTCCGGGCTCAGAATCGTTGATTGTTTTACCAGTAGTAGGTAAAGAAACCAGATCTGCTAATGTAATTTTCTTTGAATTACCTTTGAAATCTTTACCCAGCAGTCCCTTGTCGGAAATCTCATATGTACTAAAAGTGTGAAAAGAATCGCAAATAAATTTCAACGAGACCTGCACATCTTTCCTAGCAGTAGATGGATTGGTACCATCAAATTTAATATCCACGTTTTCTAGGTGATAAAAATTATTGTTTTCCCCGGTGTTAGCTGCGTTTTTCACGCTACTTATGAAGTCTTTTATGTCTTGTAGTGAATTGAATATGCCTCCGGACTCTTTAATAACCATGGCATCATCATCACTAACGACCCGTGAAGAAATATCATTCGCAATTCTTAATTTAAAATAATCACCCTGTAATGTTTCAACCGAGTTGTTTCTTATGGGGACATCGATGATTGTTGGAGTATTATCAGAATTGTATTCAGTATATATATATTTCAAAGACGTCTTTAACACCATCTTGGAATACGCCATTGGATCAATAGCGGGTCTATATTCTTCATTGATCTTCAAGAAGTTACCCGTTTGAGGATCGATTTGCAAGTTCTTGAAAAAATCAGAATAAGTTGGAGGCATAATACTGTAATTTATAAACTTATCTGGATCTTCAAGCCACAGAGGTATAATCCTGTCGCTCCAATAAGCTGTTGGGTCACCTTGTTTTGCTAGTAATCCTTGTTTTGCGAAATAATTAATCTCCATCTTTGGAGATTTTAAATAAGAAGCCAAAATCAAGCATTGAGAATAGTCAGAATAATCACCTTCCTCGACTTTGCTATCTTCAATCCCATCTCCATCAATGCTAGCGATACTCGATAGATTTTCTCCAGTTTGGAAACCCAAAAAATTATCACCTTTCTCTCCGATTGCATTATCCTCTGTGAGAGCCAGAAAGAATGGACCGGGCTTCCCCGGGGCCCAGTTCTTGCTTCTTATACCACTAATATCCGTCCGGGCACTCATATCTCTTCCATCGAAACCCCACAGTGGCTCACCATCACTTGTTTCATCCTTAAAGAAGTGTATACCCCCTTCAACAATTCTGTGATATAACGACCACAGTTTCGTTTTTGGACCCGAACCAGTAGTGGTTGTAGATGTGGTCTGCCCAGCTAAACTCTTCTTGTTGACTTTTCTCTGAAAGTGAGCCGATTGCTTTCCACCCCCTCCTTCGGTTCTCCATACCTCATAAAAGTTCCAAACATCCAGAGCGCCCCCATCCTTGCTTGCTTGTTCCGATGCCTTTAACACACCAGCCCGGGCTGCTGCAACGTACTCCTCTTGTGTAAATTGACCTTTCTTTCCTGAGCCCTTCGGATACAGTGCATGATCGCCGTCTTGAATAAAACTTACCACGACATCCCATGGCCAACCGCTGGCTTCAATCCCTCTACTCTCCCAGTATTGACTAAGCATTTCTGCTCGTGCTTTTCTTTGCTCAGTGATAGAGTCCCCCAATCCCGAAAGGTCGATCACGCCAACCCCACGGTCAAACAAGGCGGTTCTATCAGCAGGTTTAAGGTTTTTAATGCGATCAATGTAAGTGTTTGTGTTTTCCCCTTCCTTATTTTGAAAATAAAGCTCAAGTAGTTTTTTTACTATTTCTTCGTTAGTTGACATTTTTAACTCCCAATGTTATCAGCAATATAAGAAGGATCGGTGGGAATATAAACTGTGTCTCCGAGTTTATAATGTGCATCGGTGGGCTTCTTGTTAACAAAACCGATCACCCACCAATACTCATAGGTTCTATAAAAGGTTCTAGATAGTTTTTGCAACGAATCACCTGCTCGCCAAATATATTCACTGACCATTATAGTGTCTGTATCCAAACCAGAGAAAGGCATTGTTCGGAAATGCTCTATCTTGGGTAACCCTCTTTTCTCCAATAGTTCATCGTATAGTGGATTTTTATTGATTCCGGTTCTGTTGTTTCTGAATATCGGCATGTGTTTTTTGTCCTTATTTAAATTTAAACGGGAAATTTATAATCCCTGTGATATCATCTCTGATTAGTGTCGCACCATCAGATTTATAGTTTCCGGGTCGACCTGCGTACAAGTGAGGAGAGGCTTCTCGACCGGTGATAGCAGCCGTGATGGAGATTTTAAATCCTTTGGGATAGTATTTCTTAATTGCTCCATCTTTTTCTATAAAATACCCTAAATCATTGTGATTATCAACAGAGATTCCATTGACCTTGCAACCTATTCCATTTTCCCATAAAGTATTTGGATCATTATTTATCTCTTTGGTTGAATCGTGCCTCTCTAATAGACTAGGAGAATAAAGAACTCTAAAAATATCAGCATAGTTAGACCAATTTCCACCATCAAGTTCATTTTCGGTTAATAAAAGTCTAAAAAGTATTTGTATTTTCCCGCAATTTTTCTTCGCTTGTTCCAAATCGTCTGCAATGATTGAAAATTTGATATCGACCTCTGAATTACTATCGCTGTAATTAAAATATGCTTGCCCGACGTCAGTATTGTTCACTTCTCTTGGTTCTAGTGAGGTTTTTTTGGAGAATTTGAAGTCCTCTAAGAACATTTTGAACAAACAGTACACTGGTGTGCCATATCCTACGGCATTCGTTTGCAGGTCGATTTGAGTTTTACTCCATTTAGAGTTGAATTTTCCTCGCTGTTCCTTTTCATTGTTTCCAATCATGAAAAAAGAACTTGCATTGGTTGCATAATCTGTTTTATGACTATTAAGAGTCTTATAGTTATATTCAGCACCAGATTGTCTAGAATCCTTGATAGATATACCAAAAGGCCACCCACCACCATCTCCGGGCATAAATTCACCGGTGATCGAGAATCCTCTAATTACATACACTTCGTCCTCGACAGCAGAAGTCTCTGCCGGAAGGGCTTTTAATGCGTCAGAGTCGATTATGTCTCGCGGCAAGGCATCAACTGACAAGGTTATGTCGACTTTTATGTTTCTAGGTGCTCGAAAATCTTCATCTATAAAAAATCCTGCTTCAATATCCGGAGTGTAATCGAAGTCTTTTATATATCCGGGTAGCCCATTTGTTTTGAGTTCGGAAAAATTACTAATTAAGTCAACAACATCTTTTCTTCCAAATGATATCAAATTTGAACAAAGTATATATATTTTTGGAGCCGTCGCTGCCTGTGAAACAGTTTCGGATACACCCTCTGCCGAAGTAATCGTGGTAAACCCTCCGCTGGGAGATATCATCCTCATTATTTCACTAACCCTAGCTAAGTTTGACTTCGCTTCAAGAGCACTCGCGGCTGGAACATCAATTGATAAGGTCATAGATACAGCACTAGCCTTCTCTATGTACCTAGCTCCGGTTTTGTCCTTTTCGTCAATTGTCTCTATGTTTTTGTTTAATGCATATTTTAAGTCTCGGATAAATGCCGGCAACTCTATGTATCTTTTTGATATAGCAGAGCCTATGTAGATCCGGCTAGCATAATTATAAGACATAGCTTCACTACCTTGGTTGCCTGTTGGCTTATAGGTGTTCCAAAATGTCATTATCCAGCCCTCGACACAACTTTCTTGATGATACCTTCCATTTTCTTGCCATCGATATAAACATTAACCGTGGTTTCTGGCATCTTTATCTCTGGTATATTGACATCCACAGTTATCTTGCCATCAACAAAGTTTTTCATTATATCTCCGGTACCTATTACAGCACTGGCACCAGCACCATCGCTGGTTATAGCCATGAATCCATCACCCACAGCAGCAGACATTTGCGTTGCTAATTTTGACACCTGAGTCAAGCCATTTGAAAACTTTTCCATTCCGGTTCCCATGGCCATAAGACTTTCACCGATTCCACCTAAAACAGCGGTACCAGCCATCGCTGTGACTCCTAGGAGAGCCGCGCCCATTACAGACATAGTAGAAAAAATTGCCAAAATCGGAACGAGAGCAGCGATCGAAGTGGCAGCAAGAACAGCAATTGCGCCGGCTATTGAGTATATACCAACAACCACTAACGGAATCTGAAAAAGACTACCGACCAATGTGTCAAATAGAAGCACGATCGATTGGATTAGCATGGTCATTGACCCAAACATGATCCCCATTGCCAAAGCGACCAACATAAGTACCGCCGCGCCTTTTATTGCAGCAGGCCCCATTGTATTCAATGATCTTGCCAAGAGAAACACCCCAATGGCCATAACACCAGCAATTAAATACAAAGGTGGACTCTGAGAATAATGGAAAGCCAAAGCAACCCCCATTAGTAAGAGAGCAAACTTCGCCATGGCTCGACCAGCGTTTCGTGTTGCTATCCCCAAAAGAGTCGTGGATCCTGCTTGGGCTTGTGAAGCAACAGCATCGGCATATTTTGTAGTGATCGCGGATGCAGTAACTCCTTGTTCTGCCATTTTTGCTAATGTTGTTTCTCCTGTTGCGATTAAAGATAACTGTTGCCAACCAGTATACAGCGCTGTAATTCCCGCCAAAGCTTTCTTGACTGCCACAAAGCCTATCAAGGTTGGGACAAGTGCTCCACCGAGCGCTGTATTTAGGTCAGTGATCATTGTAAGTAAACCAATGAATAATTCAACCACCGGAGATACAGCAACAGCAATTTGAGAGAAAGCAATTTTCATTTGTTGCATAACAGGAACAAGTTCTGTTGTCAATTCTTTTAATTTTTCTTGTCTTGTGTTGGCTGCTTCTTGTAATCTTCTGTTTTGGTCCATTTCCTTTTGAGACATGTTTAGTAGACGTTGCGCTTCTGCTACATCTTTAACTCCCAAAGATTGTGCGATATACATCTTTGTATATGGATCCATAGAGTCCATATTTGCCCCAACACTTCGAAGTTCTTGTTGGAGATACTTTATTCTTTCGTCATATGACATATTCATCATATCAATCGTCGATAAGCTAGTGCCTAAGACCGCATTTAACTTTGCTGTGGTGTCGGCTGCTTTGTCAAATGTATCAAATTGCTTACCTAAGTTAACCAAAGAACTCATGGACATACCGGTTGCTTTTGCTTGGGCTGCTAAATTTTGGAACACACCTTCCATTCTGGCTCCGTACATTGCAATGTCACCAGATACAGATTGAAAATCAGAAATCATCTTAGAGGCAGTCACTCCCATGTTCTTGCCCATCATGGCAATGTTTCTGGTCATGTCTGTTGCGGCTTTGGCAGACATACCCATTGATCTTGTGAAAAAATCCATCGATTTTGCCGCGTCGGCACCGTTAACACCAATTTTTTCTAACAAAACAATGTTCGTTGCCATATGTTCATTTGCGGCGTCAGCATTTGGATTAAAAGCAGAGAAATTCTCGATTAAACTTTTAGTAGCATTACTGGCATCTTGAATTGATGCGCCCATGGCTATTGTGTTGCTGTGCACGGCCAATATTTGACCTTGAAACTGATTTCCCATGCCGGTGGCCTTACCAAGAGCCTTTGCGGTGTCATCAATTTCGAGAGCCATTTTGGCTGCTGTACCAACTACATTATTCAAAACATTCTTGAAACTCAAAACAGTACCTAACATGTCACTTAAATTAACATTCCCTTTTAGTAGACTCACAACCATATTATCGCTATACTTGGTGCTAATTCCCAATTTCTTAGCAATCTTGTTGTGAAGTTGACTTGTGGTTTCTATTGTTTTCTTTCTTTTTTCCTCGGATTTTTCAGCAGCTTCTGTTAATTCTGCTATTTTTTTAGTAAACTTTTCATCGTCCTTTAATATATCTATGAAATCCTCACCTAATTCGACACGTTTACCAGCGATTTCACTTAACCTCTTTTCTAGGTGTTCTTGTTGTTCTTTCTCGTCAGTGATCTCTCTCAGACCTGCCAATTCTTCCATTAATTTTTTAGTGGCATCTTCTCTTCGCATTTTGTCAATTTCCAATTGGGTTTGAGAAGCTGCGATCATATCCGACATGATCACTTGTTCGGCTTTTTTTTCTTGCAAGATTTCTTGTTGCGTTTTTTTTGCTTTTTCAACGAGGTCTTTTAGCTCTTTTTGTCTCGCTATCCCTTCCGCCAGATCTTTTTCGGCGCCGGTAAGTTTTTTGTTTCCCTCGTTGGGGCCACCTCCACCACCTTCGGTTGGATCCATGAATATCTTTGGTCCGAACATATATAATCCTCTTTACATTTAATTAGTTCACAATAAAAAATGCCCAATTAATGGGCACATTCTATTTGCGTTTAGCTTTATCCATTGCTTTCTTTTCTTTCTCGTATTCCTCGATGGTTCTTTTGAGCCACCACTGCCGTAGACCGACAGGAAGATTGTACAATTCGAAAAGAGACCAGCCACCATAATGCTTTAATATGAAGAACGACTCATAGATGCTCTCCATATATTCATCACTCAGGCCAAAAAAAGTCGGTGCCAAATGGCACGGTCATATCCTCCTCGTGGCCACACTCTGGGCATTCGAATAAGTCTCTTATCTGTAAGTCCGGCGAAACTGCTTTAAAAACATTACGAAGATGCTTAGAATCCATTGCCGTCATGTTATCAATGACCATGTTAATTGTTTTTTTGTCTGTATAACCATTAAAAGACACAACAAAGTATCTCATCTGATCTGTTACGAGATTCGTCATGTTGCTAAGGTTCTTGTTTTTCTTAACCATGGCTACCTCATCGCTACCCACCAGTGGACGAATTTCTGCCTCGATTGTCGACAAGGGTAAAGTGGTTTTGAATGTCATATTTTCTGTCATTTCAATTCCAAATTCCTCAAACTCATCACCATGATAAGTTGTATGATCATTTAAGTCAAAACTAGCCTTACTGACTGTTGAACAACTTGGGCAAGTAACTTTTGTTTTGTATATGTTTCCATAAGCAGAAGCTCTTGCATAAATCAAGATTGCATTTCTATCTCCGATATACAAAGATTCTGCGCTGATTGAATCGTTCTTAATTAAATTTGTTATCAAACGATTTATAGCCAAACCTTTCTTTAACAAAGACCTGTTCGTAAGAATATCTTCGTCTTTCGCAGTCATATATTTGATCTCGATAGTATCTTGACCACAAAGCGGGTGTCCGGTGGGGTATCTCCCCTTTGATGGTAACTCAACGAATTCTGTTGGAGTCACGAAATCTAATGGATTTGCCATCTTTGGAGTATCCTCCGTTGGCTGTGGTTTGTGACCGCCCATTATACGATCTTGATTATTTCTTTTCATTTATACCTCTAAATAATGTGTGAAAGTTATTCGGGACTGCTTGGGGCAATCACCGGAGCACTCCCTTGAATACTGTGACCAGCAGAATACTCTGCATAATCGTAGTCTAATTCCAGTGTGTACTCAACAACGCCGTCTTCGCCATACGCGAGAGCACCAAAGGACAAGGATTTAATAATAGGGTTGATTAATTTCCATTCTTCAACAACTTTTATTTTGTCATCTCCACCGCCGGGAGTGAAAGGTCCAATCTGTTGTATTTGAACGTCTCCTAAGGCAGCGGTTGATTCATTCTTCGAAACACTACCAGCACCAGCCATACCAAGTCGAGCATCAACGGCTTGACCAGAAGGGAGAGAGTAACCGGCTTGGTTAAGTATTTCTAAAAACTCTTTAACCTGTGCTCCTTCTTGATCCTGATTGTTACCAGCAACCGTAGTTGTGTCGACAAAGGTCATTTTTATTGTATTCCATTTTGGCAAACCCGGATATTTAAAATGATGATTTATCATTTTATATTCTTTGTTATCAAAAGTTAAAGTAGGTTTGTCGACAGATTTAACGAAGAGATTTAATACTCCACCAATCTTCACGACAAACCTATCTTTTAACTTGGGAGTAGTTCCCGCGGATGTCCAAAACGTCATTTATACCTCTCTTACGATCCCTCTGGATTGAAGAAATCAGTTGATTGTGGAGGAGAAGCAGCACCGATCTTTCCAGTATCAGCGCCAACGTTTTGATCAACGTTAGTACTAGTGTCACCCGGAAGGATTTCGCACTGAGCCCAATCATAACGAAGAGTCAAAGTAATTTCAATGAGATCTTCTGATTCATAATTCAAGTCGCCATATTGAACTCCCTGAATGAATGGGTTATTCAAAGTCCATCTTTCAACAGTAGCACCAGTAGAATCCAATTGTTCGATCTGAATGTTACCTAGGGCTGCTGCACCTTTACCTTTTGACATGGTTTCATATGAACCATTTGGGCTAGAAGGTATAGCATATCCTTGGGCATCAAGCATAGCGTTCAATTGAGCGGTTGCGCCGGGCGAGACAGGATCAACTAAAACTAAGTCAATCGGTTGCCATGTTACACGTCCCGGATAATAAAACTTATGAGTCAAAAAAGTGTGTTCTGCCTCAGAAATTTCGTACTTTGGTTTATTTACGGATTTAGCAAACCAGACGTAACCAGAGTCATCAGCAAGACCATTGAAGATGATCTTGAATCTAAAGGCTCTTTTAGGCTCCTTGTTTCCTATTCCGTGTGTTGCGGTCCAAAATGACATTTAAAGTTTCTCCTTTTTAAATTAAATAGTGTCTTATACAAAATCAGCGCCGGTTTTGGTGATTACAAAGTCTACGACAATGTATTCAATTGCGCGAGCAGGCTTGATATAAATCTTAGCATACATGATGTTACGATCGATCAAGTCAGCAGTAGTAGTGGTTTCATCCAATATTAGTTTGTAATCAGTAAGTCCAAATCTAGCTTGTACGTTAGCCAAGATTGGATTAACTTGTGACTTAAATCTAGCCCAAGTAGAATCTATATTCTGGTCGAACAGAAGGTTTCTAGAAACAGTACTAACCTTAGATTTAAGATGAAGCAGCAGTCTACGAACATTGATTCTATCCAATGCAGATGTACCTGCTTGAAGTGTTTTCTGTCCGAAGATTACAACCCCTTCTGCTGGGAATGTTGCAATTGGGTTGATGTTGACTTCATACAATTTATCTCTTTCGTTAGAGTCTAGACGTTGACGCGCTTGTACTACGGCTGGTCCTCTCGAACCTCCGAGGTTTCCAAGTCCACCGCGATTGAAACCAGCGGGAGCAAACCAAACATCTGATTTTGCTTGGGATTTAGCCATAGCGCCAAGCCCAGCAACAGAAGATGGAATCCATACATAATGTCCGCCGCTCAGGTTGTCAGCGATTTGAACCCAAGGGTAGAAGCAACAAGCATAACTTGAATTAAGGTTTCTACCTTTCAATGTTGATACTGCACTAGTAACAGAACCTAGTCTGGAAGAAGCACTATCAGTAGATTCGTGTGTTGGCATGTAATCATTTTCAATATCAATGATAGCCAAAACATCTTTACGAGACTCAGCAGTACTGATCAATTTGTTAGTGATCAAAGGAGCGCGGATACCGGGAGCTAACAAAAGATTAGCTGGTACTACTTCTGGATCCTTAACAGCATCGATAGCTTTATTCAAAGAGTATTGTACATGATTTGTAGTCTCAGACCAAGACGTTCCAATCAATCCATTTCGAAGAGGTTCTTTCTCAGTAATATCAAGACCGTCAGATCCACCCCACATAGGCATCAAGAATTGGCGCACATTTAGGTCTAGAAGGTCTCCAAATGATCCGGTACCCTTTGTGTATGATGGGTCAGTGCTGGCGCTGTCAGCGCGCTCATATGAGCCGCTAATGTAACGTACAGTGTTGTCATCAGTATTGACTAGGATATCGTCCAACGAGAAGCAAATGGAGTGCTCAAAATCATCGTTACCGGGAGCAAAGCTATCAGATATTGCATTAAGCCCACGAAGGTAATCGCAGTAGTCCGCATCATTTGTTGGAGAGGTAGCCGACAGTTTTGGACGGATCCCCCAGTAACAACGATATGGATCAGCAGCGCCACCATCAGTACCACCAGATCGAAGTGGAATTGCTGGGAAATTGAAGGAGGCCGTGTAGCCAACTGGTCCAGCAGCAAACTCAGTGGCGGTACCACCGGTAATCAATGTAACATCGTTACCTTTCGCGAAAACACCTCCATCCACTGTTTCATCTGAACCAGCGATCGCTGATATAGAAAGTGGACTTATGTTCTCACTAACTGAACTGAAATCGTATGTCGAAGCGACAACAACATCAGAAATCATAACAACAGTGTTTCCGTCTTCATAGGCAGAATAGCCACTGATAGAGTCTAGAAGAGTAGTTAAGGCTGTCCGGATTGAAGCTTGACTAGTATGGTTTGCTTTCAATGTAGCAGCGCCACCAGAAAAAGATGTGGCATCCGTCGCACCATCAGTAAAGGTGATAGTATAGGCTGTTCCATTAGCTGTGAATGCGGCCTGTCTTCCACTAGTTACATCATCTTCGGCAGTTCCGTTCCAGATGAAAAGTAAGGTAGCAGGATTTCCGGGATCAGCGTGTCCCAAAGTCAATGCTCCATCACGACCATCCATGATAGTGAATCCTTTCGGACGAACTGGTCCTTTGAAACCGGCTGGTAATAATCCACCGCCACCACCGTCAGCGATATTTTGATTAACCTCGACATAAACCAAGTCAGAGCGATTAGGGTAGTCACCATATGTTCTGTAACGACGGTTGGTGTTGTCCCAAGACTGATATTGATCTCCGATAACTTTTGCAATATAGTTTGGAGAAGCAGGGTTCAAGTTAAGGTTGTTGTATCTCTCAATTGCTGTTCCGTTTAGATCCAGAATCGCAACAGAGAAAGTACCATAAGCATCAACGTTTCTGTTACTAGGTTCTCTGATGTTTTCAATTGCAATCATGTGATTCTTTTGGAAGTCGTCTCCGACATGCAGACATTTAAGACGGAACAAGTAAACTTGGTTAGTTTCTTTTTGAGAGAAAACCCACCCAGACTTAGCTTCTTGTGCTGCTTGTTTTCTATCAGCCCAGTTGTTACCCGACAATGATCCACTAACTAGTGGCAACAAGATACCATATACTTCACCGGAAGCAGAGTTACTTAGATTGTCTTCGATCGCTCTATTGAACGTTTCACCCAACCAGTAAGTCTTTCTATCGGCACTACTTATCATAGTCTCATTGACCAACTGAGGGTTGGTGTTGAGGACGCTTCTAATATATTGTGAAGAGTTTCTGCTGAAATTAAACGATGGAGATTCTTTAAGGGTTCCATCTTGATCATAAACTTTAAGAGAGAATCCATAATTTGAGGCGTTAGATTTGATCAAAGTCCCTGCTTCAATCACGTCAGAACCGCCCGGGTCAGCCGCGGCTTTACCTGTCAACCCCATATAGCCCCTGTTACAGTATATTACAGCAGCCAGTGAACCAGTCCCCATTGCTTTGGATCCAGAATCACAAAGAAAAAGCCCGTAAGCTGTACTGTTAGTACTGTTAGTAGAAGATACAGATGCACTAAGAGCCCATCCAGCTTTACCAGCATCAGCAGCATTTGGGTGTTGCTCGCCGGCAACTCTAACCATTACGATTGGTGATTCTTCTGATGCCAACCAAGCTTGCGCAGCATACGCAGCATAAGTAGGACCGGTAGTATTACCTTCTCTCCAAATATCGCCTTGATCACCGGTACCACCAGCAACTGGTGCACCGAAAACAGCGATATAATCATCTAAGTTTCTAATTTTAACCGGCTTGTTTGCTGGCCCTTTGCGAGTACGGCCGATAATGATCGGTCCTTCTTCGTCTCTTTGGGTAGCAATCCCGCTTTGGTCAATCTCCCGCATTTCAATTCCGGGTGATAGGAAATCAAATTTTTTAGCCATGGACTAATTCTCCTTTCTTATTCTAATTCTTATTAAATAGTCGTGGAATTTCTTAAAATCATTATATGTCTCTATATTTCTTGTTGTCGGTTTCCCACGGTTTTTCATCTCCGACAATGCTTCTTTCTCTGACAATCTTTAATTCAACGATTGTTTCCTTCTTTATTACCTTCGGGACTTCTTCATTTTCCCCGTCCCCTAGAAGGTATCCTAGGACTTTGATGTCGATTTTAGTTTGGAACATCCTTTCATCTTCGCCTAGGCTTGACATATTATTTGACTGAGCAAAATCTTGTTGAATAAATGCTTCGTACTGATGACCCTCTTGACGAATCAATAGAGCATTAATATTTCCTGTACGAGTAGCAAATGGTGTCATCAAATCATTCATCTGTTGCTGATACTCAGTTCTTAAAGTTATTGAGTAAGTCACCGTGATCCAAGTTGGGATAGGTGTGTATATCTCCTCATATACAACTTTCTTGTTTTCGGAAGGGTAATGGTGCTGACCTTCATCCCTATGCACATCAGCCGAAGCAAATTTTCTAGTACCTTTACTGCTGGGTTTCTTTGCAACTTTTTGTTGATGTTTTCTATATCCGCGCGGACCAGTTGTGTTTGGGAAGATATTTGCTTGAAAGGCGCCTTTGAAGGTAGGATCCTTCGCAAAACTAGTCCTCTCTATCGTTATCAGGGGTAACTTTAATTTCCCAACTTTATCTCTGATCTCTTTTTCTTTGATGTGAAAGGCTCTCTCCGGAGATATCCACAAGACAGGAACTTTTTTAAACCCAGCGTTGGTTTTAGTATGTAAATCAAACCCGTTATCAATAAGTTCGTATAGAGCCAAGTCTATCGTCTCTATGGATGAGGCTTTTATAACTATTTCTTCATTCGCCATTGAATAATCCGTCCCTTGCTCTTATGCAGTCTGCTGTAATTTCATATTTTGTCTCAATTTGACCAAAAAGTTGCTTTGGTTCATTGAGTTTGGTGATTTCATAATAGATATCACCGTACCTAACAAAGTCACCTTCCCTTACGAAGAGATTTTGATCTTCGGTTAGCCTTCTTTTGTGGAAATGCACTGTTATCGTAGTTTTTTTATCGATACCAACACTATCCATGAAATTAGTTTCAATACCTCCGTACTCTACTAGGGCAAAAACCCTAATTGGGTGTAAAAAGTTTTTTTCTATGGCCTCGCCATAAAGAGGATGGAAGTTGGTTGTTTCCATATCTATTGCAAAATACAAAACTTGTTGACCAACAACGCGCTCGATGATCTCATCGTTAACTTGTTTAACAAGATTCTTCTCTTTTTCTCCAACAAATAACGGTGAGGGTGGCTGTGCTGGTCTTGTCCATTTATTGCTCATTTATTTACCCCACAAATATCTTCAAAGGTGTCTTCCCTACAATGGAATCTGTGTTGTCGACGTACGCCTTGTCGTTCTCAGCTAATTTTGTATATAACATTTCGTCCAATTGTTTATTGAGTTCTTCTCGTAGAGCGGTTTGTTCATTTTGTGCCTGTGATAACAAATCAGAGGCATTCAGGGTAACGTTATCTCCCGGAATCGGAATTGATCCTCCAAATTTTCCTCGAACTTGGCCCAAAGTCTCCTTCGAAAGCGCCAATGAAAATCTACGAATCCACTGTTGCCCCATGGAATTAATACTCTCGAATGGAAGGTTTTGAAACGGCAAGTTGTTCATATTGTTGATGCCGTTCACTCCACTATCATAGGATCCTGTGGCGAAAGCATCATTGTCTTCGATTGTAAACTTAAACCAGAACTTCTCCGGAGATACATCATTGGGTGTAGGAAAAAGTCTTAGCTTGTTGTCAATAATCTCGTACGAATAGTGAGATGTTCTTGTATACAAGTGATCTTCAAATGCCACGGCTTGTAGTTTATTTTGCCAAGCAGGAATGACTTGGAAAGTTGAATCGTCGGCATACTGTCCATAATTGTGAAAATCTCCCACAACATTTAACCCGCCATAGTATCCATAAAATCTCCACATTTGTTCCGGAGTCTTATAATACATTTCTTTGATCTTGATTCTTTTATTTCCAACTAGGCCAGCGTATGGTACTCCACCTGCCACTGAACTGGCACTCACAGCATTTTGTAAATCATAGTCTGATTGATTAGAAACTCTATCGATCGAAGCAGAATATATTGGTTGTGTTCCTCCAACAGCAGCCTCTGATGAAAAAGAATCCGCCACACGATATGCGTAATCGAATTGAAATTTTGGATATTTCAGGGCCGCGTCAGTTCCGTCGGTCAATTCTCCCTTGTTATTGAATGACCCGGTTGTGCCACCGAGAGCGCTTCCCAAAGCATTTCTAGCTTGATGAAGATTTACGATATAAGAATATTCTAAAACAGCTTCTTCATAATGATTGTAAACATTAACAGCTTTTATTTCAATATCTAGAACATCTCCTCCTAATCTTTTATAGGTATAAGCAACTTGTGAAGCCGCTCCGGATATAAAGGCAGCACTGCCTGTATAGTAACCAATAGCCAATGATGAAGCTACGTCGTCAGTCGAACCAGTTGATGGTAAAACAATTGCACTTGTTGAAGATGTCGGTGTTAAAGATGGAAATGACATTAAGGAATCCTCCGCTACACCTAATTAGTTAATACAAAAGGAAAACCTCCGACGACGATTCATCGGAGGCAAAGCATTACACACACATTTATTATTTCTTGGAGGAGATAGATTTTGAACTGGCTTTTGTATTTGTTTTTCTTGTCCTCGTTGTTGTTTTACGAGGCGCTCGTTTTCTTGTTGTTTTCTTTACCTCAACCTTTGGTTCCTCAGCCACAACTTTCACCGGTTCGGCTTCTGTCACAAACTTTGGTTCTTCGAGAACAACAGGTTCTTCGATAATTGGTTCAGGATTTTTAGTTTTTAATTCTTCAATTTTTTCTGTGTTTGTTTTTTGTGGAAGCAAATTTTCTATCCCATAACGACGAGCAACTTCGGGAGAAATTTCCTCTCCCAAAATGCTAGCCTTCTTAAGAATTGTTCTTGCTCGTTTATTACGTTTTCCCATTGATCACCTCGTATTATGTTAAACCAATGCCGCCGTCTAATTTGGTTTGACCAGCGATATACCATTTGGTTCCATCGGTCATGACTTCTACGAAGTCTCCAACAGTATCTGTTCCGTTAGCAATAGTAATGTACGTACAACCGGTTGAACTTGGACCGTCATCTGAGGTATCTACTTCAAGTTCGTTAATTCCACCGATAATTGTATCCGTATCGTATGAAGCATTTTCTTGAATTATATATTCATTAGACGAGCAGTTTGTTGCAACAATAAAGCGACACCACCATCCCTGACCAGCGTCAGCAATTGAAGGTAAAGTTACTGTACAGCCAGCCGCTGCATTGAGCATCATAAAAGTGCCACAATCCGCTTTTGTCAGCGAAATAGAAGCAGTAATTGACTGAACTTTTTTTCTATCAGCAGAGTATCTTCCTGATTTAGCCATAATATAAATCTCCTTAATAATATTATAAATATGTGGGTATCACCCAATTCATATGTAAATAGTTCGTAGAATAAGAAAACCCCCGTTCCGAAGAACGAGGGCGTCTTTTTTGGTGTTCTAATCAGTTATAGATTAGGAAGCACCGGACTCACCGAGCAATCCGCGAATGATGACAAGGCCATACATATCAGGACGAACCATCTTCTTGGCATAACGAGTCATTACCCCTTTACGAGGAACGAAGTCTTCAGGCCCGAAGATTGTTGGTGTAGTTTGCAGAGGCACGTATGGAGCATAAACGTATCCACTTTCAAGGAAAGAAGAACCTTTACGACCAACCAATATAAGGTTACGTGGGAAGTAAGGATCAACGATAACGTCAAACTTACGACTCAATGAACCAGCCTTAACAGCGCCGATGTCGCCTTTGTCAGCGTCAGCAGTAACATTAGCACGGAATCCAGAAGTGAATTCGAGAATGTTAGCGCCCTCAGGAGACACAACAACATAGTTAGCACCACCACGAAGAGTCTTTCTGTGGATCTGAGCAGAAACATCATTGATAGTTTCAATGAGAGTCTCATACCATTCACTAACAGTACCGGTGAAGTCAGGAGCAGCAGCAGTAGCGCCCAATTCCGCACCAGTTGAACGGTTAACGAAGAGACCCGGAGAACGAGACCAGTAATAAGTAGCAGCGGTAGCACCACGTACCAAGTCAGAAAGAATTTCGCGATCGATTTCCAGAGCGATTTGCTCAGAAAGAATAGAAGTCAACTCAACCTCAGCATCCAAGTTGTGGTAAGCGTTCAAGTCTTGACCCAATTCAGGAGTCCACTTGGCTTTCAACTTCTTGGTTTGCGCTGTGATGGCAGTTGAATCTACCTTGATGTCGATTTCCGGAATATTCTCGGAGCCTTCCAAAGCAAAGTTGTTACTAGAAGAACCAACGGCTCCAACAGTACCAGCAGCAGGAAGGTGGTCTACGATTGGGAAACTTAGTTTTCCAATAGCAAGGTCACCAGCACCATTAGTTGCTGTATCAGATTCTGTTGTGATTTGTGCTGGTTCGTCCAAAGAGATGACAAAACGCACAGCAGCGGCACCAGTAGCGGAATCAGCAGCAGCAACTTTTCTAGTTAGACGACGTACTTGAGATATATTAGCAACAGCAGTAATAGTGCCAATTGCAGAACCACCAGTTACTCCATTTAAGTAAGTAAGAAGTGCTGCTTTATCAAATACAAAAGCAGACAAGTTGTCAAAATCTGCGTCAGCGGCGTCTGCAACACTTTCAATCTCCGCTTGGTTAACGTCGACAACGACAACACCCAAAGTAGTTGATGCTAGTAGATCCGGATCATATTGAATGTACTTAGCACGAGTCTCAGATACACTTCCATCTAGTTTGAAAGCAGAGCGTACTTTAATGTGATCGCTGTTAGTAAAAGCAGCAACGTTACTTCCACTTGGAGAAGCGTAAGCGTATCCGACCATACCACTTCGGCCGGGACCAGAAAGATCACCTTTGAGACTATCTGTAAGTCCAACACCGGTGATAACTTCTGAACCAAGTTTATCAGTACCATAGATAGATTCAGTACCACCTTGTGTGTTACCCATACGAGAGCCAGAAACACCGTTTCCACCTTCTTGATCTCCAAAAGAGAAGTCAAGGAAGAAGATCAGTCCACTAGGGAGTGACATCGGCTGAACACTAACAAGATCGTTAGCAATAAGTCCGGCGAATACACGACGAACGATAGGGAAGGCAACAGCAGCGAAACCTTCTACGTCACCAGCACCCAATGAAGAAGCCTCACGAAGAAGTTCCTTCGCTTGGTTTTCCAAAAGACGAGCCATAGTGCTCTTCTGGTGATCATTTTGAAGGCCTTCAAGCAAACCAGTTTGACCCCATTTGTTAAGAAGAGCAGCGCCTTCTTGGGCCATATCGCGGTTCACGATACCTTCGGTTAATTTTTCTACAATAGACATTAGATTAACCTCCTTATATATTGTTATTTAATGCCTGCAAGTTTCTGCATTTTCTTTACAAAAGAATCATCAGGAATCTTGCTTTCGTTTATGTTTTGTCTCGAATTCAACATAGAGGATAGATTCGATCGTCGATTTACGGTTTCATTCAGTGATTGTGGAGCCTTTTGTTTTTGGCTTCCCACTGTTGCCCTTAACGTCTCATGTAAACTCTTTGCCTCCTTAGGAGACTCCGCATTAGAGATGGCTTCGACAATTTTAGATTTTTGTCGCTCATTCAAGGAGGCATCATTTAAAGTGCGGTTTTGATAAAGAAGCTTTGCGTTTGAAAGCAAAGTCTCTTCAAGTTTTTCGTTCAATTGATGAACAACGGATTCAAGCTTTTCATTTTGTTGCTTGAGTACCAAAAATGTTTGTTGAAGTAAGTCTATCTCTTGTTTGGCTTCATGGAGACGATCGTGGTGTATTTCCTCATCGGAATCTTCTTCCTCTTCTTCCTCTTCTTCGAGAACAGAATGAGTATATTTAGCGTCTTCCATGTCTCTCTTATATTCCAGAGAACCTTCGTTGGTATCTATCCAGCCATCTTTGGCCTCACCCATATCGACATCGATATCTTCTTCAATTAATCCTTCATCATATTCTGATAATAAGTCCAAAAGCTCTTGGAGTTGCATATCAGTATCTTCTTCCCCTCCTAGATCGCCAAGAAGGTCATCTATTTCCTCCCCAGTTTCATCAGCGGGTGTTTCCCCTTCCTCTTCCTCAGGAGCCAAGGAAATGTCCTCTACGGGCTCTTCTGGAAGTGTGTCTTCTAGTCCCTGATCTGCATCGGCCATTGACAACTCAATGGCGTCCAAGTCGATTTCGATATTTCCATCTTCGTCAACGTTGTCTAGCATCGCGGTAAGGGTTACAGACTGCGTGTCTCCGTAGCGCGAATCCCATGCAGGGGGTGCTTCTATTTCGGTAGGGGGAGCAGTTGCTGTGTCAGCAGCAGCGTCCATTTCTTCTTCTTGAAGCACCTCTTCATCTGTCGCCTCAGACAAATCTGATTCTTTAACGACAAAAGGTTTTCCACCAGCCTCAGCGACAGTAACATTGCCGTCTTCGTCCGCTTCGTGAATCACACTAACTGTTCGCCCTTGATACATATGGGTGCGGGGAGCACCTTCGTTTTCAAGCATTGCCTCTACGGCCTCTTTAATTTGCGGTGCATACTTCTCAATAATTGATTGTTCTGCATTTTTGAGAGCAGCCTCTCGTAGAGCCGCAGCATCTACAATTGCTTGTTCTAACATGTTAGACATTAACACATCTCCTAATAGACTATTATTCTTATTAAATAGTGTTGTTGTCAAGAAAAGGAATAAATGAAATATTAGAGTTTTTGTATCGTCAGATAAGACACATGAGGTAAACCGGTTATTCTACCGTAACTCCCCGCGCTGGCGATTGGTCGAATCGTTACTTTAACCTGATCACTACCGCTTAAATGGGCGACTCTATCAAGTCGATGAGTGTTCACGGACGTCACAGATGTTTCCGGAAAGTAATTTCTAAAAGCAATCGCTCCACCGTAAGCCCAACCAGCAGATGAAGAAATTCTTACTTGGTATTGAGTTGGGGTATCATTTATACTAGTGTGATAAAGCGAACAGTTTATAAAATAATAACCTTCCTCCGGCGCTGTAAAAGTATGAGTGGATGTGTTATAATCACTATCAGCAAAAGTAGATTTCAATACACTATCAAAAGGGACTGTTAAGTATTCATTTGTGTCACTAGTTGTAACATTAAAATCAGAAGAAATGTGGGCCATTAAAACAAGCGGCTCTGTTGCTGCTGCTGCGCCACTATCAAAAACTAAGGTGACTATGGCTTCTTTATCACTACCAGCGGATTTACCAACTTTGATATGAATTACATCACCTTCGGCAACAGACTGATTTAAATTAGAAAAGATCTTTTGATTACAATCTGTTGTGCCATCAGAGAAATTTGATACTTTCTCCGTAAAGGTATCTGCTCCAACTGTCTGATTGACTATGGTAGATCCGTAATTTTGTTGGTTCTTGTAGATACTCAAAGTTACATTACCATCATTTGCTGTGCTAAAGTTATTGCCCTTGACTGAAACGATGACCTTATCTATCTTTGTTGCTTTGGGTACAACAAACCAAGATTTAATACCAGACGCAGCAGATATAGAAGAGGCGTTAACCCAGTTAACCGGCTTGTTGTTGGTTGTTAGATCAACATGTCCCACGGCGTATTCCATTCCTCCGCCACCCGAACCACCACTAGATTGATCAACCCAAGATAAGGCCCCGGCGCCATCTGTCGACAAAACCTGCTTATCACTTCCGTCAGTAGTTGGGAATGTAAATGCTTCGTTAAATGTTATAGCACCGTTTGAACCAGATATTTTAAATCTTGTTGATCCACTTGTTTCAAGTTTTATTTGATCGTCTTCAAAATCAATCTTAGTATCTCGGTCTGCATCGTCTGCTCCAACAATGTCTCCTAGGATTCTTTTACCTTTCGAATATAAATAACTCATACAATTTCTCCTCCCAATAATTAGCAAACATAAAAGAAAACGGCCGACCCGAAGGTCGACCGTCCAAGTAAAACTTGTAGGATAATAATCCAATCGTTAGATTAGAAGATGCTCCAAAGATCAGCAGAGATGTAACACAAGGAAACAGCAGCATAAGGAGATTCTAATACAAGAGCGGTTTGACCGTCAATTGTTTGAGAACCTGCTTTGTTGATTGTAATAGTGTTAGTCGAGCTACAATTAGAAGGAGCTTTAACGTATACAATATCACCTACAACTGGACTAGCTGGAAGAGTACAAGACTCAGCGCCACCCAAAGATGAGAAGTAGTTAAATCCTCTTTTAAGAGTACCGCTATCATCAATGTTTTGAATATCCAAACCTTGAACATATCCTTTTACCTCATCAGCTCTGAGTTGCTTCATAACTCCGCCATCATTAAATACGAAACCATCAGCAGAATCAGAAATAGTAATACCAGTTGCGAATGAAGTATCACCATCCATGATGTTTAATTCAGCAACAGTAGCAGCAATTGCAGTAGTGCCCGGATCAGCAGACAATGCTGGCAAGTAGTAAGTACCGGCGCTCAATTGAGGAAGCTCGATTGTAGTATCAGCAACAGGAGTAGCACAAGTGAGAATAGTCTCATGATCGTCTGCTGGGCCTTCAAACGTGAAAGAGCTAGAAATATTGATTGTAGTAGAATTTACAGTAGTGGTAGTACCTAGTACTGTAAGATCACCTTCAACAGTAACACCAGTTGCAGTAGCAACAAGTGCCGGAGCGTCGTTCACACAAAGATGAACTTCATCCGCTGTACCGAAATCAATATACTCTTGATTAGCAGCAGTACCAATCTTACCGATTCCAGAATTAATGATAGAAGTGATTGAAGTTTGAGCAGCAGAAACTGAAAGTTCACCAGAACTAACAGTGATACCAGCACCACCACCTAAGAAATCACCAAGAACAGAAACATCCATTCTCTTAAGAGTTCCAGCATCACTAACCATCAACTCGTCAGTAGCTGCAAGACCAGAAGCCAAAGCAGTTTGAGCAGAGATAACATCTGTATTAAGCATAGAGCCTTCAACAGCGTTAGCAGCGATAGTAAGAGCACCACCGGCAGCAACAGTAGCATCACCAGAAACGTTTGCGAAGATAGAATCTTCTAAGTTAGAGAAAGTAACTTTCTTTTCAGTGCCTGCATCAGAAACCAAAAGATTGTCACCTTGTGCAATAGAAGCACCACCAAGTGCACTCAACTCATCGATATCAACCGAAAGAACACCAGCAGCTAAATTAATACCAGCACCAGCAACGTTAGCGGCCAAAGAAAGACCATCTGAATCAACAGTAAAAGAGTCTGGATTTGCATCAAGAGCTAGTTGAGAGATAGAGTTAACTCCACCATCATATTTAAGACCATTACCAGCAATAGAACCAGTAAGACCAATCTTATCAGAATCAATCTTAATAGCACCGGAAACTGCAACAGCAAGTACACCAGAAGTTGCAGAAAGAGCACCACCAGCAATTGCTGTGATCAAATCTGCAACTGATTCTTTACGAGTTTTGTTAGAATCACCAGAAGCGATAAAAGCAAAAGAGTCATTAGCAACATCAACAGCAGCCGCGCCCAATTCGTTGTGGTCGAGGTGGAAAGCACCGTTAGAGGCAACAAGACCACCACCAGCCATAGCAGTAGCAAGATCAGCAATTGATTCTTTTTTAGATGCGTTAGAATCGTCAGCATCAATTATAGCGATACTATCAGCAGAAACGTCAATAGAAGCAGCAGTCAACTCATTAAGGTCGAGGTTAAGCGCGTTTGAGCCATAAGCAAGACCATTACCAGCAGCGTTTGAATTGATCATAGATCCTTCAACAGCATTTGCAGCGATTGTTAAAGCACCACCAGCAGCCACAGTAGCATCACCAGAAATGTTTCCAAAGATTGCGTCTTCAAGATTTGAGAAAGTAACAGTTTTTGTAGTACCATCATCAGAAAATGCGAATTTATCAGCTTGTGCGATACCTGTCCCGCCGAGAGCATCTTTGATACCGTCGATATCCAACTCAACACCTAAGATAGAGTCTTCACCGCCGATATATTTAAGACCATTGTCTGCGAAAGAACCAGAGATACCCACTTTATCGGATTCGATTTTAAGAGCACCAGAAACTTGAACAGCAAGAACACCAGAAGACGCAGCAAGACCGTCACCAGCAAGACCTGTTGCGACGTTATCGTTAACCATTGAGTCTTCAACGGCGTTAGCAGCGATAGTAAGAGCACCGCCGTCAGCAATTGTAGCGTCACCACTAACAACACCGAAGAAGTGATCACGAAGACTGTCAACACCAACTCTTTTGATTGTACCAGCGTCAGAAATCATCAACTCATCAGCATCAGCGATATCAGCGTGAGCCAATTCATCTTGGCCAGAGATAATGTTGTCATTGAGCATACCGTGCTCAACAGCAGCAGCAGCAATTGTTAAAGCACCACCAGCAGCGATAGTAGCATCACCAGAAACGTTTGCGAAGATAGAATCTTCTAAGTTAGAGAAAGTAACTTTTTTCTCGGTACCATTGTCAGAAACCATGAAATGGTCTTCAGTTTGGTGAAGAGAAGCTCCACCAAGAGCAGCCAACTCATCGATGTCTACGGAAAGAACACCGGACGAAGCAGCCAAACCAGCACCAGCAACAGAAGCAGCGTAATCAGCAAAACTTTCACGCTTTACAAGACCATCACCATCTAAAAAGTACAAACTGTCGGCAGAAACATCAGCAGCAGCGTCAGCAACCCCATCCAACTTCAATGTACCATCAGAAGTAATCGATCCTTCTTGAATAAGTGAACCCGAAGCACGGAATTCACCTAATTGAAATTTATAAGCCATATTTTATTTCCTCCTAAGAATTATGGTTTTTAAAGGCATAAAAATGCCAAGAACCCCGACACACTCGGGGTCCTCGATGTATAATTAGTTTGAGTATTTTCGAAAAGTCATGAAAAAAAATATATTTTTTTGGAGTCGATTAATAACTCGCGGAGAACCCGGGTTTTTAGAAAACAAAATATTTATCGACACCGTTTGTGTATATGTTGACAGCAGCATAAGGTGATTCCAAAGTAATAAATGATCCGCCATCGATTTTTTGTGAACCACTAGCCAGAACTTTAATATTGTTATCACCAGCATTACCGGCCTCATCTTTGATTGTATATGTCTGACCGGCTGTTAATCCTTCTGCTCCGGGCAATCTAATCTCCAAAGTAGAACTAGCAGAGACACCCAAATAATAATCATTCAATGAAGCAGTAGTTGCAGAAGTGACTGCTCTCCTCTTGTATGTTACCCCGCCATTAACTGTTAGTGTGTTGCCGTCAAATAAAAGATTTGCTTCACCATTAATAGAACTGTCTCCACCAGCAGTTACCACTCGGTTGTCGGCATCATTGTTAATTGTGACTGTTCCTCCGGAGGATGCTGTTATCACTAACTGTCCGGATGCATCCAAGCCCAGATAACTCCCTTCTCCGGCCAATGATCCGGATTGAACCCCCAAAAGCTTCACCGGGTTGGCTGAAGCTGATATGTGTAGGGTGCCACTTAGAGCAAGAGTGGAAGTAGGAGTGGTTGTACCAATACCGATCCTGTCATGGCTCGGATCAATTATTAAATACCCGTCCGTGGTGGTGTGAAAATCAGTGAACTTTGAATCGTTGGTGTGAGTTAATCTCATTTGAGCAGCAGAATTGTCCGAGACTTCAAGTTTCTTAACCGGACCTGAACGACCAATACCAACTCTGCTGGTTGTAGCTTTTACTACCAAGGTTGTTGAATCGACAGTTAAAGATGTTAAGTTACCAACAGATGTTATGTTAGTTTGCGCGGCTGTGGTTAGGGTGCCGGCTAGATTTGTAGCGGTAACTGTTGTGAACTTACCAAAGGAAGATGTCAAATGATCGTTATTAATAACAGAGGATGTCAACGAAGAAAGTCCTGTCATCCTACCGTCGATTGTTACTACTCCACTCTGAACATTTACAACTTCATCTGAGGCATGTCCGGTATAAAACTTTAATTGTTCATCATCAAGAAGGATTTTTGTAGTAGTTCCGCTATCTGATGATCTTCTGATTTTGTCAACATATATTGATCCACCACCACCAACTGTCAAATCTGTTCCATCGAATGTTAGATTGGCCTCGCTGTTAACAGATGTGGCATCGACACTAGTAACCAATCGATTGTTGGCAGGATTAGTATACGTCAAGATAGAAGCAGACACATATTCAGTCACAACAGTTCCAGAACTAGTTAAGATCAAGTTATTGTTTGAATCCAAAGCTAAGAAGCTTGAAGTTGTCGCTGTTGCTGATTGCAATCCGTGTATCTTCATTGGGTTAGCACTAGCTGATATATCAAACGTACCAGACACAGACAATGTTTGTGTTGGTAAAGCTGTGCCGATACCAATTTTGTTTCCGTTCGGCGCCAAGTACAGGTTCCCGTCGGAAGTGGCTCTGAAATCTACATATTTTGCCGGAGAAGTAGTGTGCGTTAATCTTAATTGTGCATCAGAGGAGTCAACAATTTCCAACTTCTTATCTGCTGCTGCCCTTCCAATCGCGACCTTGTTAGATGTTCCGTTAACAACCAGTGTTGTAGAATCAACAGTTAAACCAGATAAGTTACCAACGGAAGTTATATTTGTTTGTGCCGCAGTACCCAGCGTACCAGTTATATTGGTGGCTGACAGAGTTCCAACGCTTAATATGTTTCCTCCGGTAACCTTAACAGTGCCATCAGTTAAAGCACTACCTGTAATACTACCGGTGACTGCTACGTTTTTAATTGCTATTATTGTTCCTGATACATGTAATTCTGCTTCGGGATTGTCTGTTCCGATACCGACACTCGTACTATCTCCATCCTTATTGAATAATATTTTAGATTTAGTGTCCTCGTCTATTTTGATCATAGATTTGCCGCCAACTTGAAACTCTAGATCATCGTCCTGAAACCTCAAATACGTATCGGCATCGTCATTGTGATATATATACTCATCAATACCAGCGTTACCAGCTACTTCCAGATCATAAGTAGGATTTGCGATACCAATTCCAACCCTGTTATTTCCGGCATCAATGACAAAAGTATTTGAATCAAAATTTAAACCATTTGGTGCTGCTACAGTTGCCGCGTTGATGGTGATGGCATCACCAGAGGCATCCCCTAGTGTTAAGGTATTAGCGGATACCTGAAAATCTGTGACTCTGGCGTTCAATGTTCCGCTGACAATAAGATTACCAGTTATTCTAGCATTTCCTCCGACATCTAATTTGTAAGCCGGAGAAGTTGTCCCGACACCAAGATTACCAGAAATATGAGCAGCACCAGTTATAGCCAGTTCAGCCGTTGGAGTTGTTGTTCCAATACCAACTCTTCCTCCGGATGGAGAGATATTTAAATAACCATCCGATGTCGATCGAAAGTCGGTATATCTGGCTGGTGAAGTTGTGTGAGTCAATCTTAGTTGCGAATCTGAACTGTCGACTACCTCTAATTTTTTATCTGCGGCTGCGCGGCCAATGGCAACCTTATTGCTGGTACCATTTACCACCAATGTTGTTGTATCAACAGTTAGTCCTGTTAGGTCTCCGACAGATGTTATGTTCGTTTGTGCAGCCGTTGATAGTGTTCCGGCGATTGTGGTAGCAGTAATTCCGGTAGCTTTTATATTACTGGATGTAAGCTCGGTATAGCGACCAATAGATGCTGAAACTCCTATGGAGGATGTAAGTTCACCGGTAACACTCAGTTTCGAGCCGTCAAAGGTCAAATTAGCCTCTCCATCTAACTCGGTGGTGGTAGACCCTATTGAGACCAAGCGATTAGCTGATTGGTTGTTTAAGGCTGTTACAGGCAATGTGACATCAGAAGAGGCTGTTAAGACTAACTGATTATTGGCGTTTAGGCCTAAAAAACTTCCTGCTCCGGCTAATGAGCCCGAAGCCAAACCCAACAATGTAAGCGGATTGGAACCGGTTAAAGTAGTACTACCAGTTAGTATGTGAGTATCGTCAGCAGAGTCTCCGAACTTTGTTGAACCCGTAGCGGTTAAGTTGGTGACAGTTTTGTTTGTAACATCTAAATTGAGAGCGTTAGCATTAATTGTACCTGAAACGTGAAGTGTTCCGGACAATATTAAAGTAGTTGTAGCGTAATCATAAGTTAGAGCATTTGACCCAGATATGTCAACATCATTTGACTTAAACTGAATTGAACCTAGGTTTCCACCTGCTCCGGTAACAATGTTCTGCGCTACATACGCCCAACCATAATCTATGCCATCCGCCATTGGCTACCTCCTAGTTTAATTAGAAGGTGCTACACGCTGCGAAAACACTAACATTGGCAGTTACTCCAACAAAAGCCACTCGATCGATACCGGCGATTTCGTAAGTTCGGTATTCTGTGTCGCTAGGTACTTGTGCACCCGGTGCTCGACCGGAATCCGCCACAGTGATAGAAGCAGCAGTGGGAGCAGTGTTGGCTGATGCTGCTGAAACAGCAGTCCCTGTTGTTTGCGCTTCTATCTCAAACCATCTCTCAAAGGCATGACAATATCCAAAAATTGTAACAGCGGCTGGGGCGCTTTGGTTTTTGTCTGTTATAAGAATATGTAAATATCTTTGATTTTGCGTAGCATAACCAGCTAGTTTGTAATCAGTAGCGCCGGATAATAGACTATTCGTGTTGGCTTCAACAACAACTTCGGTACCGGGAGGTCCCGCAATATTCTTTGGGCTCCTAGTTCTTCCCCAACTATTATGTTTGTGAAATGACATACCTAAATCTCCTTCTTCCCTAACTAGTTACTTCTTTGTCTTTTTCGCTGTTCTTTCTTATGTCTAGCGATCGCTCGTTTCTTGGCGAGTCGTTTTTTTACGGATGGTTTAGTGTGATATCGTCTCTCTTTAACCTCGTCAATTATGCCAAGTTTCTTACATTTTTTTATAAATCTTTTTATAAATCGATTTGGGTCCTCATTCTTTCGAGGTTTTTCTATATGATTTGTAGCCATTTAATTTCCTGCCAATTTTTTCCAAATACCGCTTGATGCGAACGAAGATATATCAACTCCGGGATCATTTGGGGCAACACCATCCAGCGCTTTTGCTCCATGTGGTGACATTGTTGATTCTTTGCTAGCAGCCATTGGTGTAGTTCCTTCAAATATATTAACGCCATTGTAGGAATCTTTTCCTATGGCGTCTAACATCTTTCGTTTTTGTTCTTGAAGTTGTTTCTGTTTCCGTTGCAGTCGCTGATCGGCTTCTTGCTTAGTTTCTAACCTAGGTTGTTTTGCTTCATAAACGACATTTTGAGAAGAAGTTCCTTTCATAACCTCAGATATAATAGTCGAAAGAGTTCCGTCTTCAAAAATCACTTCTTTAATACACTCTTTAATTAAAGGTTTAAGGATTTTTTTCAATTCATTCTTATTCATTTGGGCTCCGCGTATTTGATTGATCAAAGGTGACCTCACCAGAATCAATGTTCATCAACAACATTTCTTTTTCTCTTTGTAGTTCCGCGATTAGAATATCAATCTGCTTGATTCTTTCTTGTGATTTCATTCCTGCCATGAATTCTTGCGGATCATCTTGTGCCATTGACATTTGATAATCATCAAGCTCCTCTTTGATAATTTGTACCAATCGGTCTTTTTTTATTTTCATTTATTTAATCTCCTAGGATCTTTTTAAATAGATCATTAATGCTATTTTCTTTAACTTCTCTGAGCCTAGAAGATACATTTTGTTGCCCTTTTGGATAGACATAAGCATTTGGAGTTGAAGGTTCGGAAACCATATCAAAACAAATTAATTGAAAATCATTTTCAACAACAGTCTGCCCGGCACTCTCTCTAACTGACCCTAACCCTCTGGATGATATTCCGAGTTTAACACCAGCATTCACTAGATCTTTCAAGATCCTTCCGGAAGGGGTATCGAGCACTTTGATTTTGCCCATAACATCCTTTCCTTCCCACCATATATCAGTTATGATGTGGGAAACGTTTTTAAGATTAACAACAGAATCATCCGGATGATCAAGTTCACCACAAGCACGATTGTCTTTGACTACATTCATATAGTTGTTGACCTCTCTTTTGAGGACTTCGTGAGGATAGACCCGACCATTTCCGTTTTGCTTGTCAGCAGTTTGCAAACGACCTGATAAATAAAGAACGCCATTTTCCATTTCCCTTTTTTCTCTTTCGGTTAAAAGATCTTGACAAATACCACCCTCACATAAAGCATAGAATTCTCTTAATAAAGTTTTAGACATATTTTCCTCAAATAAAAATTGTTGCCGGCGTCACCGGCGCGCTTCATGATCCGCTACAGCAACGGCGGACTGGTTGAAGCATCCATCGTTTAATCATCAACATAATCACCTCCTGATCTTGATGATACTCTTAACCCAAAATCGTTAACGACCATGGAGAGCAAATAACTAGTTCCGGCTCCCAAACAAGAGAGGCAGAAAGCATTCCCTAGGGAATATTCAAACGTAAATAGTTCTGTATAACCGTTTATGCAGAACAAAAATAAAGAACACCAAAAACCCATACAAAGTGGACAATGAAAAAGGGTGTTCCATTTTTTACTATAATCCTTCGTTGGTCTTATGTTCTCAAATATCTTGCCATACACAACTATGAAGGTCATCCCATAAGAAACTAGGATGAAATTAATTATATCCACTGTTACCCCCTATAAGCAACTTCAAATTCATCAGCGGCAACGTCTGATAGTCTTCGTTCCACTTGTTCACGATTGGGTACTGCTGACATAAGCAGATCATGATTTTCAGTTAGATCATCATAAATCGAATCAAAGTAGCTGTGTCCTTTCATTATCCAACTAGTTGATGTTGCTGCTTTTCCGCCTCCGGGTTCGCGACAGTCATCCATGGGATCCAAAGGGGTCTTCTTAAATCCGGCCTTACCATAATCGAATTCAGAGTGGCCTCCGGTCGGAGGAGTACCCGGAGTTTTTCTGGGAACCAGTTGATTACGAGATATCATTTTATCCCAAGCGCGGCTTTTTGCATCGTCTGACGTGGAAGACCAATGATCGGATGTTAGCCCTGCGCCTTCTTTATTAACCAAATTAAATGACAGTCCGTATAAAATTTTACTCCAACCCGAACCTTGAAAGGTTTCATGAACATATATCCAAGACATATGCCATGTCTCAGGTATACATTGTTCACCTTTCTTGTTTTCGCTGAGGCGATCTATACCGCATGCGGCAAATGGAAAGGGTCCGCGCGGAGTCAGATAATATAATATTAACTCATGATTGTCTATATCCGGATCATGAAAAAGTCCAATGTTAGAAGTGTCCGGTAAAGGTATTGGTTCTTTTTCGTCCTCAGACAAAAAGCTCTTAAAATTTTCTAGTAGTTTTTTCATCAGTAAGTGTATCTTCCATATAGGTATGGAGCGAAAAGGTTGTTCTGAACAATGGAGCCCTTTTCGGCAGCGTGTGGTACTTGACCTAATTCTGTCGAATATTCGTTGTCCGGATCGATCAAAGCATCATCCTGCATATCGTCATATGCCGTGGTACCAGAAATATAAGGTTTCTCTGTTTCCATCCATTCAGAAATTTTAAGCAGAGCCACTTTTATTGGATCATGAGATTTGGAGTCCATAATCTGACCTTCCAAAGATCCATATACGTTTCCACCTTGAATTGAATCATAATTTATAACACCTTGTCTTCTCAAATATTCTAGAAGTCTAGATTCGGCACCATACACTGCGTCTGATGTTATCTCTTTTGCAAAAGTGACTACTTTTTTAGAGGTTGGTTGTACAACGATATCAATGTCCTTGTGATCTAAAATCATAAGATCCCCATTTAAGGCACTCCTCAGGTTAAGATTGAATTCCAACTCATCTTTCTCGATGATTTCGATCTTAATTGAGTTTTCTTGTTCTTGCGGAGTTGCTTCTTCTTCGGGGGTGATGTTAATTTTTACGCTCATTTTTAGTTACCTCCGCTATTAAGTCTTGAATGTAGAAAATCTCCTCAACCATTTGTTGATTTATTGGTCTTTTTGTGTAACCGTCCAGCTTTACCTTAACTTTTTTAAAATTTTCGTTATTTGGGGTAGTTGACCCTTCTACAATTTGCTGCTGTACGGCGTTTTTGAGACGTCCAATCTCTTCATTTAAAAAACTTTTCAAACCTAGGCCATTGTCAGAAAAAGAGACAATATAATTGGTTAACAGATCTTTTTGTTCTTTCTGTAGGGTTCTCTCATATGCATTGTTGAACTTTTTTACAAAAGTTTTGTACTCCAAATTGTCCAAATGTTTCATTTCGGTTAATATTTTATCAGATCTACCTAGGAATTTAATTAAATTGTTTTCCAGCATAATTCTTTTTTTGGCATTTAGGTTTGAATTTTGAAAGAAAAGTCCGAGTGTGGCTAAGTCTTTATAGTTTGGAACAAAATTTGAATATGCTCCGAAGCCCAATTGTTTGTTTATTTTATTTATTAGCTGAGTCTGTTGATTGAAAACTTTTTTTCTGTCGAGGGACTCAAAATCCTTTTTTGTTTCTACGAGAAGTCGCTTAGAAAATTCAGGTTCTAGTCCTTTACTTTCCAGTAAAGAATTATATAAAACCAATTCTTTTTTAAGTATACTTCCTTTGTGAAAAAATTCTTTAAGAATATTTTTTGTAATTGTTTGTTTTTCTTTGTTTTCTCGTACGATTGCTTTGGTTAATTCTTTTATAAGGCATTCGTAAAGAAAAGCGGTATTTCTTTTCTTATTATGTTTCATTTTTATTTACCTTTTTTAGTGATTCGATTAATGCTTTTACTTCAAAGTCAGTATTAAATAGTTTGTCTTCTTCTAAAGCATCATTATCCACGCCCTCTGTTACCCCTCGTACGAGCGAGTCTAATCCTCCAAAACCAACTTTACCGGGCCAAGTTTTTCTAGCTGTGCCTACTTCACCATTTCCAGTGTTTATCATTTGTTTTTTCAGTCCACCTTTTTTATAAGATCTTTTGTGTCTTTTGTATGGACCTCGCTGGTTTGGTTTAGCATCGTCATCTCTCTTTGCTGGTGGTTCCGCCAAGAGGATATCTTCATCATCACCTCCTGCATCTTCTCCACCACCTTCATCGCCTCCTAGGTCTAGGTCACCTCCTTCGTCACCGCCTAAGTCTAGATCACCACCTTCATCGCCACCAAGGTCACCACCTAAGTCACCTCCGCCACCTAAGTCACCTCCGCCACCTTCACCAGCCGGTTCGGCTGCTGCTTCGAGCGCCGCCATGAATTTCTTATCGTGGAACATTTCTCTTTGCATCCGGATAAATTCATCTTCGGAAAGTCCTAGGAGGTTTTCAGCAACCCATCGTCGAGAGAAGTATCCCTCAGTAGCTGCACCGGCAATATCAAACTTTGTGCTCCAATGTTCTAATTCTTGCATTTCTGCAATCTTGCTCGGGTTATTGAGAGACAATTTGAAACTTAAAAGATCATCATCGCGATATCCCATTGTATACAAGTGGATGATTCCTACTTTTTCAAGTTCTGCTACTACAACTCTTTGTAGTCTCTGAATTGTTCTGGCGAAGCGAATATCCTTTTGGGCCAAAGTTGTCTTATCCTCAGCCGCACCTTCACCCATTGCTAAATAAGATTGGGGTACTTTTAGAGCCGAGAAAAGTTTGTCGCGGAGATACTTTACGTCCTCGATTTGAGCCGTGAAAGTCCCACCAGCAAGGTTACTAATATCTGTTGAGGACTGCCCTCCTCGTATTGGAATGAAATAATCTTCTTCAATTGAAAGAGGATTGTACCGTAAATCAACGCGACCGGAAGCAGGGTCGGTAACTTGATGACGTTTCATTTGCGTCATTACTTTCTGCATATATTGTTCAACATCTTGTGGTGCGATGCCACCAACATCAATTTTAAAAACTCGACGTTCTGATGCTCTAACAATACGATAAGCCATCATGGCATCTTCTAGAAGGGTAAGTTGTCTCCAAATTCTTCTAGCGGGTTCTAGTGCACTAGTGCCGTATGGTGCATGTTTATCGTGCCCCAGTATTCTAAAATGCGCTATCTGCCAGTTTTCAAGAGTTAAACCTCCATTGTTCCATTGGTATTGAATATAATTTGGATTTGTAGGGTCTTCGCCCTCTAATCTTTCAATCTCGCCACAAGGTAATCCAATACAATTCCGTATTCCCAATCCTTCATCGATATCCAAATATAAAAATAAATCTCCGTATTTACACATCGTTCGAGCCCAGCCAAAAAGATTATGCTCAATATTCATTATATTATAATATAATGAATGGAGAATGTATTTGATTTCATCATTCGGGCACTTGATGTTTAATATAGGAGTGATCCCTGAGTGGGTTGTCATTTCGTCTGCATATATATCCAAAGCTGATGCGATCTCTGGTGTGTACTCCATTTGGTCAAAATCAATATATCTCTCTGCACGATTCCTGTTGGATATCATATTCAGAGTTGTGATGTTCATCGGGTTGTATTCTGTCTTTTTGAATTGTTGACCACTAGCAGATCTGAATCTTTTAGCGTACATATCCAAATGTCTTCTTCTCAATTCCCTTCCGGATTGAGTTCTTCGTTGTACAATCGGACCAGAAAAAAGCCTAGTTAAAGCTTTAAATAATTGAGACTGATTGTTGTTTGGGTTTCTATCGTTGCGAGCCATATTTTATCCTTTATAAATCCAGAGAAATTCTTTTGTTTTCTTTATTTCTTCTTCGTATTTTTCATTAAACGTTTTAGAGTAGCCGTCCTGTCCTTTTATCTGAGTGTTCATAGTGGTTGTAGATTTTTTTATTCCGTCCAACATTGCCCTTTTGTACTCCATTTCTCTTTTGTTCTCTTCCAGTGCTGTGTCCCTGACCCAACAGGTAATAGCAAGAGCCATGACCAAATCGTCATTGTAGGAACGCATAGCTTGTGGTTTACCATTATACCAAATGAACGTTTTCATTTCGTGAAATAAACGATTAGAATGCAATGTAATTAGTTTGTTTCTAACATACTCCTCTAATTTCGCCACGATTAGCGGTCTTGTTTTGGTAGAAGTAGTAAACCCGGGTACCGATCGATCGTTACCTTCTGCTAGGTGGGCCTCGACATATTCGTGAGTCGACTTGATAGAATAATATAGTTTTGGATATTCCAAAGAAATCAATTTTTCCAAAACAGAGATACCAATTCCATTATTTTCTACGACCAAAAGACAAAATCCGTATTCCTTGCCGGCATCATATAGTACGTTCGAATACAGATCTAAATTGGGTTTACCTTGATATTCGGCAACTACTGCCATTGTATCCAGTCTCAAAACGTGAAATACAGAAAAATCTGTTCCGTCTCCTCGCGCAACATCAGCAACCAATACGTATGAACATCCTTCGATATACTTTTCCCAAATCCAAAAATTACGATCGTATCCTGTTTTGTATAGAGGTTCCTTTAAATTTTCAAATAACCATTGCATATCATCCGGATGTATGACGGTATCTCCCGATGTATTGAAATTACATTCCAACTCTTGTGCAATTTGCCTCCGGGACATATTTTTAGTTTCTTTTGTGAACCATTGCTGATCACGTTCTGGATGTACATCCCATGGCAGAATTATTGGATGAAAATCATTATCAGATGTTTCTGCATCAACGTATGTCTTGTGGAACCAATTTCCTACCCCATTAGGGGTCGATAAAGCTATGCAGCGCCCTCCTGTTGACAAAGTAGGGTAAAGACCCGTCCACAACTCGTCAAGGCCTTCTACGTGTGCTGCCTCGTCTATAACGAGCAGTGATAATGCCTCCGAACGACCCGCATCGCCAGAAGTGGTTCCGGCTTTAATCTGTGAGCCGTTTGATAATTCGAATGAAGTTTTGTTGTCCGTGACGATCTTGGCTATTTTGATCCATTCGGGGAGGTGCTTCATTATTTGTTTTACCTTCTTCACCAAGTTTGCTGCCGTGCCAAATTTGGTTGCGATAACAAGAATGTTTTTGTCTCGGTGAAAAAGCATAAACCAGACAATGTATCCCGCTGAGATTGTGGAGATACCAAGTTGTCTGGCTTTTAATATAATATTGAATCGATAATCATTGAAATCTTTGAGGAGATCTTTCTGATAGTCGAAGGTTTTGAAAGGAATGAGTCCTTTGAGTGGATGTGAAATACGACAATAATTATCGATGAAGAATTGTGGATCCTTCCCGCACTTCACAATCTCCTTAACAATTTCTTGTTTTGAGAGTTTAAATCCCATCTATCCTCTGGTTTTGCGTTTTCTTTGTGAGCGCTTAGACTCTGACATGTATGATTTTTCACGTTGAGTAATGTGCTCCTGCACAGAACGCAGTGCTCTTTCTATATGTGGAGCATAATGCTTTTTGGAAATATCTGATCGACTTGGCCCCTCACCAGTATCTTGACTAGGACCGGAAATAATATATAAAACTTCTGACAACTGCTGGGCGAGAATGGGCAATTGCGAGTTTGCTTGTTCTGGGTTAGATTGGAATTTGCCTTTTAGTGATTTTATTTCTTCTCTGATGTTCTCTCTATAATATTTGAGATAACGTTGTAACTCTTCAAAATTGTCGACTTGCATCATACCTACGCCATCTTCATCTGATCCATGGCGTGTTTGGTCAACTAGATCATCAATTTGCATAACCATTTCATTGATTTTTGTACCCTCTGGCCATCCTCGTTTTGAGAAAAACCCCATAGTCCACTTTGTTAGTTCTTGTGGCTTGGTGTGCATTAAATCTTGCAAACCAGCTTGGGTGCCTATAAGCTCTGTATACAATTCATCATATGAAGGTGCGCTGCGTGGTCTTCCTAAATTGTACATACCTTTTTTTGCACTACGGGCTATATCGTCCAAAAAGCCTTCATTATGAAGTTTTTCTAATTCTTCTAGAATTATTACTTTGAGTTGTTCTTCTGTTATCTTCATTTTCCATTGTTTCCTTTTTTGCGCGTGTCATTTTTGGGACGCTTAGTTGAATGTTGTTCTAGAAATTTTCGAGTAATTTCTCTATTTTTGTCGACCATTGGATCAGAATTCGTAACCTTGTCTAGGCCAGAGATGGTGTAGTGCTGGTACGCCTGTACAAATGTGCGAACCCTAGAAGTGCTTTGTACTAGTACGCGAGGTTCACCTTTCTTCTTAAGGGTGATTCCTTTTCCGGTTACGGCTTTATACTCTCTTTGTAGAAACTTTTTTACTTCGTTGAGCATTCTTTCAATATCTTGTTCGTATTTGGGATCATGGACATCTTTAAGGCGCGTGTCGCTTTGATAATTAATGCATATGGAATCCCCATAGAACTTAACTGAAAAACCATCTGTTACTCTCTGATCCATGATGGGACAACCTTCTTCACGATTCAGGCCAACTTTTCTAATTTGACCGTCCAAAGCAAAGCGTTCGTCGTGCGCTCCATCATAAGCGTTTGCGGCTGCTTGTGCTAGCCCTTGAATAATTTCCAACGTATTTGAACTCATTTATTTGGTCTCCAACCTTTTTTCCATCTGTCCTCTCTGCCCTCGATGTGTTGTATGTAACAATTCCAACAGCAGCCAAATTTTGTCATATAGACATCGTCTTTGGATTTGAACGAATATGTTTTACATGTCGAACAAGAACGAACAGACTCTTCTTTAAGTAGTTTCTTGGGGATAAAAACACCATCAACCTCTTCTTTGTCATGGTCTTCTTCCTTTATATCATTATAATACACTTCTTTGAGTTCGTCAAGGTATTTTTTTTCTTTTTCATCATCCCATTGAGATTTGGGATTCACAACGGTTTCTTTACCGTATTTTTTTGCAATTGCCTGCTCTACTTTTATGGCGTAGTTTGGATCCTCTTTTTTCATCGAACCTCCACATCATCGCGCGATATAACATAACTACTGTCTTCATCAGATCCACCGAGAGCCAGAACTTCCGAACTCCAACCGGGTGGCAAGTTATCCAAATTTACATTGTCAAACGCATCATAATAAACAACCCAGTTGCCATTACTATCTCGGTCTAGTTCTAAGTCAATCGGTTGTGACCTTAGCCAAGCTATTAATTCTGGTGGTTCTTCATCAGCGGCAGACATTGTTGTTCCTTGGTTACTATGATACCCTGCTGCGGTGTCAATCCTTATTTCCCTTAGTTCTTCCAAGATCATTTGTTTTAATTGTTCTTTAGTTATTCGCATCGATTTCCCTCACGGCGTAATATGTCCCCAACGATGTCCCTGTCGCAAGCAAAAAGCCTCCGAAGAAAGCCCACATGGTTTTATTTGGCTTCATCTGTTTTCGAAGAGTCTCGATCTCCGTATCTCGAAGAGCCAATAGAGTTGTATTTTTTTCTGTTTCGGTTTCCAACTCTGCTTTTAAATAGTCTATTTCCAGTTGTAATTCCGCTTTTGTTAATGAAATCGCGAGTTGTTTTTGGATCTCACACTGCTCAACGGACATCTCTCGCCCAGCAATGATGTTGGCTACCGCTTCATCATTCATTAGACGACCGTGAAAGGGTGCCGCGTCGCCTTCTTCTAGGTGAACCATCAAAGGCTCAGCAAGAGCCGCGGAAAGCAAAAATAGTAACATTAGAGCCCCCACCAAGCATATCTTTTTCTGTTCTGCAAGTAGGACTCATCATGATCATTATTGTAGGCTTCTACTTCAAATGGTATTTTTCTATACGCTGTACTGCCATTCATACCTCTGAGAAGATTAACCATCCAGTAAAACAAATAAAGAGGCCAAAACCCAACAAACAACACGTCAATATATTGTTGATAATGTATCGTCTCATGTCTCTTGGTTTTGTCTGACATTTCTCCTTTACTAATCACGATCGGCCCAAGAGTAATCGCGCCAATATTAATTGGAGACACATAAGATAACCAAACGGGAATCTTGCTGTTTTCAAAAAACCATGGTGTCCAAAGTTTCATTATTTATCCTTCGGAAATACAAGGATACCAAACTCCTCAGCTAAAATACGATCGATCTTATCTGGATCGTCTTTGTTATCCTCAACAAGTCTTCGAACTCTCTCTGCTTTGATTAGTTCTATATGGTCATCTGACTCCATTGCTGTTTTGTGTGCAATCTCTAAAGCGCGCTTATATTTAATGTTGGCTTCGGTTTGCAATTCTGTTTTTTTATCGGAGGCCGACTCAACAGCATCAAGTTCTTTTTTATAAAGCTCCTTGGCCATCTGTAATTGAGTTTGAAGCGCTTTGACTTTTTTACCTCCCAAGAGATAGGCTAAAACAATAGCGCCGACAATAACCAGAATTCTCCAATTATGAAAGCACCATAGTTTTATTTTAGCCCAAGCAATCTTCACTATTCTGCTCCGTACGCGCTTTTAAGATGTTGTTTAGAGAGTTTCATAACTACATATCTTCCGCTTCTTCTAGAGCCAATTTCCAAATTATTGGAAGCTCCTCTGGTTCGATAGATTCCAATACGTATCTCGGGTCTTCACCTAATATGGCAAAACCTTGTTCCATCTGATTTTCTTCGAGTCCTTCCATCCAAATGATCTGGGAAAGATCAGTTATTTCATTACCGTACCATTCTTTGACCTTTTCTTCTAGGTCCATATTGTTTCTACGTTCAATATCGGCCATGACTTCTGGGTCTTCTGGTCGAAGCATATAATCTTTATAATTATCACCATAGGATTCCATGACGGTATTGAGTTCTTCTTTTATAATTTGTGTTAGTTGGTTTTTGGTAAGTTTCATTAACAAGTTCCTTTACAACTAACACAAGCACAACATCCACAACAGCAACAACAGTGAGCACTGTTGAACAAATTTGCTAGTCTGTGTAAAAACGCTTTCATTTTCATTATCCTCCGTGTTTCCAAGATTTTGCGAAATCGATAGCCGATTGGCCACCAATATAACACATAGCAATCATACCCCAAATATCTGGGTCTAGATTTGCCCAAACCATAAGAGCAGTTGCCGTCAGAAAAACTAGTAATTTTCTACTCGCGAGTTTTTCTTGAACAGCATCTAAGATACCTTTATTTTCATTTTTAAGGTATAGTTCATTTTGAATCATAACTTTGTTTTCTTCTTTCATTCTTCCATGGCTCCCGGCATATATTTTGCAGAAATTTCTGACCATGCCATATGAACTTCCTCCGGAGAAGCATTGGGATTAGCAGCGTACCACTCTCCCATTTCCGCAACTTCTGGTGGTACTTCTTCCGGAATATTAAGTGCCTGATCTAGATCGTCCCCTTGCGGTAGCTCCGCATCAGGAATCTCTGGACCCATTTCTTTCAGAACCCCAGTGAGCTCTTCTTTTATAATTTGTTTTAGTTGTTGTTTCGTCATTTTCATTATACTTTTACCTTTGCAAAGCCATCTATTTTTTGAATATCGATTGTCATATCAACAATGTCTTTGAGAGATTCTAGATGGGAAATAAGAAGAACCGTTCTAAATTGACCTTTAATCATTTGCAGAAGTCGTATAAACCCCTCCATGTGATCTTGATCCAATGCAGTTGCTGGTTCGTCAAGTATAAATAGTTCGCTTTTTGGTAAATTGGTGATTGATATTAAGGCTAGACGTATTGCCATTGAAGCAATTGTCTTCTCTGCTCCTGATCCCATTGATAATGGGCGAGGGTCATATTTTGGATGTTTAATGTAAATTTCCAATTTATTATCGATATTGTCAAAGAAAACCTCGAAATCAACAATTGTATTTAGAACAGAAGAAATCTCTTTATTTATAATTGGCAACATTGACTTAATAACCTGATATGAGACTCCGTTAGCATGCATTGCTTGTATGTACAAATCATAAGCAATAAACTCATTCTCAGCATCTACTATTTGTTGAATGTGCTCTTTGGCTTCTTCAATCAGGCGACGAGTGGTGCCTTCTTCCGACATTAGTTTGAGAACCTTCTTGTTGCATCTTTCGAGATCATTCATCTTCATGGATATGGTTAATTTGATTGCTTTAAGATCTCTCTGCAAGGATTCCAAATTATCGTACGCCTCTTGGTTTTCATAGTAGTGTGAGATCTTTGTTTTGATCTCTTCGATCTCTTTTTCCGTAAGAGCCTTTTTACTCTTGCTTGCCGACACTTCCGACTTAATACTTTTGATCTTAACTTCATTTGTTTTTACCTCTCTAAACTTTAAATTGTAATCTTCCAATTCAGCTTTTAAATAAGTGATATTGATAGCTTGTTTCTTCTTGTTGGCCTCTGTCAAATCACTCTCGAAGGCGCACAAAGTCTTCCGTGACTCTTCGATTAGGGTTCTTGCTTGTTCCGCTTCTTTGACAAATTGGTTATCGCGACAGTACTTACAATTTGGATCATATTCGTGATCATGTAGTAAATCGATTTTGTTCTGATAGTTGTCTATTTCCATCTTAGTTGAACGAATGTTCCTTTCTATAATTGAAATATCTTTCAAAAGACCCTTATGTTTTTCGATCTGGTCTTCACAAGTTGTGATATCAAAGTCTTCAATAAACGACCGTAATTGCTTTTGTAGACTCTCTTGGGCACTTAACCTATCAAGACCCTTCTCGATTACTTGTGAGGCTGTTGCAAGCTGTTTTTGCTTCTTTTTGAGGTCTTTTTCTAATTGTTTTATATCAATCGAATCGGTACCGACAGTTGTAATCTGATCTTTTATTACCCTTTGTTCTTCTCGAAGAACATTGATTCTTTTAGTGTGCTTATCACACAAATCTGCCTGATCTGCTATATCTTCTAAAATCTCAGATAACGCTTCTTGATTCCATTTTAACTTCTTTCTCCAATCGGTTGAGTTGAGGTGTTTTATTACGCCTTTCTTTTCTGCTGAGTCTTTCTTCGCTAATTTATGTTTCTCTTCGAACATTTTCAAATCTAGAAACTTTGCAAGAATCTCTTTGCGTTTTGTGGATCCCTCGTTAATAAAACCAAACGCATCCATCTGAGAGGCCATTGAAGTTATCATAAAGTCATTGTAGTTTCCAAATGTTTTACGAATAATCTCGTCTGTTTCGTTACGAGTGGTGCCGTTTTTACTCTCAGCGTGTTGTCCAAGTGCCCATTTAGTAAAATCCAATTCAGTTTTTACTTCTTTTGTTTCCTTGCCTCTTAGTTTCTTTTGGTAGGTTTCGAGGTTTCTTGTAATCTTGTAGGTATCATCACCGACTCCGATCTCAAGTTGACACTTAGCTTTGTCGCGATTTTGATTAACGATGTGAACATTTTTTCTCTCTCCTTTGGACGTAGTGTTAAATAAGCCAAAAAGTGCCGCATCAATGATACTGGACTTTCCAGAATAGTTTTTGCCGAAGATCCCAACAAGCCCATTTAGCTTATCAAAATCAATTTCATTCTTTTCGCCGTAGTTAAATAGATTGTTCCATTTCATTTTACGAAGTTTCCAAACAATATTTCTAGAAACATCTTCTGATCCTTTGATTTGCTTAGAATATTCCCGATTAAGTTCTAAAACTCTATCTAAGACATCCTTGGTAATTTCTTTATCGGAAAGAAATGCTTTGATATATTTCTCTTGAACATTTTGGTCTCGCATATTAATGTTCTTACCATCGTTTTGCACAACAGAGGATTCAGTGTACCCTGCCCTGTTAACAAAATTTATTGTATACGGATTCCATTTTGCATTTGCATAATCACATGCCATTCTTAATTTTACCAACGGTAGATTGTAGTTTGACACCAATCTGAGTCTAGCGTTCTTTGGTACGTTAACTTTTGGTAAAGTTCCGTCTTGATTTATCTCAACAGTATAAAATGGTCGAGGAGACATAAATAATCTTTTTTCAACACTAAATGTTTCTTGATCTCGGATATCCCACAAAAGATAACCCTTCATCAAAGACTCGCCAAAGTTTTGCTGAACAGTAGAGCCGGCATACCAAACTCGACCGTCCGGGTCTAACTTTTGTGTTTTGTGGATATCGCCCAACATAGCGTAATCGAAGTTTGTAAATATATTAATATCATCTTCGCCATTTTCGAGATTCCATTCTTCATTTATTTCACACCCCATGATAGCACCATGGTAAAGCGCAATGTTTACCATGGATTTATCAGTGGGAGTTACCCAATTGTCCCGATCAAACACAGAGAGGACATTTAGGCAGATCGAGTCTGTCAATTGGGTCTCGCCTGAATTCTTTAACAAAAACAAGTTTGGATGTTGTAGTGCTTCAATTACTGGGGTAATTGCATCCTGTCGATTGTCGTTTTTGAGGTTACCATCGTGGTTTCCTAAAATAATATAAGTTGGCGCAATATCTGCTAAATTTTTGAGAAAATCTGCGCAAAGTTCAAAATATTCCGGAGACAATTGTGTCTTTGTGTGAGCAATGTCACCGGTGTGTATAATATAATCTGGTTTGTCGTTTTCTAAGCTCTCATATATATCTTTAAATACCTTTCTGTATTCTTCGTGATATTTAACGTTTCGGATATGAGTGTCCGATATGTGTGCAAAAGTAGTCATATGTCCTCCATTACTTTCTTACTATAATATAACCCATGTTGTATGGGTTGTCAAGTGTAAAATCTAATTTATAAAATATTAGCACTTGGCATACAATCTCTTTCATCAAAAAAGAATTGCCTGTGATGATTCTCATTTCTTCACCCCAATTGTTATTGATAAAGAAATGACATGCCGCTTCGGCCTCTGAATGCGTCATTCCATGTAAATCTAAAGTTTTCATAACGCCTTCGCTGTTATAATAATATTCTCTATTTCTATGCAGTTTTCTTCCTGTATTATAAAAGCCGACCACCAACAGCCACCTTCATGATACATTTCTTCTTGAAAGTCACCCTCGTTGATCAACGAAACTGATACTTCTAAGGTTTCAAATTCATTGCATACCCCTGCTGTTATTTCTATCTCGCTATGTTCTTGTCTGTCGCGACAAGTCCATTCGTATGCTTCTTTGGGTATTTCTACGGTTTGCCCTGTTGTTTCTAATGGCTGATGGCATGCCATGAAAATATAAAATAACATTAGTCCTCCAATTATATACTTTTTAATATTCTTTCTAGGAAGTACATATCACTGTCTACTTCCTCTGCATTTTGTAATTTTTCTAGAAAAACCTGCTTAGACATTGAGCCAATATCTTCATATTCCTCTAAATTTATTTTTTTAACTTCCAAGTCGTATCTCATAAGAGACTTGATAATCCACTGTGCTTTTTTTTCAGCATCCGGATCTAACGCTACATAAACCGGAGTATCATGAATTGCTAACGCCTGAAAAAGGCGGGAATCCTCTCGGAGCGTTGACCCAAGAATAGGTATAGCATTGTCTCCAACAACAATAGCATCAAAAACACCTTCGACCAGTACAACAGGCTCATCCCAGTCAACCATAAGAGAGTTAAAGACAATGTCTCTACCGCACGGAGGATTAAGGTACCGACGACCATGCCCAACATAAGAACGGGCAATAAAATAATTACAATCCCCATCGTTGTTGATAGACGGGATAATAATTCTTCCACTGTAACGTCCCTCCTTGCAGTAACCCATCTTCCAGCGTAAAATCTCAGCTTTACCTATCCCCCTCGTTTTGAGGTATTCCAAAGGCGTCTGAGAATGTAGTGGCAAGTGTTTATTACATAGTGATATAAACTCCAAAGGTAAATCAATTTTTTGAATTGTTTCCTGTTCGTTGATTTCTTTGAATATATCTTCAAACTCTGTAAGATCGAGTCTGCCTTGTAATTCCAGATACTTTTGTCTTTGCTGGTAGTTGCCAAACTTTCTTACAAGTCGGTAAATGTTTTTACCCCTAGCATCACAAACCCAACATTTGTAAGAGTTGATCGAAAAGTTGACCGACATCTTTTTCTTGTGGTGTTTGCAAAATGGGCAGTGATATAAGTGTTCATCGCCTGCACGGCGATAGGAACCGAGTATGTCGGTTATTATCTGTCGTTTGTTATTCATGTTGTCCTCTCTTTTATAATGTAACACGTTGAGAGGATTTGTCAAGTATTTTTTTAAAATTTAATATATTAAGGTCTGAGGCTAAGTCCCAATATTTTTTTAATTGCCATGACTGCATATTGTCGGCCTATCCTAGGAAATTTTCCGACCATTCCCTTGATGCCGTGGCGCAACATCCTACCGACCGGATCACTATGACCTGGTTCCTCCCAACCTTTTAGATCTAATAAATAGCGCGCTAACTCTACCAAGTCATCTTCTGCCATAATACTCATTGGCAGAAGATCCCAAGGCAACTCTTCTAATGGCAAACCGACATCAACCGTGAGGGATAGTGCTGTGTTAATATTTTCCCACTCTCCTGATTTTATCAGCCCATCGATTCCCCTTTCATCTTCCAGAGTTTCATAGATTAACTGTTTTAAAACTGACTCTGTTAGACCCGCGTCACCCATTGCATCTTGGTAAGCACGTTCATCACCAGTTGGACTAATCAATCTTTTTACAACATAATATTCTTCATGGCCTTGTGTGTCGCCGGGATCCAGTTCCCAGTAGTCTCCAAAGTGATGCAAGGTTAATTCTTCCATTGGGATACGGGACCACAAATAGTAATCTAAAGTAGAATGCTTCCCAAACTCACCGCGCTCTTTATCTTTAGCAATGTAGAAACTGTGCCTGTTTTCCCAATCATCCCATTTATCAGACATTGGGATGCGAGCGTACGCTCTCATTCTCCTGCCTCGTTGGTCCATCGCTAGTCTTTCTCTTTCTTCACGCTCACCTTCTGCATCAAGTTCGGGCCTAAAGTCCGATTCTTCAAGGTGTCTAAATTTCTTAGGCCGAACTAGTCCGGGATCGAATAGCCAATGAGGCGGTTGTCTGACACCAGAGAAAGGCAATTGACCATCACTTGGGGGTTCACTAAGTTGAGCGGAAAAGCGCAATCGAAAAGAAAATTTAAATCCTTCGCGCCATTCTGGGTCTGGATGGTTTTCCATTACTTTTTCCATATAAGCGCGAATTCTTTTGGCCGAAAAAGTCGATGCTTCAATATTGCGAATTGATTTAGGAGTCGGAACAGGCATCGCACCTTTATCTTCTAGGCTAGCCAAGTAGGCATCGACGTTTTTTAATTCTTCACAAGCAGTCTTCTTTCCACCTGAGCACGTCAACTCAAGTTTGCGCCTATATCTCACAATTTTTTCATTTTTTTCTTTTTCTAATTTTTTATAATAAGACTTAGAAACATCATCACCTCGTTTCATACCTAATACTCCCGAGGAAGCTTTCTTATTGAATCTAGATTCATTAAGCACCTCACATATCAATTCTCTCAATTTTGCTTCTATTAGTTTCATAATTATTTACCGTTTTGGACGAACATTTGATTTCCATTCACTAGAACTGTCATAATAAGGCGCATCTTCGCCTCCTTCTTCTTCGGGCTCTGGTTCGTTGGGATAAAGATCTGCTGTTATAAATGGTCTCCCATCATCTCCGGCAAGGCCACCATGGCCTGCTTTTAATCCTAGTCTTTTAAAGAGTTTGCCAACTGCCCCGAGAGAGTTCCCACTTATGCTTATTGAAGTCGGACTGATTATTGTAGCCTCAATCTCATCTTTATTATCCGGATCGCCCAACGCTTGAAATAACTCAATGGCATACACTACATTTTCGGGATCATTGGTATCCAGTAAATCGGTTATCATTTCGGGCAATGGCTCTCCCATTACTTCTAAGATTAATTCTTTTAATTTTGCTTCTGTTAGTTTCACAGCGGCCCCTCGTCCTACTAATTAGTAAAAATTTTCTTTATTTCCTCTTCCGAAACGTGATCTGGTATAAATTCCCCGATTGGTTTACCAGCCGCCAGGGCTTCTCGGAACTCTGTCGCGGAAACGAGGTGTTCTTGCTCGTAGGTGTGTTGGATCTCAACGATATTGGCAAATGATTTGAAATAGCCCAAGAAACCTGCTTGATATCCTGTGTCTTTTGATGAAAGCCCAAGGGAGATTTGGTTCTCTGTTTTGTTGTAATTCTCCTCAGCCCAATCATACACATCAGTAAAAGGGTTTGTATAATGGCCGTTAGGGGTCTTTCTGACCTTCGCGCGTTGATAGATGACCTTTGGGTTATCCAAGATACCATAAGCCTTCAAAACAGCTTCTGCTTGCTCTATGGATACTGCAAAATCATCGCCAACTTTGCGTTGACGTTCTCCACAGAAAATTCTAACCTCAGATACTTCTGGGTTGTTTATGTAATGCATAAAAAATTTGTAGTGCCCTACGTGTGGCGGCTTAAACCCGCCGGGTATAAGTACGGTAATCATGTCCATGTGTCCTCCTAGTGCATGATAAATTAGTATGTTAAAATGTTAAAAGTGAGACAAAGCAACGACAATTGAATCAGCCATGTCATCTGTGCCGGGTTTGGGATTCCCATGGCGGGTTAATTCGACTATGAAGTCTTTTGGGTATTTATTTTCAACCCATTCAATGATTTTTTTCTTCGTGTTCTCGCCTCTTTTGATTTTGATTCCGCACTTTGATCTGGCTGATCTTGACGGAACAAGTTCGGGTTGTAGATTAAACAGGGTGTATGCGAGGACCGAAATCATACCATTAAAGCGTTGCAACTTACTCATGGTACCAGCAGTCGTTTTACCACCTGAGAACATTGTAAAGGGTTCTTCTATGCGTATGTGCGTTATATTATAGGTATATTTAAGTCTTCTCAGTTCTCCCAAATAAAACTTCTGTGCTCTTTCTTCAAGAGTTCCGTCTTTGAATTTAAGAAAATTAACTTCCTTTAAATTTTGTTGTGAGTCCACAACACAGTATCCAATCTTAGATGTGCTTATATCTATTCCGAGTATCATATATATATTATAACATACTAACAGTTATATGTCAAGTTTTAATTTAAAAATATATTCTTTATCTTCTGTTTTCTTAATTGGCTTGGCCATTGTTGCAACCCCAATTAAATTGTAATTGTCATCATAGACTTTAATTTTCGATATGTAAGTTACTTTTTCAAAAGAAGCAGACGTATATGACGAGGTCACAACATTTGCAATTTTTGATGAGGGTTCATAATATAGTCCACTACCCGTCACTGCTATTGTATTTTCTGGTGCGGTTTTTTTCTTATACGTGGGATTGTTCGAGTGGTTAAGATGACCTTTGGGCGCTTTTGCTAGCATCGTTAGTGTATTGACATAACTAGTTCCTTTGAAATTCAATCCAAAACTAGCGGAAGCCAATGTTCTATTGGAAAGAGAAGGTACCACGCCATCGTTCATGGTGGTTCCATAGTGCATCCAAGTGTTAGTAGAGGGACTACCTGAAACATACTGAATAGAGTTGTTTGTGCCTTGGGCTACTGCACCTGTTAGCATTATAACTCCCTCATCATAAAGAACGATACCAACAACAGACCCACTAGCAGACCCAGTTGTTTCATACAATTCTCCGTTCTCTTTCTTGTCATGACATGATGCTATTTTAGATCCAGTGACATAATAGTCTAGAATGACAGAGCCTCGTTTGATTGAAGATCCGTAATATACCGTCGGAATAAAAATAAAATTTATGTCTGATGTGAGTAAGTTTCTATTTAGCTCTTTAGCAGGGGAATTGAAAGTAAAATGTCGAGAATTATATTTATACTTCCTCGCTGCTGTTTGAAGAGCCGATGCGGTGGTATTTATGGTAACTGGTAGAGCGATATTACCAACACCAGTAGAACCAGAGCCTATATCAAAATAACTTCTAGTATAGCTGCTAACTGCCGAAGTTGATCTTCGGGTTATTGGTACCACTTCTGAATATGACGATGTGACTGTTCCTTGTGCTGGAAAGCCAGCAAAGTTTCTACTCGATATGAATTCGTACGGACCAATATAGCCATAATTTTCAGAAAACAACTTAACCATTGGTTGCGGATTTCTTTTTCTGAAATCTTGTTTGTGTCCATTAGCTTGTACAAAAGGGTAGACTTTTAGATCACCAGATCTATTGCTGTTTATGTTGTATACCTCTATACCACCTTTCGTTCCGGCTTTGGGTACCTCTTTGTTTACATACAGATTTCCTTGATATACAAATAAATTAAACTCCGGATAGGTTTTAATTCGATTTGTAAATATTTCTTCATCTGTAAATTCATACTTATACATTAGTAATCTAATCGGGCTCTAAATGTTAGTTCGATACTTGGATCTTTGCGGATTGGTTCTGATAGTTTTCCAACAGCCAACAGCACTCTGTCTGCTGAATACAGGCCAATAGTTGTGATATAGGCAACAGGAGGGTCTTCCTGTGTTCCTTTAACTCTGATCTTGGCGCCATCGATATAAGTTGGATTACTTGAAAAATTAAATTCATTATGAGATGCGCGACAGAAATAAATCGAAGAGTTAAGCTCGATCGTGTTGTTAAATGACAAGTCATCTATTCTCAATCTCAATGCTTCCGCGGCACCAGATATAGAAGAACCTGTCAGATCGAAAAAGCCATTGTCACCACCGTGAAGATTGTCAGGCATAAATTGAATTGTTCCCGCATTGCTGTTGTGCAAAATACCACCTGCGGCTTCGTCCATAAAAATAGACCCACTAATCACAGCAACCCCGGCTTGATAAAATATTAGACCTACTGGGTATGCTGTATTGATGCCTTTTGTGGTAGGAGCAGTACCAACAGTGGTACTACCAGTAGCATACAGGATACCATACTCTCCTGTTGGGGAGTTGGTAAAATAACTATCAGAGCCAGAAGCATCATGGATCAACAACTTTTTCTCCATTACAGAGCCATCTTGATTACCATATGCCTGATTTACTCCAAGTGTCAAATTAAAAGAACCTTTTTTGATTTCATCTTTAACAAGCAATCTAGAAAAAGTTATAAATATTGCCTCCTGTATTTTAGAGCCACCACCGGCAATATCTCCATCTTGATCAAATTTTTGAATATTACCATTGACATCATATCCCATTAAAACTTGTGCCATTTGATTGTAGATGTTTATCTTTTTTGCGTTCTGTGTGTTACTAGAACCAGAGTACGGAGAATCACTGTGGTATCCAAAGGTGATATCATATATATGATTGGCACTAGAAGAGAGGTACGGATAATCATATACTGATTGGAACATACCATGTGAAAAGTTCTTGATGTTGTTTCCGGTATATGATCCGGATGAAATAGATCCTGTTAAGGGAATCGCTTCATGAAGTAGCGTTCGGGTTTGGACTTGATCTGTTTGGTTTAATGGTTTATAAGTTGTCATTTTCTATCCTTTTTTAAGCTAATTTTACGACTCTAACCGGTATATCAATTGAGGACCCCAAAACATTACCAGTGACTCTCACAGTAGTATCGATATATTTGATATCCTGAGTACCGCCGGCTTCGTTTGTCATAGTGCTGGTGTTACCCATTTTATCAAAAAGATAACTGGACACTAGATTCGCAGTATTCGCACCAAGTTTAAAGGCCAAGAATCCCGTCAAATATCCACCATTGACGATTGGAGTTTCTACACTATTAGTAACAGTCTGAGAGGCTGCGTTAAATAATGAAACCGAATTGTATATTGCAAACCCGTCATCATCAATATCAACATAACCCAGTGCTTGACCAGTGGTGTCTCGCAGTTTTAATAAACGATCGTCCATGGTTATTGTAAAACTAGATTCGAAGACATTAGTATCAATCGAATTTGTGTCTCCGGTGTTATAACCGGCATCTACGCGTATAATCTGACCATCGCTATTGCTTCCTCCGGAAGTCAAGGCGCCATTTTGAATACCAGCAACAGCACCGTTTGCAGTCCTTCCTATTCCAGTGTTACTAGTATTAGTATAGCTGTTACTATCGGCTGTCACCATGTATACATTTTTATTTGCTTCGGTTTTGGAGTTGGTTTTCAGGGTATTAAGAAGCAGAGTGGGCAAATACCAAATACTCATCATACCAGCGTTACCAGATCCTATTCCGTATAATAATTTGCTTTTCATTGACGCTGTGTTATTAGTGAATGCTTCTAATACTGGGGTTTGTAAAATACTCAAATCTTGGAGAGCAGTTGAAGCACCTACGTTAAACAATTCGTAATTTATCTCGTCGTCTCCCAAAGCAAAGTGAGTCACATTAAAATTCCCTGCTGCTAGCTTTTTTCTGCCTTCGTCTGTTAGTACCACATCTAATATAATGTCGCCGCTGTTATCTTGAAAACCCATAATATTCTCCTTAATTACCTTAATTAGTCTTCTTAATTATTTTAAAATTAACATTTAAATCAATTTTTTTGCCTGTATGCTTCGATGTCAATCTGATCTTAAACTTGTTCCCCAACTCAGAGAACAGCTTCTTTCCTGCATCGCCTATTGTATCTAGTGCCTCAGTAGAGCTGATATCTGCAACACTTCTGTGGCCTCCGTCCCCGGGAGCGGCCATGATATCCAAGGCATCCTCAACATTACCAGCGTCGACCGACCACGGAAATTGAATGTGAAAAAAGCTAGGCTCAATCTTTAAAAGTCTCTTAAAATCCTTTGTCTTCTTATGTCGCTTATGCGTTTTGAATTCGTATAAATTCACATTAAGTAGTTTATCAGAGGCTGTTTTAACCACTTCCACCTCATATATATCGGACGGATTTGATAGTGTACCATGGTGAGATACTGCTCGGAATATATAATAATATTTTCTATTCGACAAAATCTTGTCATCATGAGATAAATAAAGCATCTTTACTTTCTTTTGTGGTTGACTTGTTTGGTCGACCTTGTTGTTTTGAATTATCTCCATGTGTCCCTCAACTCTTTTTGACGGAGCAGTATAAAAATCTTCCATAGATTTTGGCGGCTCAGTTAATCGATAAATCATATAGGTACCGTTGAAATATTCTGTACTTCTGTCGTTTTCTGCAAACCCATCCGATGCCATAGCCAAGTTTTCACGCACGTAAGCTTCATCTGGGTGGATTGGCTTGTACTCAAACTTTTCTAAATTATTGTATCCCATAGGCTCCAAGTCAATCATTACTCCTTTACTACTCAAAGAAAACTCAACCCACGGTTTCGGAGGCACGAGATCGAAAAACATTTTCGCAGAGGAATGTATAGGGATCTCTAAAATCTTTATAGATGGAGCGATAGAGACGGTGGCACTGGCCCTATATGCATGGGTGGTGTCATAATTCTCATTGAGAAATTCGTTTTCATCATCAAAGCTAGATATATCAATGTTCTCATAAGTATATGAGTTACCCATAACACAAGAGATGTTGTACACCTTGTAAAAATATTTTGTTCCAAATTTAAGCTGGGTGTCGATGTGTTCTAAATGATTTTCATCATTTTTTATATAATATGTTTGTATAGGTGCACCATTGTCATTGTTAATGTATTTCTCTATTTTATAGCCAAGATTATATCTTTTGCAAAGATCCGTGTTTATGATCTTATTATAGTCTCTTAAATTTTCTTGAATCAAGTTGTTTATTTTTTCTAAAACCTTAATTGTGTTAATTTGATTTACAAACCGGTTAACTAAGTTGTCTACTTTATCATTTTCGTTTAACAAAAACAATTCATTCTCTTTTTCTTGGAAGTTCTTAAAATCTAGATTTGAAAACAACTCAATCAAATCATAAGCCTTTATCATAGATGCGCCTTGAAATTCAATGATTTGCGAAGGAGAGTTGTTGTTTATTGCTTGAAATATTAATTTTTCATAATTATATTCTTCAAATATATCTAACAATTCGTTGTTATGTAAGATGTGGTTGTTGCTAGTGATCTTTACGTTGCAAGGAAATATTGGATCCTTTAATTTTATTCTAGAACTTTTGGTTTTGTTCATAATGTATATGTTCTGGTTCTTGGCTACAATATTTCTTCTACCCACCTCTGATAGTGCCAAGCGTCTATCGTAATTGTCGATCACTGTCTGTAAGTGCTTGTTGTTCCCTTTCGCTCCGAAATCGCCATAAAATAAATCACCGTCAAACGTGTTTCTCAAGGTAGCCATGTCATTGATCAACTCACTATCACTAGTTGTATAAGCTATATTATAATTTAAGAGTTCTCGTGTATCTAGGCCCTTGCAGAAATCTTCATACTCTGGTATGTGTCTTAATCGATGAAAATTACACTCCGTAGACCTTATGTTAGTTGCAAAAGAGTGGTCAACATATAAATTAGGCTGAATCAAAGAGTTTATGTGCGCTCTCCATTGTGCTCCATCACGAAACACGTTTTCATCAGAATACACAAAAACCTTTTGAGTTATAGAGGGAAAGATTTTGTTCTTGTGAATGACAGGTGGCTCTATGACTTCATTGGTGATTTTGTTATCCCTGTAACTGACCGAACCAGTTATAGCCGGAAAATTACCCAAATGACCTCTTAGTCTATCGTTGTTTGTTTGATAGTTGTTTACGTTAAAATATTTTCTCATTAATATCTTCCTCCGCCTGTGTTTCTGCCGCTCACGTTACCACTAGACCTTCTGCTGGGAGTTCCAGTGCTTCTACTAGAAGGTGAACTCTGTGGAGATGAAGGAGTTGGTTGTGAAGATGTTCCACCGGTTGTATTGCCGCCGGTCACATTACCACTAGATCTTCCGCTAGGAGAACTTTGCGGTGTGCCCCTCGATGAAGGCGGACTGTTTCTTTGACCAGAAGGTCGTGGAGGTCGACTAGGAGCTTTTGCCGATCTAGTGCCGGGTACATTATGTGGCGAATTGCTGTTGCCTCTTGGTACCGAAGAACTAGATCGTCCGGGCATCGATGTTATTCCACGTCCAGTTGGTGCATTATCGGTGTTTCCACCTGTGGGTAACGATGGGGCTGTTCGAGATGATGGGGTTGTTCTAGGGTTCGGTAATGAACTACGACGACCTGATCCCGGTGCTGTTGGGGTACTACGCGCACCACCAGAACCATATGCTCCGACCGGTGATCCGGGTTGAGGCATGCTTCCCATCGCGCCCGGTTGACGGTTACGTTGACCACGGTATGCATTTGTGTTACCTTGACCAACCACACCTAATCCACGATCTATCCCAGTGCCGACTGGTCTGTCATTAGCATCTGTTGGTCTGGTATCAATTGGGAAATTAGTTACTCCGTACCCCGATGGTCTTGGTGCCAAAACGGGCTTACCAGACGCTTCTATTCCCACCACATTAGGTGGAACAATGTCTAAAAGTGCTGCTGCGCTTAAATCTAACGGATGCGATCCAAGATATGACAAAACACCGGTCTTATTAGGATCTTGCAAGACAATGTTTGATTTATAATACTCCTTCAAGTCTCTATAATTGTATGTGAAGTTTGTTGTAATCTTTAACGGATCAGTTCGTGATATTTCTACTTGTCCTACGGTATAAGCCAAGTTGTTTAAAACAGGAACCGGTTCTGTTCGTGCGGAATCAGCCTGTGTGGATTTGAAATAACCAAAGCCAATGTCTGGACTGTGTGGTTCGCAAAAACAAAAGAACGGCTTGTTTGAGTTCAGCAAGTCATCTGACAGTGCTGTAATTGTTGGGCTACTTAAAATTTCAAGACCAGAAGTTGAGGAATTATCAAAACCAGTTATACACTCCATCCTCATGACATTCATGGCAGTCTCTGCTATTATTCTACGAAACCTGTTGTTGGTAAAAAAATCATATCCCGACATACCCCAATTATCAAACATCATGGCTTTATGGTGCGGCGGATAATCTAGATACCAGCTTGGAGAGACCGTTTGCAATGTCGAAAAAGCGGATACCAAAAGTATATCCGATTCAGAATTTGGAAGCCAGATGTCATCATCGTCCCCCAACTTTAACCCGTCGATTGTAATAGTGTTTCCATTAAGCGGATTTGTATACTGTGTCGATGGTATTATTACTAAGCCATCTTCTTCTTCATCTAAGTTTTCATTTGTTATAGAAAGTACACTACCGTCGGTTGCTGTCATTTTTCCGGAAAAGGCATTCTCACCAGATGAATTGTTGGGAGTAGTATCGGATATAAAACCCATAGCACGTAGTCTGAAAAACATAATCGCAGAGGAATTGATGTCTGTAAAGCTAGGCGTTAGATCGATGAGGCTGTCTTCTATCTTGATCCCTAACGGAGTAAGATACCTTAGACGATCGATCTTGTAGTAATCAAAATTATCCCTAACACTAGAATCTATAGAAGGGGCCTCGGGATTGTTTTTCAAGTTCATGTAATATTTTTCTTCGTAAGACAATCTGTTTCTTAGTTGTTGTTTGGTAAATTTTATATTTGATCCTTCTAAGTTTGTGAAAACATTATATCCTAAATCAACCGGTTGAATTTCGAAAGTGTCACCGTTATCAACAAACAAACTAGTAACAACCTCCCCGGTATTAGATTCATTACTGTTTGCAAAGTTTGAAGAGCTAATTCCATATATTGATTCTATCTCTTGTTGTATTCTCATTAAATCATCATATAGTGCTCTTAATGTTTCCACAGTGGTTGTAAAAGGAAGTATACTGTCGACAAGAGATTGTATCATTTGGTCGGAACCGGAAGTATACAATAGTTTGTGCGCATCAACAGCAGACCCTATCAATTTTATATAAGGGTCTGGTTGGACATCATAGATATCCAAATTGGAGAGAAACGCGTTCAAAAAAACATTTTTAGTGGCAGGATTATAATCAATCCCAATTTCCGCTGCAACAAAAGACTTGTAAGCTTCGGTAAAAGTCCCGAAGGCCACATTATAATTGGCGGACCTTCCGCAGTCTGATATCAAACTAGACAAAAAATTAATCGAAACAGACAAATTATTTAGTACCTGCTTAATGTAGTAGTCTAGGGTCTGCCTAAATGATACACTTACAACATATGAAATTTGCGGAGCAGAGGAGGCATACAGCATATCTTCTAACAGGAAAGTTCTTATACTAGCATCTTGCATAAACCCCAATTCTTGAATCTCAGAAATTTTGTGTGACGTAGATTTCTCCAAGTCTGATTTGTAAATTTCCCCGGGGACTATCAACATATCTCCTTGGCTTTGAGGGCGACTAGCGTTTATAATTGATTTATTTGTGAAAGAATATTTCGCAGAAGTTTCTGTGTTTGGATCGAACACGTAACAACAGCTTCTAGGAAATGAATTCCCAATGACTGGGACGTCGATTATCAATTCATTCGGGTCTGATTCCATATTGCGAGCACTAGAATTGTGGTGCTTTCGAAATATCTTAAGTGACAAAATCTGAAAATTCTGGCTGATTAACCTCTGATATTCTGCCGGATTTAGATGTCTCAAAATTGCTGCACTGTCTGTTGCTTGAAGTATCATAGCTGCTGGATTTATGTGCACCAAAGATTGCACACTAGACTTTTTTGTCATGGTGTATGTTTCTATGTGCGCTATGTTGTTGTCGTTAATTTGTGTCGACATGTTAGATGGTAAAGCGCTTTTGTCAATCGAAGGTATGTCGAGAATACTTTCTCCTAATTTTATTTTGGGATCTTTTCTGTCGACAAAAACCAACAAAGGATGCGGGGCATCTCTGTGTGTGGATCCTTCCATATACCCAACGCCTTCATGATAGTGAACTGGGCCTCCATATGGTTCATTGGTATCTGGAAAATAAAAGTATCCTGAGTTTTGGTTTCTTTCTCCGGCAGACATAATTTTTTCGGACGCTACTGGTCCGGCAAAATAGTTGAAAAAATCATTTTTTAAAGTTGTTCCAAAGTCATAATACGAACAAACATACAGGGTAATGTCAGAACAATTTTTAGGTAAGCTAATATTAAAACTCGCGCGATATATAGCCAAGGCTTGATCAGGCTTCGGACCAACGAATGTATTGGGTTCTTCTGATGCGATTGTATAATTACTACTGACATCTTCATAGTCCAACACAGAAGCTGTGCCGGCATTTAAGGAGTCTACAATCGCGTTGTATTCACCCAAGTTGGATCCGTCATCATACACGACTAGTAATCTGACTCTAAGGTCTTCCAAGATTTGGTTTTCTCCGGACCATGAGGGTTTGTACAAATGATCTTTTAAGTAAACCGAAGTTAAAAGAATTTTCTCATTTGCTTCGACGACCACTTTAACGTCCTGAATGTATACATTGGGGAGGTTCTCCACACCTACATCATAAATACTCATTAATCACAATCCTCTATGTCAGAATCGGTAACTTGTGTGCCGTACAAGTTAAAACGGTCAGTGCGCTTATCCGGACACAACAATTCTTTATCTAGAAACTGACTGTTGATAGATAATTCTTCCACAGCCTCACAGATTTCTTCACGTGGTATTTCGTCGTCAACCAGTATGTCAAAATAATAAGAAACTTCTTCATGCAAAGCAACGACCTCAGGATCACCTTCTATTGGCTCTTCTTCTAAATATATACCATTTTTTATATGATTATGTTCTTTTGCGAATAAAAGGGGCACTAATTTCTCCACAGTTTGTTGGTTTGCTATTGTATCCGACTCTATACTATATACTTCGATTTCAAAATTCTCCTTTTCGTAAAAAGATCCGAATTCTTTTAAGTGTATTAAAGGAAATTCTGTTTCCATAATAATAAATTTTCCATCCGGATATATATCTGAAATCATACCTAGGTTGTCGCGATCATCTAGTGCAACTGACCCAGTCGACAAAACTAATGCGACATCTATTTCAACTTGTGGAATCGGCAAGTGAGTTACCACTGAACTGGTCAAATAGTTTGCGCTGCTGGATATCTCTCCCTTAAGCATTTGCACTTGAAACGAAGGGCTCATATCTGAAACATATGAACTCTGCCCTAAGGCATCGTAGGATTTCTGATCGTATGTCAATCTTCTATTATATATCCTGTCGTTATAATGTCCGGCTGTTTCCTTGATAATAAAATTCGACTCAACACCGGATTTGATCAAGATGTTTTTGAGTCGCGGCGTCTCATTAACAATTCTATTATGCGCCGATTCTTGTGTCTCCGTACTAGTACCATCATAAGCAATATCATACAATATATCATCGTCGACAAACTCGTAATGCTTGGGTTTTAATTTTCCTTGCGCTAGCAATTCTCGCCCCAAAGGGGTCAATTCAAAATTGATCACATCAGTTTTTTTATTGAAAAATGTCATGCTGTTGTGTCTCCCGGACGGGCATCGTCATTAATTCTGTCTCTGATGACCCTATAAGTTACGCCATCAATAGTTCTTTCTCCACGAAATCTATCTATTGCATTGGATTCTGCTGCTTGTTGTGCTTGGTTGATTTGCCATCCTGCATATTGACCAGAATTCATATGATAAGATTTTCTGTGAGCGATGTAAGCATCCATTGCTGCTTGGTATTCTTGTGCAGAGCCTAAAAACTCTGATCTTGTATATCTTATGGTTGTACCATTAGGAAGATCTCTTTGATGGAAATCTATAAACGAGACGTTGCCATACAAAAGCCCACCAGCATTATCGGTATAAACACCGGCGGCGGCTGCTAAAACAGGTGTCGGATATTCATACAATGCATACCATCTCGCAGACGGAATAACTCCACCAGAAGTGGCACCGTCCGGCAAGCCGGATAGATTGACCTCCTCTACTTCGCTATCATCAATGGTTGCATTATTTTCATCATACTCTGCTTGGAAAGCTGTCTCTACTCCATCCGGAAGATCTTCTGGGGCTTCTTCTGGGTCTTCTGTGTTTAGTACAGCCGTTGGTCCGGGTAAAGCTCCGTCAAACTTAAATTCAACTTCCGCATCTAGCTTTGCCAATTCAACTATTGAGAAATAATCATAGGGCCAGTTAGATTGTATACCGGCATCAACCATGTCCTTGATAGCAGAATTTGTTGAAGTAGACTGTCTTTGTCCCGGGGCAACACCCGGAGCAGTTTGATTTGGACCGGCAATATTTTTTGAAGCTAGTTTATCATAATAATACCCAGAGGCGCGCTGTTTAACTTTGAAGACCATCCATCGCAGAGGAGATTGACCACCTGCACCTAAAGAGCCCAAAGTTTTGTGCAAAGAATGAGTTTCGTTTGGAGAAGGCATACCAGAACCATTACCTCCGCCCAAAATTTCTGATAGGTTCAGATCGTGTGTTATAGACTGCTCTTCAGTTTCAAATTCTGTATGTGGATTTTCGCCCGGGCCAGTATAACAGAACCCATCAGGTGGAAGGTTTTGCCACATATCTGCTAGGTCTTTTTGAGTAAACTCCATACTAAATTCAAAAATATACATTGCCATTGGAAGAAGGGAATCGTTATTGATAAAATCTAATTCCGGAGGGAATACATATCTTCTCATTCGATCGATTTGGTCTTTAAGATTCTGAGAGAAACCAACAGAAGAAATTCCGGAGTTTATATATGCCCTTGTTGCTGGTTCGTTCAAACGTACGTAGATTTTCTGATCTTGCACCATGTAATAAGGTACCGCTACAACGGCTTCGCGTACAATCTTAGAAGTTGCGACCTTTCCAAGTTTCCGCGGAATAGAATCGAATCCCACCAGATCAGCCAAACTATATACGGTTGGTGACGATGCACTAATTCTTTGAGTCCAATTAGAAGGAATGTCATTTACCTCTAAAAACACACCCTCTTGTGTCGCAGGAATGGATCCGTACTGATGCCACATACCACGTGGTGTCGAGGCAGCAACATTGTTGCCGTTGTCTGGTAGTTTCAAAGTGCCATTAGCAACCGATATGCTATTAAAATTCAAAATAGGGGTCTCGAATTTAGTTTGTATAACCCAACGGCTTCCTACATCATTGTCTGTAACAACCTGTACATTTTGAGTGCCGTCTTGGTTGTTAACTATGCGTTGATATTCTCCGGCGATTGAATTTACTGTTTGAAAATCAATCGATGCGGAAAGTTGCATAGCGTTCCTGTTGATGTTTTTGATGCCTTGTGGACCAAAGCAATATGCGAATTTACCATACCACTCTCCACTAGTGGACCCATAAGTCTTGTAATGACCATAGTCAAAACGATTGTATTCTATATTCAAGTTGTTAATTATGTCATGCACACTCTTTTTGCCGGTTGCACTAGCAGTGTAATACACATCTATCCATGACTCTCCATGATAATAAGGTGGAGTATATGGAAAATTATAACCGTTCCTAGAATCTTTATGAAATTCAGGTGCCTGCTTACCTGTTGTGGCTGCTCCTGTTAGGGCAATACCATATGACTCATTTTCCCAAAGTTTCACCTCGACACTTCCTGTCATTCCAGATGTCTGTAAAACATTAAAGCCTATACTAGGCGGACCGAAAGCAGTCGGTCTAGAATACATTGTTAAGGTTTCTCTAAGCGGTTGCTGGAAGTTCACACCAGTTGTTGGGTCCTGAGCTGTTCTGGTTGCCACAATATCTTGTGGAGTATTGTAAAACACTTCTCCTTTACCCTCGACCATGTTTCTAGCTTGATTCATCGATCGATACATTTTTATCCGCATTCCGTATATTCTTCCGTTCACAACGTTACCAAAACTAGGATCATCAGATGTTCGACTAGTCAACATTGTAAATTTCTGATCTTGTAAGAAAAACTCTGGTACTTCCGCCAAAAAATTATTCATCATCATAACATACTTGTTGGTCTTAGTTTGACCTGTCCACAAAACAGATGCAGACATTGCACCGCTTGGGTGTGGTTCGCTAGGCATGATATCATATCCTGCTAAATATTTAGCCGGCTCTACCAGTGCTTCAAAAGGTATTCTTTTGTCAAATTCACCGGACAAATAATAATCCGGAATCTGTGGCGAGGCTGGATTTAGATAGTCGGCCGGATAAGAACGTTGGGAGACCATTGGCTCTCCGTAGCCTAAAAGATTAGAAGCCCAGTCATTAGTATCCGATCGGATAGGGTAATCACAAGCGACACCTGCTTTAATTGTATTAAACAGTGTTCCGGGCGCAAACAATGTGGCCATCAAATTTTGAAACTGAAAATTATGGTTATGATCTAGAAGACTGGCTATCACATCCTCTGCTGTGGCTCCCGCCATCTCAATTGAAGTAAAATCAATGCAATCTGAATAAAATTGTTCTGCCATTTGTACAGTTCTTTGGCAAGGATAAAAACCTTCGTATGGTAAAAATTTCTTAATTACAGAGCAACGAAGCGTCAATCTCTGGTACATCTGTTTAGTAGTGCCGACATATGGAGCAGGGAAATCACCAAATGTTTCATGATCATCTTCTATGACCTCAAATAATTTCATAAACTCTGAATGAGAATAGGTGTTGTAAAAACCTTCATGACTACTTAGGGATTTTCCTGATTGGCCACCGGTAACCTCTAAGATGTCTTGAATATCGCGATAGTGAGTCCCTACTAATAAATCATCTAGATGGTTGCTTATTCTGTATTCTGGTAAAACCGAATAGTTTTTTCCAATTAATCTAATATTTTTTGAGAAGCTCTCGTAACTGTCGTAGAATGGCTTCTTGTTTGCTTGTTCAGCAGCTTGCCAGAGTGCACCACCGAGACCAAAAGCTTGCCATTTAATACTGCTGGCATCAGTGTGCTGGTTTATTGAGGCTGTTTCCGGAATAGCCATTCCCGTTGGATTCCCAACAGAAGAAGTAAAACGGTTTGTTTGCCTTCTAGAATAATACGGTGCGGGAGATATAAACTTATCCATAAATCGAAGAGCCGCTTTTGACAGAGAAAGATCACCAATAGACAATTCAACAACAGGATTATTAACCAATAACTGGCTATAATTATTCATTAATATGCCTGCTCCACCTTTCGATCCAGATGCACCGGCAAAATAATTAGTGTCTGATATACCCTCAATTCCACCGAAACCCTGTGCCTTCGCTAGCACAACATGTTGTGCACCGCCGCCATTGCCGGCCATCCTATTTAAAGGCCTGAGTCCCCCATAAAATTGTGTATCGGCCCCCTTGGTTATTTCATTGAAACGAGGATAGTAAAAATGATCTTCCACATCTAGTGGCCAAGTGCTCTGAGTCAAAGCACGAGTGTGCGATCCGGATACATAAACACCTCTCAAATCATATTGACCATCAAAAACGTGAAACCCATAAGAGTTCGTCAAGAAAGTTTGGTTTCTGTCTAATCGGTTGTGTCTAAAAAATGACGGAAGAGTTTGTCGAGTTCGTACTTCTTTTCTAAACATGTTTCTAGGTTTTGGAAAAATAGTTTCTTTATAGGTTAAAGATTCCCAAGAATCATACGGGCTAGTTCCGTTTTCCCATACACCACCCAAATACTTACTAGTCATGACAGAATATGGTGTACCAGGTGCTCGAATATTAGGTTTTATTATGTTGTGATCATCATTAGTTGATTTATTTGCAAAAAACTGCTGTTCCAGTCCCACTGAAACTTTCTCTGTGCCAAATACTAATTGCCCCCGAGCACCATTCATCAGTACTGGACGATAGGACATGTTAAGTTCTAGCGGGTACGACATTTGACAAACCGCTGGTTCTTCCTTGGATCTGAGTGCTGATCTTCTAGCTGTTCCGTAATTTGGAGAAGTAATTTGAACTCCCCCTTGTTGTGTAGCAAACCCAAGAGTATACAATTCTCCGGGCTCCTTAAAATAAGTTAAATCACTATTTGCTCTGTGATATCTAGATACAGGGTTCTCGCCTATTCTAATTTGTTTCCATGATGGCCATCCGTATGGCCCGTTCCTGTGTGTGTTTATAGCTGCTTGGAGATCAGCAGTTGCAATTGTTTTAATACTAGTATTGATACCAGTCTCAATAGTGTTGGTAGTCGTATCGACACTACTACTAACTAAATTGTTTAAACCTATGAAGTCAACAAATAATGGCATCTTTAACCTCCGTAAATCGTTGATGCTGATGGGAAATTGATGGCAGGGATCCAAGCCGTTGGTGGGCTGATCGGTGTGCCGACATAGCTATTTGAGGCATCTGGTAAGTCATCGTTGACCTTCCATGCTTTAAGTGATGCCGAGACAAGACCAGAACGAGGCGCATAGCCATTGATATTTTGTAATCTCTTCCAGTCTGATCCTGAAACTGAGTTCCTAATCCAGCTATACTGAAAGTCGCTTCTTGGTAAAGTTGATCCAATATATGCATTATCATTCCTACTACCAGTAATTATGCTGTCACCAGAATATTCATATCGATATGAAGTGTTTCTGTGATACTTGTGAAATGATCCTGATGTTGAATATTTATCAGAATTCATATCAGGGAATTGTGAATCCGTCCCAAATCGTCCCATAGGTATAGCTAGAAGGCTTTTCAAACCTCTACGGCGACCAATATGGTCATACATTCTTATAGTGCCTTTTTCACCGCTTCCTGAGCCTCTAACAGTAAGGTTTCGGTATGGCAATGCATTGTGCACTGAGAATGACTTACCTGCTACGTCTAAGTATCCATCTGTTTGTACTTCTGGTCCTCCGGGAGCCGAGAAACGAGTGTTAATCTCAAACGTTGAGGCTGTTAAATCCGTCCTAGGAACAGTGATTACAAGGTCTCGTGCTCGTTTTTCATGAATGCCGCCGCCGACGTTGGTGAAAGTATGAAAACTGGCTGCTCCACCAACTCCTCCGTTATTGTACGTCAAAGTGTAACTGTCGAGAGTACTAGATGTTAATCTAAATACAGCAGCATTTGGATAGGCCGAAGTGTCGCGAGAGATACTGGTTATGCCTGTGTTTGCTAAGATTTTGGTTTCTAGCATGTGCCATATCTGAGCGTTTGAGCCTGTGTTCTGAATATAGAAATTTGGGGAAGAATCCGAGGTGTTATCGTCATCAAAAATAAAGTTTACTGCCGCTCCGGATCCTGATGTAAAAATAACTTTGTGACCATCAACCGCCCCTCCGGATCCTTGACCCCCAACAATGTTGTTTAAAGAACTGTATGAGGTTCCGGATTCTGCCAGCGTTGAATTCAACCCGGCTCCAACTGCGCTAGCGGTGATATGAAAAGTTGCAATTTGTGCACCGGTGCTAGATCGATTAACCGTATAAGCTCCACCGGCCAAGGCTTCTATTTTAGTCTCTAAAATGTGCCACATCTGTTCACTGGATCCAGTATTCTGAATATAAAAGTTATTTCCGGAATCTGATGTTCCGTCCTTGTCAATATGAAAAACGTATGTGCCGGCTATTGTCAAACTGTCGTTGTCGACAGCTCCATTGTCGGCTCCGTTCGCCATATCAGATGCTGCATAAAATGCAGACCCGCTAGCGTCAACATTACCGTTACTTTTAGCTCCTGATCCAGTGGGTCCAAGGAGAGTGAACGCGGCATATGGAAGCTCCGACAAAACAGCACCGGCACTACCAGATGCCAAAGAGAAATTGGTTGCAACATTGTTAATTGTAAGATCCAATGCAGCAGAGCCAAGACAATCCACTGTTCCTTCATCATTGACATTCGCATCTGTCTCAAAACTGTAATACTGCGTGATACTACTTGAAGGTATTATACAGCCATCTGATACTGTCTTATTTAGATTGAGCCACTGAGCGTCGTTAAAAAGTAGATTTACTGCTGCTTGTGATGCAGTGGTGTTGAGTATGACTATTTCATCAATGTAAGAATTGCCACCGTTTGACAAAGTGGTTGTAGTAGCCGAAGTGGCCTCATTAAACATGATGAGTTCCGTGGGCTGATTTATTACATTTGAAGCTCCTGTACCTCCGGCATTAGTAATCAAGGTCTGCTTCACTCCATCTATATACAGAGAACCCTCGGTAGTAGAATTAACAGATCCGGAATGAGTCCACACAACGTGCGCTTCCTTGCCGGCATAATCATCAAAATCTTCAATATAATATTGATCATAAGCGTTTGTGTACACGCCCTCAGAGAATTTTCTATAATGTACAAAAAGTCTAAGTCTCCCAGCCGAATCGATATACACTTCTCTGGCTTTGTTCACACCGACGTCAGACCCTTCTAGATAAATAGATCTCCTCCCTCCGGTACCAGCATCTAAGTTCACCCAAAAAGAAAGAGTCCAAGCACCAATCCATATTTGACGGCTAGTTATCGAAGCGGACATAAAAGAAGTGTTTCTTTTACTGACTTTCAAACTCTGCGAATACACAGCAGCGTTCGATGTATATATTGAAGCTAATCCAGAGTGGGTGTGGATAGAGGAAGACAAATTATTGTAGAAGTCCGTATCAGAAGCCCCTTTGTTAACAGGTCTGTTAACAATCCCGGGATCATGTGAGCCAGAAACACCATATTTATTTGTCTCTCCCCCCAAAGTTGCTGTGGTTATTGTCAAGTAATCTGCCGGAGCATGATATCCTGCGCCAAGCACCTTGAAGCTTCCTGTTGCATGAATTTGGTAGAATGCTCCTGTTACTGCAAAACTACCACTAGCGGCTCTACCGGCGAAAAAAGAACCGGTTGCAACAAATTCACCCTTTGAATCAACCTTGCTAACCAACAAAGTGCCGTCAGGTTGCCTATTGTTTGGGTGAGACCCAAAGACGTTCCCCTTTCCTTTCGTAGAATCGGTAAAAAATTCTTGACCAAACAAGGACATGTAGTTTGTTGTATTAGGCAATAAATTCTTAGTAAATTCAGGTAGATCTAAACCTGCATCATAGGCATCGCGATACCAACGTCTCTGATCGGACTTGTTTAGTGTGAAAAGTTCATAACCTTTTCGATAATTTCCTACTTTCTGTATTTTTGAATTGAACTGAATGTTTCTTATGTTCACTGGTCGTTTAGCATGCTCGTCCCTAAAACGTATAGCCCAAGGTTTAACTTGATTTGGATAAGAACCTCCATAATCTGGTCCGACGAAACCTAATGCCCCATCTGTATCGTTAACTGTTGCGTGTGTTTTGGCGACGATAGCCCAAGCCTCTGGTCTATTCGCTGTGCTATCTAAGTTTACGGTTCTAGTGTTTGTCGAACTAGCGTTAGCTCCGCCACCAAAGCCGCTGGCTGTTATTGTTGTAGCGGAGGCGACTATTGTTCGATTCCCATCCGTACCCCAAGCAGACTGCGTCAAGCCTAAAATAACCGGAGACTTTGAATATACATTGACACCGACATCCAAGTGGTGACTTATGATGTTCGTGAGTTCCTCAGCCGAGGTCCAGTTTCCGTCTTTAAGATCATAAAACTTGCTATATGTAGCTACAATTTTGCTTTGATCTGAGTCCTGTATTGTCACTGATGTCCCGGGAGCTATGACGTTTTGCAAAAATCGAATCGACCCTGTTGCTTGTGAAGCCCCAACATGGTACCTTACAGTGAGGCTTTTATCAGCAGAGTACGAATTGATGTCGACATGTCTAGACTGGTGGCCACCAACGTGCGCTTCTGTGAATGGACCTTGCATTGGGATATCATTCGAAAGATAAGTTACATCTGGGTGGATATTTGTAACCACAACGTCTGGTCCGAAAAAGCTTTTTATTTCTTTATTGTAACCGGTGTGCACTATATCCTCGACAAAGTTATAAGGTACAATTCGGTCGCCCTTTAATTTTTCGCGATATTCGTCTCCGGCAAATTTACCAAGAATAGCTTGTGAATTCCAAAAAGTCTTTTGGTTTGATGCTCGACCTTTGAGGAATGACATCACCGATCGGTTTGGATCATCGCAATCTTGTGGTATCTCTAATCCGGTACCGGTACCAACACCAATCGTTACGATATTTTGAGGCACGGATAGTTCTTCCCCATGGGGAGCTAATGCTTCCAAAAGAAGAAATTTGTTCTTGTTTGTTCTAAAATTTATACCACCATGCATGATCTGTTTTTGTACAGCCGTGAAATTGTAAGGTTTTGCTAATTTCCTGATGGCATAGGTTGAGCCGATATATGTAGACCCATCGGTGTCAGTGCGCAACAAACCAGATGACGCCAAGGAATGATTAGTCTTGATCGTTCTTATGGCTTCTCTTACGGCAGAAGTAGATGTTGGTCTGGTTGTCTCATTTTTTACTTGGCGATCTCTTAGCCACAGACAATTTCGATCTTCCCGATCTAAACTTCCCGTAGGTGCTGAACCATCTTGCCAACTATACAGCAACTCTTTCACACCACGCATAGGACCAGCAAAATTTTCTTTTGTAAAGGCGCGCTCAACTAATAGATTTGTTTGGTTTAAATATTTGTTTCTTTCTAGCGCATGACTCTCGATAACGTCATAAATCTTGTCGTTAAATTTAACACCGGCTGGAATTAGCTGCCTTATGGCTTCTGATATAGAGTCGTCAATCCACTTATAGAATGATAAATATCTTTCTATGTCCGGATCGTTTTCTACTTTATCGAAGAACATATTTTTTAGCACAGCCATCTTGTTGTAATCAGTGTGATATTTTTGATTCGGTCGACCGATTAAATTATTAAAGTCAGCCGCTGTCGAAAACATGTTCATCATCTCGGAAGATATCACGCCGTACAAACTTTTCTCAAAGGAGTAGACCACATCATTAACATCGTTGTCTGTGAAGAAATGCTCAGTGTAGTCGGTTTCAATTGAAACTTTGTCGTCTGTATACAGATTGTCTATGTTTCTCTTTTTAGCTACATATATATAATTCTTATCCACACAATTTGTGTCCGAATTCGCAAAGAAAGCGCCGTAGCCCTCATGCATTCTAGATATTACATTAGATACATCTCCATACTTTGCATCAGAACTTCCGGAAGAGTAGTCATAGACCCTCATATTACCTGCTGCGTTCGAGCCGGTTATGGTATCAAAAGACCAATGCAAAGCCAACGTATCAGATCTTGGTATTTTTATGCCAGTGTTGCTTATCACATCTGTGGTGTAGCTATCATTCAATCCATAATTTTCTTGATCATAGCAGTGTTCATCGATAACATGATCTGGAATATAACTGTTCCAGTGTAGTAAAGACCCTATCTTGATATCTGTTTGACACAACACAGAGCCTGTGAAGTTTTGTCGATGTGCCCCAACGTAAAACCTTTTCGCAGAGGCTACTAAGTTATGGCCGGTGACAGATCCAGTCAGAGAAAAGGAATTGCGCTTTGTTCTTCCCTCTGCTTCAACACCGTAAAATTCCACAGTGTAACCGGTACCTGTGGCTCCGGTAACAAAATTACCATAAGGGTAACTGTCGTGTTTTACTTTGACTGCCAGATTCCATTTGTTGTTGTCATACTGAGCCCCGATATAAGAACTGGTTAATACAAAAGGCAAGGCGGAAGAACTCAAAGCAAATTTTATTCTTGGCTTTTCCTTTTCAAATAACAAACTGTCTTGTTTTTCTTTGTATATGTATATACCCATCTCGTAATCCGTTTCCGGAAAAGAGATTAAATTTGTATCAGCGGTATGAAACCCGGCTATTGATGAAGTTAAAAAGTTTGTTTCCAAAAAATTGATATCACTTGGGTGTCGCTTCTTTGGCAATAAAAGATTCGTCTCCAATGTTATAGAAGAATAGTTTTGGGGAGCAGCGACATAAGTATTGCTGTTAGTGGAACTAGACATCCCATATACTGTCGCGGACATGTTATTCTCAGAATAGAAATTTAAATATTTCTTTGTAACCGTGTCGTTATAATAATTGTCCTTTAATATGTGCGTAGATTCATCGGCATACATGTTTAGGGTAACAATTTCTTTATTTAACCCCAACGATCTGAAAAAGTTTCTGAACGATTTCATTGTCCCTTTGGACTTGTACATAGAGACAAGACCTAGGTTTATATTGTGATACAAGGAATTCTTTACTTCCTCAATGTTCTTTTCATATATTTCATTGTTGTCTCTGTTTAAAAAGAGTTCTACATTTTTTGCACTAGAAAAAAGTTCCGGAAAAACAAAACCACGTGAATAAAGAATATTACTAGCAAAGGGATACGCCTTGTTGGATCCACTAAGGTATCGATGGTGCTTTATTTTATTTATTTCATTAGTTTGGTGCCATATCGTGTCAAAGTAGCTACCAATCATATGAGACAAAGTCTTTAATTGTCCGGATTGCTCTGTGTCCTCTTCTTGCATCCAAGAAGGAAAAAGACGATAAAACATAGATGGATTCTCAATATCCGATAAACTTCCGGAAGTTTTATATCGAGCAATGGAAGAAGACACTTCTGGGTGTGAAGAATATATTATTGGATCTTGGAATTCTCTAACTGTGACTCCTGATTCGACCATGGCGGAGCCACTACTACGTGCACCAGAGGCATATCCAACCCACATTCCATCAGCCATACGGCCAGAATAGTCCAGCACAGTAGCGTCGTAAACTGAGTTGGACGTTGTTCCTTCGTTAAATTTATAGTATACTCCCAAATCAACATTTGAATCATGCTCGTTCGAGCCGCCGCCTATTGGCCTGAACCAGCAATTGTCAATTTCTTTGTGAGATCGTTCGGTCTTCCAGAACCTAAACTCATCTAATGATGCTGATAGTTTATTAAAGCCGATGTCTCCATGGCCGACATGATCATCACGTGAGGCTGCACCGATGGTGGCTATCAATCCTTTATTGACTGGTGCTATATCAGATACTCCTCCGGAGACAAAAGAATTTATAAGCTTATTATTTTTATATACTTTTACTTGTGTACCGACAGAGGAGGTAATCAATGTGACCGCATGATGATTCCAGTTTCCGTCAAACATTCCAGTCATTAATCTTACATCTTGGAATCCATCTGAACCGGAAATCAAAGTCATATATAAAGATTGATCTGAACTTGTTACATACAATTTCATTCTTCCATATGCACTTCCTGAGGCCTCGCCGTTATGAAGGTCAAAAATATCTTCCCTTTGGATATCCATAGCGGTAGGCTTCTTCATCCAAAATTCTATGGTGCTTCCGGAAGCCATTGTCACTTCTAAACTAGACCCACGTCGACTAGATACATCATATATACCTGAATCTTCAAACTTAGAGTGAAGGGTCGACCCGATCATACCAGCAGAAGCCGTGTGAGGACCACCATGAATCAAGATATACTCTTTTACAGTTGGATTTGTATAGTTTCCTCCGGCAGGATTGGCATCAGCTTTTGCGGTTCCTTGGTTAGAAAACACAACATAGCCGTTGGTCCTAGGGTAGAGATTATCAAATACGTAACGATCTAGATAACTTGATTGATTTTCAAATTCCTGCTTTTCAGCTAGTGTACCATCATAAGGGTATTCTTGATAAATCCTCTTAAAAGCAGTATCATAATATAATTCAGCAGAGCCGAATTTTGCAAAATTACTAGCAGAGGAGAAGTCAATATCCGGTATAAACCGATCAAACTCTTCTTGTTTCGCGGCAATATATTCCGGAGATTCCAACAGCACAGATGATGAGGCTACTGTCTCTGGTTTAGTATGCTGTTTGTTGTGATAATTACTGAATAGATCCTTTATACTCATTCTTCGCTCACTCTAAATTTAAACTTATAAGGTTGTTCTACATAATTAGCCGTATCTTCATTATAGAAAGCATAATAAATTTCATACTGATATCCTTGTTCAAACATCCTAGTGTCCAATTTAAAGTAATTTCCTGTCACATCATACGATAATCCGGTATGATACAAAGATCCTGTTCCGTATGGAACAACTATTTCATCATCAATCGCTCTTTTTATTTGATACGAAGCGCTCTCGATAAGCAAACTCGGTATAGATGTTTGGTTAGCAACAGTGTAAATGTTGGGAGACCAATTCTTTTCTCTAACATACAACCTCATTTTCGGAGTCTCGCCGTATCTATATTGATTTCTAAGATTTGGCATAGACAATACATAATTTTGACTTTCCGTGGCGCCCATTCCATTAAAAGAATTAGGGGATATAGAGCCCGTAGAAAACTGTATAGCAGCACCAGCAGCGGTCTGAATCGATGTGCTTCCGCTAAACCATACATCGAATACCTTGGATAAAGAAGAAGAGCCTGTCATAGCAAACGTAGCAGCATATATACCCGTTGCAACGCGACTACCAGTAACAACATATACGTTGTTTGACCCAACGTTGCCTCCAATATCTAGTGAAAGTGCCAAAGCGCTTCCGGAAGGAGAGGTATTATCGGAAGATCCTGAAAATAAACTGACATGGATTGGATTAGTGCCAATGGATGGAATATCTCTTAGTCTACCACGAACATAGTTGTATAAATATATTGTGTTTAAGTTATCACCTGCAGGTGCCAGAGATGAAGAGAAATAAAAGTTTCCGCGATCATCGCGACGGGAATCATCCCATCTTGCTTCCAACACTGGTCTTTTGAAGAAAAACTCGCTTTCTCGACCAAAAAACCTTTTTGTATAATATGATTTTGTTGAACCTGAGACATTATGCAAGACTGAGCCGCTTGTTGTTCCGGAAGAGTTTGAATGATATGCTTCCAAAGAACTTGTCAGATAGATACCAAAACCGTAATTAGTGGTACCAGCAGCCCCTCCATCTAACCAATTCTCTACGATATGTGTGACATCTAAATCTAGGTCTTCTAATCCTGTTGTGAAAGACTGTTCTTTCATACCAGTGCTTCTAAAATCACCGCCGGGAGTAGCCCACTCACCGTCGCCACCACTAAATTGGCTTGCAACAGTCAAAACACTATCACTGACGGCAGTACCGACGATGGTCGCAGCAGAATTACCAGCAATACCTTTCGCAGTTTGAGTCAGGGTCACAGTGGCGTCGGATGAACTAGCGGAGACATTTAAAGTCGATGCCGCCATGGCAGCATTTACTGCTGCCGCTATATTGGTTGCGAACTGATTTGCGTTACTGTTTGCGTTCGCAAAGGCTATTTTGGTGGCAGTCGAGGTAGAGAGACTATTATCGATCGCGAAACTAACAGAGTTTCCTGCTGAATCTGCAACAGATAAAACTCGCGTGTTTGCTTGTCCGGCAGTCTTACTTAACGCTGTGATTGTGGCACTCGCGCTAGCAAAACTATTGTTCGCATTAACCCAACTTGATCCAATGTTGTCTCGTGTTATGTCCTCATAGTTCTCCATATCCAAACCATAACCTTCTTGCCAAGACGATGATACTTGTGAAACAACCAATGTATAATCTCGCGGAACTGTTTTGGAGTGCGGAGCATCATACATTTTAAGAAACCAAGAAACAGATCCACTGCCCGGTATGGTTGTCGCTGAACGGTCTGTTGATAAATGAGACATATCAAATTGTAGTAGCACTCTGGAAAGTTCAGCAGAGCCAGAAGCTGCTTGGCCATATATAGAAAACACCTCTACGACATCTGAGGCTCCCATGTTCGAACCAGTACCTCTGGTTGTTAGATCCTCTTTAAAAGCGTTTGTTATTGTGTTATCTTTTGTGGCAAAATATCTTTTTATCATAGGGCAATTCCTGTAACAACATTGTTAAATTCTTTAAGTTCAAATATGACGTTCTTTGGAGGGTCCAGTCTAGTGCCGTCTTTGGACATCATTTGGTCTATTGTGACATTTGGTTGTGTCAACGAATTGCTACTAGGTAGTTTCATTGTAACATCTTTGACATCAACAACTCCGGATACTTTATTGATAGTATAATACAGATTCGATATATAAAAAGATTCTCCAATATAAAACTTATCAGCCAAGTGCTCTCTAAGTTTGCTATTAACAGCATTGATCACAGAAGTCTTGTTACGCTTTGGATCAACGGTTATAACGTATTCAAAGCCTATATTACATATGATTGCGTTTTTTATATTAATTCTATCATTAATAGAACAATTTCTGTTAAGCCAAGTTTTTAAATTAACCTTTATGGTGTCATTCGTCGTCACTAGGTTGTTGGCACCATCTGTACTTATGACATATATGTCTATCACTTTATCGGTAAAAGAAGGGTCTGACACAACATTGGCTCTCTTAACGGATCCAAATTTTGCCGGCATGTGATAACAATACGTTTCATAATCATTCTTAGTAACTATTCTAGATTGAGAAGCAAAAGCACTGTACGATCGTATCTTTACTTCTTCTGCTGTTGGGATACTGGTGTTTCCAACGATGGGTTTCTCGTTAGATACTTCCAACGAATTGGTTACTGCATTTTCCACTGTAATGTCGCTGGTCGCGGTTCTGTTTGGGAATGTCAAAATCCTATTGGCCATTCTAGTGATTGAATTAGAGGATAGATTTATTGAATCTGCTGCATTTTTCTCATATATAACAGTCAGCGTTGTGTTAGATGGGCATATCCCCAAAGAATCACTATATAAAAGTTTTGTTGGATCAAATTGATCGTCAGATATATAGTCTCTTCCGGACATTTGTAGAGCAACCTGTGATGGGTCTAAATGATCTACTGTTGTCACTTCCTCATCAGAACCAGAACCAAACTGTAAATAAGTCCCTGATGAATCTTGTACGACGACAAATCTTCTTTTGACTGCTTTTGGTTTCAAAATAGAACGAACACCATCAGATTTTACATTTGGATTAACGGTCTCTTCGTGTATGATGTCTTGTGTCAGGTTCTCGACTTTGAAATATTCATGACCTTCCGAATCAAAAACAGATACAACATCAATAATAGAACCCGGGCCGACGCGTACTCTTCGAAATTTAGTGAAGTCTCCTACTGGAACTGTTGTTCTGTATCTTAGAGACGATTTTATTTGACCGAATGCTCGAATGGCATACTGAGTAGGTTTACCAGAGGAGGCGCTAAATCGAGCGGCAACAACAGAGTTTTTGGGGTGATTGAAATCAACATCCTCAGTGAGAACAAAATTTATGTTCGTTTGGGACTGAACTTCGGTTCCTGTTCTTAAAACAGGTATATACCTAGGGTCAGGACCAAGACCAGTAGATGACGCTGGTACTAGTACATAAAACACAGCCATACCAAATGCAGCCGGGCGAGGAGCATAAGTGTAGCCATAGTTTTCGGCCATCCTCTTGATGTTATCGTATTCAATAGCGGTTTCCAAGAAAGTTTCGTTAACTTGATAATCTAAATAAAATGAGAGTTGGTCTCCCACATAAGAAACAGCATCTAGTATAAAAGACCCAAACGAGTTCTCGGAAAAGTCCTTATAAGTATCTGGATAGTGGACTTTTGCCATATTCTCCAAATCTCTTTTGATAGTATTAAAGCTTCTATTTGTGTAATTAATTGCTCGTTTTTTGTTTTTCATATTTAACTGTATCCTGTCTGGGTGGTATTTGCCATGGTCAACTCAAACTCCACCTTTTCATCATTTAAGCGATAATATATCTTTATCGATAAACTATTTTGATCAATATCTGCGGCATCTGATTCTATCACGACATCAATCAGATTAATGTCTGGAACGTATGTTGATACTTGATTTCTTATTCTTTTTACAATTTGGTTTCTCGTATATACATTGTTTGATTCAAACAAATAAAACCGCAGTCCAACGCCGTAACCGGGACTGCTTATATTCTCTCCCGGGGATGTTAAAAGTATACATTTCAAATTATAATTAACCTGATCTCTGAGGTTCGTGTTCAATTCGTATGTATCTTCTTTGCCTGATTTTAAAGGCCATTTGGGTCCATATAACGGCATTACAATCTCCTATCAACCTAAATAGACACTTAAAACAAATCTTTTACAGGATCAGCACATTCGTTTCCGTTTGCATCATAGGGCGCCGAGACCAGTCTTCTCCTTTGAAACCAATTGAGTCCTTTGAGCCAATTAGTACTAAAATGTATATCAGCAAACGGATTTCTTAACTTAAATCTATCTCGTCGCTCATCATCTGTCCTATCGTCGACTTCATTTTCTAAATATCTAGATAAATAATGCCCCTGAAACTCTCTTCTTAAAAAATTTCTACTTTTCTTATAAAACGTTCGATCCCAATCTGCATCTTCGTCATAGTCTTCTTCTCTCTCACCTTCATATTGCCCCAAAGAGTAAGGGAAGCCATAACAACAAAACACTGATGTCATTGAAGAGATAACTTTTAATGGGAAAATCTTATCAAACAATATGGAATATTGTGCGTCTGAAACCATAAGATCTACCATGCACTCCATATCATACGAGTCCGGACCAGAATATGGATCGAAAGTGCTCAATAGGGAATCTTTAACTTCTAGTTCCTTAGATATTATTGGGATCAAATATTGAAACTCCGGATTATCCTCGTCTCCAACGTTAAATATAAAAGCCTTATTGGTATTTGAGACACTATTGTTAATAAAATCATTCAGATTAAATTCCTCTTCTGCATCGTCGGCTGCTTCTCTGGCGGCGTCGATTAATTCTAGTAATCGAGTGTTAAGCATTTCGTACAAATCAGATTCTGGGTTTGGAGTTATGCATGCACGTAATCCATAAGAAACGCCGGTGGTGCCTGTTACACCAGAAGGCTCCAAATTAGATACATCATAAAACTCTTCGGATACGAAAACTTCAAAAAACTCATAATCTTGATTTAATCCATATGATTGGAATGCTGTCCTTATTTTGGTTGCCTCTTCTGGATTTATCGCTACCAACTTATTTATCAGTGCCATGTTGCCTCTGGATGTGGAGATGTTAAGTAAATTATCAAACACATCCTTTATGTTGACCTTGTAAGTAAATTTAAGGTTTCCAAAAAAATCAGATAAATGTTTTCCTTGTGCATACTCTGCTTGAATAGTAGCCATCACATCTGGTACTTGGTCCATAGAGATTACTCCCTTCAAGTTGGGATCCCTTTCAGTGAATTCTCTCATTATGAGCGTTTGTTCTTCCTCTGTTAGTTCTCCGGACGGAATAGGAAGATCATCCATTGCCTTGTCTTCTAGTTTTATATATTTTTCTAGAACCAACAAGAAATCTTGATCTCCATGGTCGTATTTAAAAGTGGAAACGTCTGAGTTTACATTATCAACATCACCAGTATCAACAAAATCACTATTTGCTTTATCGTTGTAATATGATTTAAGACCTATTCTCAAACTAGTGTTGTTGAATATCTTATCCATTCCCAAAAAATATCTTTTTAAATCTTCAATCTTTGGAGAAAACATTGTCTTTTGGTCAAATTTCTTAACTACTGTTCTTAGTTCCGATCGAATTAGTTCTGCTAAGATAGCCTTGGCTGATTCCTCTACGGTTCGGATAGCCAATATTTTAGAAAAGAATCTTATTTTTTTGAGCCTTACCAAATACTTAAAGTTCATATCTATTTCTGAACTGGATGAGAACATTCTTTCTTCATACAAACGATAAGCTATGGCCCAATTCATAAAGTTTGTATTTCCCAGATCATCCACTGTCAGTTCCCTACCGGGTAGATTAAACAATCTGTGTGGTGGGTTATTAAAAAACTCTAATCTTAATTTTCTAGTAGGATAAATGTAGTTGTCGCGACACTTTTGTATATTTTCTAAATGTTGTGCTAAATAATCCGGAGGTGTTATTTTGTCCATATCTATCATTCTTTGATATGCTTCAACGGATTGTTCTAAAAAAGTATACCAATAATTTTGTCTTTTTATCCTGATTCTTCTAGCTCCGGAGCGTGATCCGGATTCAAGCATAGTCCTCTTCATTTCTTCCAATATATAATCACTCAAATGATGATCGTAGTTCTCAGAGTTGAATTGCAAATTTGATAATGGCCCCATTGCCCTAAGAAAATATTCTGTTGCGTAAAGCCTAATTGTTGTACGCACAGTGCCATCTAGTGCTGCTTTTGCTGTCTTGTCCATTATTATATTGAAAGGGATTTCATCAACACAATCCGCATCTTTTGATAACCTAGGGTCCAAAGGTAAATCTTTTGACAAAGTTTTCACCCTTTCTCTGATGTCATCAAGTTTCAATACCGAAGGAGTCTTTGGGTCGCACCCTTCTGCACCGGGAAGAATTGCAGAGGCTATATCAACCCACCCAGTGTGCTGAATTGGTAAGATAGTGAAAGGAGGATTTAAATACGATATCCCTAATCCCGGATACGTATCAGGACTTAACGGTACAACCCTTCCATTTGAATTTGGGTAGGAACCTAGCGTCTTTGTTTCGTTGGCATCTGGTGACACTTCATATTCGAAAGCATCTTCCGGAAGAACATCACTTTGATACCCGAAAACAAAACCCAAAGGGTCACCTCCATTTTCATCATCTGGGTCTGTCAATATCTCTTCTACCACTCCCTTAAACACTTGATTACTAATCAACTCATAAGTCTCAGTCAGAACATCTTCTGTTAATAAAGTATTATTTAGAAAAGCATTGGACTGCCTCTTTTTGAAATATTCAGTGAAAGCGTACTCTCTATAATCCAATGATACGTCTAAATTTTCTGTTTCATTTGGGATATATATATCATTTTTCAAATACCATTCTAACTCATCTTCGTTAAATTTCATCTCGTAATCTTTAGAATATACCTGAACTTGTCCGGTGGTTTCGTCTTTTTTAACAGAAAATTCATCCCAAATTCCAATTTTATAATCCAAGTGTCTAAATGATTTCCCGCGGAAGACATTGTTCAATTGAAACCTGTAATATGTTGATTCTTTAAGATCACCCTCTTCATATATCATTTGCATGTTACCCAAAGGCAAATCATTGGTCTTTGGTAGCCACTCTATGTTTGGTGATAAGCCCGGGGCATTAAATTCTTCAACTTCGGGAGAAGAATCTCTCGTATATATATTTGAAAGATTAATGTCCTCCAAATGCGTAGTCAGTCTGTCTTTAAGATGCTTTGAAACAGTTTCCGGAAAGACAGCCATTGCGCTATTGCCCATAAGAAGTTTCAACAAAGGATCTTTGCTATCTTTCTTTTCGTCAAACTCATCTTCTGTGTTTGCGTAATCCGGATACAGATATCTCCACTTTGTTCTTCTAGAATGTTTTCTAAAATTCAAACCATTAGTGTCTGCTAGTGCCTGCCCTAGAACACCTTTTTTGTCTAGCGTATCATCAACCAACAGATCCTCTATTAACTCATACTGCATATCCTGTACAGAGTTCATGATTTCAATAGTTTCTGGTGCCATATAGTTTGCAAAAGGATTGATTGGTCTGTCTGCGCAACTAGGGTCTTCCTCTCTTGGTGGCCCGAGAACTGAATCTAAGCCGCCGGGGTCAGCGGGATCTGCCGGTACAGATCTTGGAGCTGGATTTGAAGGGTTTTGGGACGCGTCAGTAAGTCTTCCAAGCTCCCCTGCTGCTAATCCTCCCGGGGATTGTAGTTGCCTAGCTAGATCCATAAGATCCCCTAATGCATTTAAAGCAGAAGAGTTTAGCTGGTTGATTTGGTTTTCGGCCTCAGCAGGACTAAACCCATTGTTAATTAAATTTCTAATTCTGGATTCGTTCCAGTCCGCCAATTGTTCATTTGTTAGACAGATACTATCACTAACCGGCATTGAAGGTAAACCAGCATCTAGAAGATCTTGAATACTTTGTTTCTCTTGTAAAGGCAAATAGCTTCCTACATTTTCAAAGAATGCAGCAACCTGAGCGGGATCACCGAGCAATTGCGCAAAATTAGGAGAGACATAAGTAATAGCTTCTGCTAGAACAGTATTAAATCTTGTGTCTTGATCTTCTGCTGCATTTATAAGATTGCCTAGGAACTGTTCTGTCGTTCCAACTCTACCCATTATATCCACAACTAGACTAGCTTGGTCTTTTAATTCCGGATTGATCTGAGAAGGGTCGCCGCTTATCCCTAGCAAATTATTGGCAAGGTCTCTGGTTTTATCTTCATCGCCTGTTCCGCAAAAAGCCTGATCGAGAGCGTTGAGCCACGAATTGTTTCCTAGGTTTCCTTGCAGAGCATCAACGACCAAAGAGCCGGCTATCCCCAATGCCTTACATAGAGCACCTTCTAGCATGTTTAACACTTTTAAGAACAACTTTGTCAGCAAATCAGTTAATATTTTTTCCAACGCCTCTTGAAACGCTTTCAGGAAAGACTCTTTTATTACATATCTAGGGTTTATAGATGGCACGACACATTTTGGAAACGTTGGGCTTTCAGTTGTATCACAAAGATAATCTACTGAATAAGATCTTAGAAAGTCCTTCACTGGTGGATGGAACAATGGTTGAGTTGGGCAGTCTTGTATTATTTTTTCTCCAATATCCCATATAAAACCAGTTACAGGATGATCTTTAATTCTTTTTAAAAACTCATCGATGCCCAGTTCTGTTTCTATAAATTCATACGTCGTTAAAAGGATGTGACTTATCAGTTTATCAATTTTTATTCCGACAGTAGTTCTAGATAGTCTCTGATTAATCAATACAGGGTCTGCTTCTGCTTCTCCGGCTGTTATCAAAAAGTCACTAGTGCTTACCATTATATTTAAAAAAGACCCCTGTTTTTCTATCATTTTGTTTTGTTCTTCGTAAAACTCCCTAGTGCGTTCCGGCAGGGGCGGTGGTCCCGGGTGCATACCAAATTTTGCAATGATTGGTTGAACCCGAGGATCGTCTGCTGTCAGTGTTGTGTTTAAAAGGTTACCAGAAGGCACCTCGATGAAGGTTATACTGCTATCTATGTCTTGTTCATAGACCCAACCGCCATTATCTTCTAGAATTCTGACTTCTGCCATAGGCTGAACATAAGACGGGCTATTATAGTATTCTTTGTTCGTCCACTCTTCCGAGGGACCAGATTTGAGATAGACAAAATCTCCATTAGAATCAGAGCCAAAATGCCAAGTCATTTCTTTGACCAATTGCCTCATTTGTTCACGCTCTTCTTGTGTCGTCTTGAAATTTTGAATTCCTTCGTTTATAGAGTCTTTAACATTATTATACCTGTTTTTTGCTCCTTCTATAAAACGCATTTCGCTCTTCGTTAATAATCGACGAATTTTTCTTTTTAATATTTTAAGTTGCTTTCTCTGCTCTTTGTATCCCGGATCTTCTTTTGGTAGTACAACTATGACCCCCGTTTCTGTATCGCGATCTACATTGATCAGCAGTGTTGTTAAATCAGAGTGCCACTCTGCTCTGGACACCCCTACTAATTCTGATGCGAAAGATACTTGATCCCACTCTTCTATATCTGGGGCTGGTGTGTTTAGGAATTTGTCGTATATTTGTTTGACTTTATTATTGTCTCCGCCCATCACATCGCCGACAGTTAAATTACCAGATTCTACTTTTGCCATCAACAACTGTACTATGTCTTCTACTCCAAACTCTTGCAACAAAATATCATTCAGATCATCTCTTATTTGCAAAGGTAGACCATTTAGGAACCTAGGCACAAAACGGAGATTCATAGAGGAGAACAGTTTTTCAACCATTATTTCTAATATATCCTCAATTGTCAAACCACTTGTTAAACATTTTATGGCTTTATCCACTAATTTTGAGTTACCACAAATTCCGATCGAAATAACCAAATCCAACAAATCATCTTTGCTAGGAGCCGGATCAAAGTATTTTTTTACTTCATTTATTAGCAAGAGATCTTTTTCAATAGTTTCCATAGCAGCCATATTGGCGTCATGAACCCATGGCTTATTATCGGCCCAAGATTGCGGATCATCATACGCCTTGTTGGCTGCGATGTTTGCTCTTTCGCGATAAACACCCAAAGAAACACCGGTAAAAGATTCCACGGTGGACTCAGTAGGTCGCTGGCCGGAAGCAGCCTCTGGTGTTGCTAGCCACTCTTGTGTTTGTTCTATTTTTCTTATCTCTTCATTAATTAATTTTTTATATTCTCTCTCTTCCAGTCTAGATATCATCTCTGCGCGGCGTTCGGCGTCTTTTCTTCTTTCTTCTTCCTCTTTTTGTTCTTCTGATTTCTTGAACCACCACGTGTGTTCTGAAACTTCGTCTTCTTTTTTGCATGATTTTTTTACAAAATCGTCCCTCATAATATCAAATGCTGATAGGATTGATTGACTTAAACTGTTTATAAAGGCGCCGTCGCCAAAGCCCAATTGTTTCTCTAAAAAACAAAGCAAAGCATTTTGTTGTTCTTCATCAGCTTCTCCGGAATTCAAACCATAGTCAACAACATATTTTGGATAAAAATACTCTAATGTAAATTCAAGCCATGGTCGAGTATTTTCAGCGGTTAAATCGGACATTATATCATCTATTCTACTCAGAAAACCATATGCCTCTATATATCTAGGATTATTTAATTCTTGGGTACCCTCTAACAATACAAAATCCGGACAATCACCTCCCAGAACATAAACCTCAAATTGTCCATTCTCGTTTTTAGCTAGATTAAAAGGTCTATCGTCTTCTATGTTGAACCTAAATTTTATCTTATTGGCAAAAGGTTTTCCCGTGAAGAAATCCGCTAGGCTGTTCAATGATTGATAGCCGTTTTTTCTCAACACTCTGTTAAGGGTGTTTTTGAAGGATCCCAAGGTCATTATTGCTGCGTTGTAGCTCAATCTTTTTGTTATGTCTTCCTGTTGTACTATCTGTATCTTTTCAACATGTTGAAATGCCGTATAATAAAATTCATATGCTTGCAGGGCAAATTTCAACTTGATCATATCTTCAATGAAATCGGGGCCATCGATGATGATATCGTTAAGTTGAATAGCATTTGTAGCCGTCTCTTCGGTGGTGTCTGTAATTGGATTTTCTGGTATCCGATGAAAATCTAAGGCAGGTACGGATATCTTGTAGTAAACTAGACCTGCTTCTGTCATGTGTTGTGCTTCAAGTTTGGCATGCCACTCTAAGGCAAAAGGGTGTATTTGAGGATAAAGAGCAGATAACTTGTCCAGTCTATATGACAAATCTGTGCCTAAATAACTCCTCAAAAATAAACCTAAATCTTCAAGTTCAGATTCTGAGAAGTTTTCATTTCTCGCTGTCATCATTCTAGCTGCATGGAGACTGTCTATTAAGATTCCGGCTAGGGCTGCTGTTCCAAAAACAGCCCAACCGCCACCAACACCAAAAGCAGCAAGGAGACCAGCACCGGCTGCGCCAGCGACAGATAATTCCTGCGTAGATTCTGTTGCTTCATACTGCCCTAGGGCTGTTTGATATTCTCTTATTGACTCCCTGAATTCTTTTATGTCATCGATGCTAGTCATGCAACCACCAATACCACACACAGTCTCATCCGCTATTAGTCGATTATGGTGTGCCAATAAAGCCCTAATTCCGAAACGTATCTTTTGCTGATCAGTTGGGGTACCGTTGAAATCGCCTCTTTGGCTCAAATCGCGTTCCAGATCACTTTTTCTAATTCGAATGTTGTATCTACATGTGGATTGATCTAACCATGGTTCTTCCATTTCAAACCAATTTTTTTCTAGAAAATAGTCCGGATTCGGTGTACACGGAGGACAAGGGTTTACTTTTTTCTTAAATGTTATTGTTTGACGTTCGTCACAAGAGTTTTCTTGAAAATCTGAGAACTTTTTATCCATTGTTTACCTCACGTTGTAAATACATGCTTACTATTAATATAGAGTGGAGATGTTTTTGTAAGAAAATTTTGCCGAAACCAATTCATTTTTACATCTAACATTGGTAGAGCACCTATCATGGCTGTACATTTTCCTGCTACTTTTTGGCCAACTGGTGCTGTTGTCAAGGGAGGCAATGGTATGGGTGGCGCGCCGGGCAGGATTGGTTGACCAGCAGCATATGCTGTTCCTAAGAATGCTAATTCTTGGGCCAATTGATTTGTATACTGCAAGTGTTCGCTCATCACATCCATAAGTTCCTCAATGGCTTTTCGCAACATATCTCCGCGGACCAAAGGGTTTATTTTTTTAACAGCGAAAGGTACTTTTTGTTTTCGTGGGTCTGTACCGTACAAAAACATTTCTTTCATCTCTGGTTCGGCGGAGTTTCCTGCTATAAAAGTTATGGTACCCGGCACCTCATTTATTCCGCCGGCGGCGGTAAGTTCACCATCGGGCCCGAAACCTTCCATCTTAGAGTGTCCGGTTACTATTTTTATATTCTTTCGTCCAAAAATCCTAACACAATCAGCTTTGATACCAACAGCAGAGGATGCTTTACTGTCGTCTCTATCCATAGTGGACGCAATACCCATGTAGGCATCTATATCCGACCTTTGTGATATATATATTCTGCTAGCGTCGAGAGCAAAATTAGGACTAACAACCGTATCTGATCCGGGAGGTCCGTCTTCTGTCATTGAAGATGCCAGACCACAAACTAGATCAATCTTGGCACATTGGGTACCTCCTCGACCACCATAGCCAGACATTCGTACAGACGGTCTGTCACGACCAAAAACAATCATAGAGTTGCTTTTTCCGGATATTATCTTTTCAGAAGGGGCACTCTCGTATGTTGGGATCGCTTCATCTATTTCGGTTCCCGCAATACCATGTCTAATTCCACTTCGGGCATATTCCCCTAGGGGTTGGTTTGAGACCACATTTTTTTTGTTAACATTCTTAATCTTAGCCATTTCAATAACCCGTTGCTTTCCACTCTAATGCGATGTCTTTTATTTTCTCGATTGCCTCTGTACGAGAAACTATGTCTCCGGTGGCTGCTTTGATTGCGTCTTTGGATGATTTCTTTATTTCCATGTGAAGATGGATGGGATCATAACCACTTTTGAAGTGACCGCCCCATTGCATTCCATAATGCTCTATAATTGTAGGAACCCCGCTATTTATCCATTCTTCTTTCGATGTTGCGCCTCTATACATCTTGGACCCAATCCAAACATTGAAATCCATAGCAGTTGCATAGTTGTGTTTGCTATCGCCTCCTGCGACTGGTCTTACAACATACGGTTTGGGACCCACTCTTCCTTCAGCATTCCATTTGTCCCACTTTGCGCGCATTGCGTCTTGCTCTGCTATTGTGCGAAAACCAGAATTAATATTAACCCAGCCGCCTAAAACTTTATGTATATCATATATTATGGCTTTACAAAATTTCACAAAAGTGGGATGCATAGTAGCAAAATATTGAGCATGTTGCGCCTTGTTTTTTATCGTTGAATCACTATCATAAAGAGGCCACACTTCGTTGTTTTTGTGTTCATCGTCTGTACCGGTAAGATCACTCGCGCCTATATCCGATTCGTAGTCACCCATGTCAGATCCAATGTCATTTAATGTTGGAGCATTAGTACCAGAAAAAATACCTTGATAATCTTCTCCTGTAAAGGCGGAGGCGTCTATCTGAAACGCCGCCAAGCACAGTCCATTAATTGGACTCGAACTGCCTCCGATGGTAGGGTTCTCAAATTTTAATTCTGAATATGTTGAATCTCCAATTGTACCAGTTTCATAATAACAAGTTATAACTTGGCCCGGATACAATTGTGGAAATTCTTGACCGGTTGCTTCGATGGACCATTCTGATGTGGCCCACGGGTGCATCTCTATCAATTTTCTCCTAGTCTGTATGTCTAGATTGGGAGCACATGGGTCAGGCAATATAACCCCATCAGTCACCCCCAAAGGCCTAACAATGCATTGAAAAAATTGACCATCTGTTCTTACAACTTTTCTAGCATCTGTCCACTCATGAGAAAACCCAGTATTCTCTCCCGGGCTAAAAAGACCAGACAGAACGATAGCTCTAAACTTTCCCTCTGTTGCGGTGTTCATCGATGTTTTGAAAAAAGCATCTTGGATATTAGCCATAGTATAATCAAAATAATCAGAATCTGAATTATTGAATAAACTATGAAAGTTGGTGTTAACAAATGATTTACCTACTTTTGGCACTACTCGTCCTCCTCCGATTTTTGAATTTGATCAAAGATTTGAGCGAAATCTTTATCAGTGAGTTCATCAGATGATTCCTGCTTTGACATTAAGCCACATAACTTAACCAACTGTTCGTTTGATCTTTGTAATGTTTCCACATATTTCGCAAGAGTCAATCCTATCTCTTTGTGCCTTGCATCGTCAACAGCTAGCCATTTAATCGCATCATCTAACAACTCGCGAGTTATTTCTCGGTCGTCCTCTATATTTTTAATCGCCTTTTCTATGTGTTTTTTACTCTTCATATGAATAATTAGAAATTACTTAAATTTTCCCATCGTCCCAGTCTTTTTTAAAATCGCGATATCTGGTTCTCATCTTGTTTAGTTGGGTCACTATTTGTTTTGTGTTCATACCGGTTATTTCTCGGAGATATAAATAAACAGCTTTTTTATTAAAAATCTCTATCTCATCAACAGAAGACAAAATTATCTTAACAGCCTCGTATACTTTCTTCTCGGATTCCTTCTCGTAATCAACTTCCCAAGATTCTATTTCTCCCCAAAGATTTTGCCAAAATTCTTTCTTGACGCGCTCTTGGTAATATTGGTCTCCGGGATCCACAAATGTAGATTCAACTTCCAGTTCGGCGTCTTCATAAGGCACTTCACGTTGAAGCCTCTTGGTGTTCCTTTTCACTTTGTGTATAAACCAGTTCTTAGTGATGACGCTAAAATACGAAAAAGCTTTTGAACCGCGATTTGGATCGTACTTATCCAAGATCGTTGTTAACCACACCTTACATTCCATTCGTAATTCATCAATGTTTGGTAAAGAAGTGAACTTATATGAAAACACAATCTTGTCGACCATCTGATTAAAGGCTGGTTGTATTAAGTTTTCGTAAAGTCTTTCTTTCTCTGCTCTGTCATCTGTTGTACAATATTTAAGAATCGCGTCTTCGTGTTCCTGCGTAAAGTACATCTTTGACTTCGACTTCTTCTTCGTTTTCTTCATATTCTTCTGTCTCTTGTAATTCTATTGGTTCAGATATTACTGTTATATCTTGATATTCTTGATCGATTATTTCTATGAGCGCACGTGTATGATCCATTAGGTTACCTAATGTTTCGTCTCCATAAAACATTTCCATTCCATATACTTTTCTCAAATGTTCTCGATAGCCAACCAACATATCTATTAGATCTCCAATGTTTGTCGCGACGTACGTTAACTTTACGCTTTGCAAACGAGAAAACCAGACTAAAAATATATTGGTCGCCACTGAAAACACCAGAGCGATTATGAGCCATGTTTCAATTGTCATCTCTATAATAATCCCTCAGAACTTCTTTTTTCATATCTTTTAGAAGCTCTCTATTTGCCTCGATAGCAGCTTTTGTTTCTTCACCTACCTTACCACCCTTTGGCTCCTCAGAACGCTTAATAAAGGGCATTTGCGGCACTCTATGAAAGTGTTCTGATTCGCACTGGGGACAGTAATCTTCACTCTCGGTCATACCATGATAGATTTCAAAATGACCGGAGCAAGTTTCACATTGGTAAATATATTTCGGCATTATTGAACGCTCGTTTCAATATCTACTTTGTCTGTGTCACTGGTTTCGACAACAGGAGGGTTCACGACCAGTAGTTGACCAGAATCATCGATCTGTATATCGAACCCTTTGATTACTGGTACTATATCAGTTTGTTCCATTAATGATTTTTGGAGCGCCATCATAATTGCTCCAACGGCTTGGTTTGATAATTTATAGTTCATAATAATGTTTCCTCATTTAATTTTTCTAGACAATGCTCTTCTAATATGAGCGTGGATCCAGCCTTGGCAGTGAAGACTGTATATAAAACTTGACAATGTTCTAAGTATGAGATCTCCGTTGCAGAAATAATGATTCCCATTCCGGAATCTTTTACGATATGTATGTCTCCATACATTTCATACCACTTCACTAGATCACCAACTTCAAACATTAAATTCTCTCCATCCAAGTTGCAATCATTTCATCAATCATGGATTCAAAAGTGTACTTTGGTTGCCAACCTAATACTTCTCTAACCTTAGTAGAATCTCCGCGGAGATATTTTAATTCTTCCGGTCGCATAAACTTAGGGTTCTGTACGACGTAGTCTTCATAGTTCATACCCAATGCATTAAAGGTGTATCGACACAGATCTCTAACAGTATGGGTACGACCAGTAGCTACAATAAATTCATCTGGTTCGTGGTGATTCACGATCATATGCATTGCTCGAACATAGTCATACGAATGACCCCAGTCACGTGATGAGTCCAAGTTTCCAAGTTCCAATTGATTCTTTAAGCCTTTTTTGATCTCTACTGCTGTTTTGACAACCTTGTTAGTAACAAAGTTTGAACCGCGACGGGGAGACTCGTGATTAAACAAGATTCCGTTACATGCATGTAGTTTATAGGCGTTTCTATAATGTCGTACAAGATTGTAACCCATAACCTTTGCACATCCATATGGACTAACAGGGTTCATTGGTGTTGTTAATCTCTGAGACCCGTCTTCATCCACTGAATTTCCAAACATTTCTGATGAAGAAGCTTGGTAAAATTTGGCCCTTGGACAGGTGTTACGATACACCTCCAACATGTTGAGCACACCCAATGCGTTTGTTTGAATCGTGAACGATGGAACGTCGAAACTAATTCTAACATGAGACATAGCTGCAAGATTATAAATCTCATCTGGATTTACATGTGAAACTATTCTCTGTAGTGATGGGTAATCCAAAAGATCACCGTAATATGTATTGATATCTCCTGTAATTTTATTAATCCGCGAGTCTTGGTTTTCCGCTACCGAGTGCCTACGAATAACTCCATGGACTTCGTATCCCAAGTCCAGAAGATGTTCTGATAGGTAGCTGCCGTCTTGACCTCCAATACCGGTAATCAATGCTCTTTTCTTCATTACTATTCTCCTTCAATGAATGTTTTATCTTTTAATTGACCGTAATATGGGCCATTTTTTACTTCGTATAATATTGTTCCTTCTTCTAGTACGCTGAAACCATGACCGGCGTGGAACACAACAGCGCAATCCCCCTCTTCCAAAACAGTTTTAAGTATCAAATTGTCATCGACATCCCAAAACTTTGCTTCTACAGATCCTTTGAGGATTATCCAAGCTTCATTTGTTGTAAACGTCTCGCGTCGCAGAACATTATGTTTATGCGGACGAAACGTCGTATCCTTTGAAAGGGCTTTTGTGGAAATTTGTAACAACTGGTCTTCTGGACACAGATCAATCCTGTCTGTGCATATTTCGGATCTCCTGTTAATTGCCAATAACAACAAGCCATCTTTTACTTTGGAATAAATTTTCTCAGGCATTTTTAACTCTCCATGCAATTATAGAATATCCATTAATAAAAACGCTACCCACAAAACTTCTTTTTTCATATAAAATCTCTATCTTATTTTCCGATGCTAAACCGGTTAAATAATCTGCAAACCCACTTAGATACTTTCTTTTCTCAAAGTACTTTATACTGAGGTAATCGCACAATTCACTCTTGTCTAGACACTCCGCTATCGGTTCGATATGTATACACACCCGCGGGTTATTCCGAATCAAATATTGCACGAAATCTTCATACTTGTTTCCAATCTGTTCCAGTGCAGCGAAGGTGTATACTCCGGAATTATCTCCCAATACAAAATCGTTGTCGACGTTGTAAAAATCAAAATTATGACCGGAAAAATTAAAACCATAAATCTTATTAATTTGCTCCAAAGTATTCTGGGAACTCGATGCCCAATCTAAACCTGTAACACTGGCTGATGGATTGACTTCTTGTGCACGAAATAGGTTATGACCAGTGCCGCAGCCGAACTCATAGATATTATCACATGAGGCAAAGAATTTTTCAAACAACCAATATTGCAATATTCGAACCATATTGTATTCAAAATCATTATCAACCGGCTTTAACCATTGACCTTGCCATCTTACATAAGGGTGTTTTCCAAAATATTTTGGAACAAGAGAATTGAAATCTCCTGTATCTGAAAACTCTGTGCAGTTTTCTCCCCAGCCTTTTATCCAATCATTAATCCTGTGGGGACCTGCTTTCTTTACGAACATATCTTCTAGAAGAAAATCGACTATCAACAGTATCAAGCTATCTCTTTCGTTTTTAGATAATTCATTATAAGTAAATTGACATTCGTTTATCTTCTCTTTGACCAACTCGGTGAGGTCTTCTCCGATTGCGTCTGTAAAGTCTTTTATTGTGATAGTTTTTTTCATTCTTTATCCTCGAAATTATACCATCGTATAACTTGCTTTATTCCCTTATCTAATCCGGTCAAATTATGTCCGAAAGTCTTAAATTCTTTTCGGGCTCTTGTCATATCTAAACTAACGCCTTTCGGTGCTGATTTTACAGAATCCAGTTTTGACTTGCCCGGAACGACCTTGGCTCCGAAATTTTTCGATATCATATTGGCTAAATTAAGGATAGATATTTCTTCCGTATCTCCCCCAACATTGTATACCATCTCTTTTCCAAACAATATATTGATCAACAACTCAGCCGAGTCTGTCAAATATAAATAATTTCTCAATGACTCTCCGCCATCCAGCATTCTTACCATCCCCTTTCGGGCTTTAAAAATAAATTCTTGCAAAACACGGTTATCATTTAGCAGTGTTCCCGGGCCATAGGTCAAAGCAACGCGAGCTATTTTAACATTCATGGTTTCATCGCGATTATATTCTTTACATATAACCTCACCTAGGCACTTAGAAACCTTGTACGCGGCTCTATTGTTACTTAGGTCATATAAGCCACCATATGTTTCTGGTGTGGGTATCATGGTCTCCGGAGGATTGCCGTATATTTCACTAGTACTCAGAAACAGAAAATTACCGCCGCCATGTTGCAACATCCAACTCAATAAAGAATCTACCCCAACGACATTTATCAGACTAGTCTTTATATTGTTCTTCAAAAATTTAGACGGCTGTCCGTAGCCTGAGCAAAAGAAACAATAGTCAATTTTCTTTGGTAGAACAAATGGGCTAACAGAATTGGAACAATCCCATGAAAAATATTCCAGATCACTTCTGTGTAGAAGGTGTCTTATTCTGATAACGTTGGTTAAGTTACTGTAAGAAGTCAAATGTATCTTTATACCCAAATCATGTTTATCATTTAAATAACAGAAAAAATCCGCTAGAAAACCACCAATTAAACCATTAGCGCCGGTAATCAATATAGTTCTCTTTCGAAATTTCTTGTAATCAACTCTTTTAGTCAATTCGCGACATTCTTCTGTTATTACTGATAAGTTATAGTGCACGTACAGACTCCAATAGTTTTTCGAGTGTAATTCCAACTTCCTTTCTGTGATCGGAAGCTTTTCCGTAACTCGTGCAAAATTTTCTAGGTATGCCGACTTTCTTCATAGTAATGGGGCAACTGCCATCAGAAGCTATATCAAAAATTTTATCTGCTAGGCATCCAATAGAAGAGTTCTCTTCTAGCGTTACACATTTGTTTTGTATTCTTAATAAGTTCTGTATTTTCATCTTTGCAGCTAATGACATAGGTTCTATTGTTGGACAATAAACAACTGTATGGTTTATTACCTCTGTGGCTAGATCCAATAAATGTCCAGATGTGAAGATTATTGGATTTTGTAAATTTCCACTATTCATAATATAACACTCATAAGGAAGGATGTCAAGTTCTTTTTTGTGTTCATCCTTAATTAATTTAAAATACTTCGGTTTTCCGTTAGACCATGAGTCCTCAAACAAAGTTCCAAATTCTTTTGAATTGCCCGGACAAAATATTTCAATATTGGGCAAAGGTCGTAAAATTGCGATATCAGAATAACAATGATGGGTACACCCCAAGTGAGCATAGTCAAAGGAACCACCAACAGACACTATCGTTACGTCCACGTTTTGGTAGCATAAATCCACTTTGATTTGTTCATAGGCTCTTTCCACACAGAATGGCGCAATCGTGTGTATAACGGGCCTATACCCTTCCATAGCTAACCCTGCTGCCATACCTACCATTGATTGTTCACATATGCCCACATTATAAAAACGATCTGGGAATTTCTCCTCAAATTCTTTTAACAAATAGTGACTTATGTCTCCTATCAAGACAACTAGCTTGTCATCTTTCTCAGCCATCTCAATCATTTTTTTTGCAAAAGCTTTACGCATCTAATTCCTCACAAAACTTTTTAAACTGTTCCTCGTTAGGCGGACCATGGTGCCATGCGAACATATTGTTTTCCATATCCGCAATTCCCTTTCCCTTTACAGTATTACAAACAATACATACCGGTGTCGCTACCTGCTGTTTCGCTGCTACAATAGCACGACAGACAGAGTCCAAATCATTACCATCGGCAACTGATATAACCATCCACCCAAATGATTGGAATTTAAGTTCTAAATCTCTGGTTGGCATAGACCTTGTTTGCGAACGGTTGTTGTCTACAATACAAATTAAATTATTTAATCTCAAATTATCAGCTAGCATCACGGATTCCCACACCGATCCTTCGTTGCATTCTCCATCGCCCAATAGACAATATACTTTCTCTTTTGAACCATTTAGTTTTTTTGCTAATGCGGAACCTACACAAATAGGCAAACCGTGACCCAAAGACCCTGTTGATGCATAAATCTTCTCGTGCTTTCCTCGATGGGGATGTCCACCTAGAATACTGTCATATTCTGAAAAAGAATAAAATTCTTCCTCCGTTATAAATCCCATTTCTAAAAACACAGCGTACAAAGCCAAACAACCATGCCCTTTGCTCAATACAAACACTTCATCATTAGTCAAGTGGTATTTATATAAGACATATATAATTTCTAATATTGAGAAAGCACTGGGGATATGGCCGGCTTGGGCTTTAAAAGATGCTTGTAAAATATTTTTTCTTAATTTATTTGTGATAGTCAATTTATTTTCCATATATTCGATTTAAATAAGTTACGGTTGAGTTTGGATTCATATATAGTGCACCAGCAGCTACATTTGAATCTGTACATATAATGTGGTTGCATCTTGCTAGCAATAATGATTCCATTAAACATTCCTCTCCGTGTTTTGGCCCAGTTGCTGATGTCAGACAAATTGGATCAGGAGAGAAATATTTATTCATTCTAACTGCCGGCATTGCGATCATTCTTTTCTTACCAAACCTTTTGACCATCTCCATAATTGCTTCATTGTTATCCGAAGCAACAAATATCTTGGTGTCCTTAATGGCCAATCTCTCTTCAATAGCACTGAGGTAGGCTTCTAGTGGTAATGCTTTGTGTGGATATTCAAGTTTCTTATCTGTTCCTCTTACGTGCACGGCCAACACGTCATCATCAAAATGCTTGTCGTAAAAATCATTTACTTTGTCTAAGATTGTTTGTTTTACTTTTATATTTTTTTCTATAACCTCATAAACATTTTGGCGGTGCTGCTTTTCTGCATCGGTACCAAGTAAATTCCACAAAGCCAACGGTTCATATCGATGTATGTCGGCTATAAGAAATTTATTGGATGGATCGTCATCTAATTCACCTACCATAAAGATATCCGATACATCATGTTCAGATCTCTCAGCTTCTTCTACTGTGTGTTCATTGAGTGGTTCATAGTAGTATTCCCATATATTATGACTCCCATTCCAGCCAGAATCAGACCAGTATAAACACTGACAGTGTTTTAATCCGGGAGTGTTATTCCTAGATGGAGGTGTATCGTTGGTTAAGAAATTGTTTTTATCCTTAACTAGACTCGCATTTTTTGCTCGGGTAGCTTCAATTGCACCGGCACGGCCTCGATTGGGGTCTCTTCTGCCCGGGCCCCAACGTACTACTGGGATGTAGTTGTTATCAAGCGCCCACTTAATATTGTCGACTGTATGCAAAAATATAGAATACAAACCATATGGTCTTGAATCTATGATTAAAAATTTCTTACTCATTTTTTCTCCAAATGTTTGTTAATATATGTGCAAGTTGCGGCAGGATTGAAATACAAGGCTGCCGCTGATAGGTTTGAATCTGTACAAATGATGTGATTGCATTCTGATAATAGTAGACAATCGATCAAAGCCTCTTCACCTGCTTTTGGTCCGGACTGTGATGAGAGGTGCACTGGGATGATGCTGTCATAGCTTTTCATCCTAGTGCAATTATACACTATTATTTTATTATTTACAAATTTTTTAAATATTTTTGCAATAGCCTCATTGTTGTCCGAAGCAACAAAGATAGACGCATCCGGAAACTTACCCAGAGTATCTTCTAAGACTCTCAAATAGTCATCAATAGTAACAAACGGTCGTTGACCAATTTTGCTTTCAGACTTCTTATCTGTCCCTCTTACGTGTACACCAATGACTGGTCCGTCAAAATACCTATCAGTATACTCTTTTACTTTATTCTCGATGTTAGATCTGAGTTTTACATATTTTTTAATATATTGATTAACGTTTCTTCTATGTTTCAAAAAAGTACTTTCTTCACTTGGACATGTCGATTCGGCTTCTGGGTCTGTTCTAAAATATAACCAAGTTGTCAGCGGTGTATAACTGTGTAAATTGTAAATCAAAAATTTGTCATTTAAACTGTCCAATTTAAGATCGTGGAAACCTACCTGAAATATGTCTGATACCTTATGTTCTTTGGTTTCCGAAGTTCCTACTGGTTCAAAGTAATATTCCCATACATTATCGGATCCATTATAGCCCGATGGAGAATAATAAAGACTCTTCTTTACTTCCCCAGCATGACTATCTTCAAAAAAATTAGGACTATTCCCTACAAAAGATGGGTGCCCCTTCCTAGAAGCTTCTTTGGCTCCCGGTCTGCCGTCGTTGACATCGACTCTGCCCGGACCCCAGCGGATATGCGGTTCGTAGCCATTGTCGTCAGCCCACTTTAAATTATCAATTGTGTGCAAAAATATGGAAAAAAATCCATATGGTCGTGAGTCTATAATTAAATTTTTCTTATCCATTAAAATATCCTTTGAATCGATTGTACATTTTTTCTCCGAACACGTGTTTGTATTTGTTGAATATGCTTTTTTCTTCTATAAATCTTTCTTTGGCATTTTTAGTTGATGTTGATAGACCATCTGGGTTCATATAGTACAAACCTAGAACATATGGAACTCTCTTGAATTTATGACCCGCTTCAACGCAACGAAGCCACATATCCCAGTCACCAGCATATTTTAATGTCTCGTCAAACAGACCAACCTCATCTGTCATAGACTTTCTCCAAAGAGGCATTGGGCCCGGTAGGCACTTTATCATGTTTTCTTTTGAAAACTCCATTCTAGAATGTTGGTATAAGACACCACCTGAACTGTTCAAACCCAATGTTTCATTTTCTTTTGTAGTTTGGAGAGATTCACCATACACCAAGCTAATGGACGGATCGACCATCAATATTTTAGACAACACTTCCAGTCCTTCATAGGCTCTGGTGTCGTCAAGGTTCCATAATGTAATAAATTCACCGGTACACTTCTTTATGGCCATATTCATAGTCTCTTGTACAGTTGGAGTGGTTTCTAAGCGTTCATATATAATATTGTCGTGCTCTTCTATATATTTTTTTATTATTTCATATTCACCGTCAGGTGAGTTAGCGTCCAGTATTATAAATTCGCAATTCTTAAATACGGTTTGGTTGGTAACTTCATTCATAAAGTGTTCGATATATTTACCTCCCTTATACAAGGACGTAATGATTGAAATCTTAGGTACCACTAGTGGCGGAATAAATTGCAAAGGTCGTGACTCAATTACATTTATAAATTTTTCACAAATCTCTTCTCTCTTTTCTCTGAGGAAGTGGGCTAGTTCCAGCCCCTTGTAGTTGCGAAACCAAGGCTCTGATGTTGCTCCGATTAGTTTATTGGATGTAACCTTGCAGCCCAGAATTCTAGCCTCTATTATGACACGGTTAAAAGATTCAAGCCACTGAGGAAAAAAGAACACTCTCTCAGATTGTGCCAGTTGTTTGATAAACTCTTGATATTCACAAGGCATTATAAACTCATATTCAATACCATTGCTCTCACAATATTGAACTGCATATGGCATACCTTTGTTTTTATTATCAGAATAAAGTATGACATTTTTTTTAGTTTTCTCTGTTCCAACTAAGGTTTCTAGAAAATCTAGTCTCTCTTCTGACCATAAATTGCAGCCAATATTAACAATATTATCCAGCAAAAGATTTTTTTGTAATACTTCCGCATGTATTTTGCTTTGGCAAAAAACACAAATAGCTCCCTCAAAGAAACTTTTGTTTATTATTTCTTTGAAAGGAGCTATCATGTTCACAAACTTAGAAGGATCATTTGTGGAAACGTATTTGTGATCATGTTCCAAGATTACATAACTTTTAGAGACTAGTGCTGATTTGCTCTCCTCTCTTAAATTCATAAAATTAGACACGATATAAAAGTGGTCATCAGACACCATCGATGGCTGGAATTTGTTTGAGTTTATTTTTCGAACATCATATCCTTTGAGTTTTAGCATATTGATTAATTCGTCATTAAAAGCTTCTGCTCCACCGTTGATACCCTGTTCCAAAAAGAAATCTGCTATAAATACTATTAGTTTAGTCAAAATCTTGCGCTTCCTGTTGATCTTCTTGCCAATTCATCCAATCAATTGTTTCTGGTTCGTCAATTATATTTGAAACGAATAAAGCATGTAGTACTTCATCTGAGAACTTTTGTTCTATTATTTTCTTGAGATCTTCTGCTGTCTTTTTGACTTTTTTCCAGTTCTTTTTTGTTTTACGTAGAGTCATTTTATAAGAACCCTGATCGGCAAAAGCCCATTGAGAATCCGCCTCTATCACACCTTCCCATCTAGATGACTCCTGTACAGGCTGCAAGCTGTATTTGACGTTCTGGAAGTAGTTTTTCCCATCATGTCTCAGGAAGTCCATTTGGCCGCTCCAACCTACTGTTATTACTGGTAGACCTTCTCTGGCTGCTTCAAACAATGGTAGACCAAAACCTTCACCATGTGCAATATTCACGATGGCTTTAATTTTTTCATTGGTATAAAGACCGGTCATCTGACCAGCGGTTAAATCTCCATGGAGCAAATGTACTTTGCATTTTCTTTCTGGGTATTCTTTTAATATATTTTGAAGGTGACCCTCAACATGTTCAAAGTCCATAATTGAATTACCTATCATATTTGTTTTGATAACTAATCCAACTTTTTGATCGACAAATTCTTCGACCCACCATTTAATAGCATTGTCAAAATTCTTTCTACCTCCCATCTGAGAGACCATAAGAAAATTGAAATCATATGGCAATTCAAAACCAGATATGTGTGTGGCTTCTGCTCTCGGAGTGTTTTCCCAAACTACCTCAATCGGTGTTTTGAGTTCATACATAAAGACCTCACCAGTTTGTTGATTTTGAGCTTGGGCTTTTGTACCCTCGTAGGTGACCTTAGAATGATTGGATACAACTAATATCTTGTCCATATCGTTTCCTTTTTGTAACCATTGCGGGGCGACTTTGGTTGTTTCTATACCAGCCGTGTACCCAATATTGATCGGACACAGTTTCTCAAATTCATTTGGTATAGTGATCTGCAAACTAATATCTGGGTGTAGTTTTTTCTCTTGAAGAAGAAGTTGTGTTTGTGTTATCTTTTCATCCATCCATCTTCTGAATTCGTTATCTTGCCAGACCCAACCAGTTTTTCCCCATGGAATAGGTTGTATGTATATGTCGAACAAGTCTTCACGTGAACGAAGTGCTCTCAAAGCATACCGAGATTGCTCACCGTATCCGGATTGACTTAGACATGGTGCTCTTACAAATATTTTTTTTCTCACGCGACCTCCTTGAATCTTACGCCGTTATAGTTTTTTCTAGTTTCCCAAGAACCTTCTGTTTCGTGGATTCGAGTCATAAGATCGACCCAAGATTTATTAAAGGTAGAAAAATTATAATTTCTCTTAACATACTCATGACCGCGCATTCCCATTTCCAAACGAGCGTCCAGCCCTATATCGTACATTTTACTCAGTGCTTTCAAAAAATCTTTTTTACTAATTCTGTCTTCGTAAATATAGGGGACTTGTTGAGAACCAATTATAGCCTTTGAAGAAGGAAAAATAGGCACACCATATACGTCTCCATCACCAACAACTTGTTCTTGTAACCCACCTGTCATGTTAGCAATGATTGGCGTACCGCAAGATAAAGATTCTAGTGTAGCTAGTCCAAAACCTTCGGCATCTGAGATGTTTACAGTTACGTCCGCCATATTATATAAAACAGCAAGTTGCTCTGGTGCTATTTTACTAGTGGAAAAGAGAACCTGTCTGTTTTCTAAATCCAAACGCTTGACAATATGGCCCAAGTCTTGCCCATGAACATCATAGGGATCTGTATGCATAATCAATTGTGCCTTATCATGAAGATCTCTTTCATCAAGCCACTCTTTAAACCACCAGATTAAAGTTCCGGACTGCTTTCTACGAGCGTTCCTGTTGTTCCAAAACAAAATAAATTTATCCTTATCTCGTTGATCAACATTTCTTTCGCGAATAGTCAAGCGTTCTTCTTTCGTCCTAGGGGCAAAAATATTAGAGTCAATAGCATGAGGAAGATAGCTCGAATTGACTTCTGGTACTACATTCTTAATTATATCATGAGTCAATTTGGAAATACAGGCGATGTAATCATTTGACAAATAGTACTTTCTGTTAAACATCGGAAAAGGATAGTTGTCCCAAACATGATAATAAACGATAGGGCACAATGGTCTAATTTCGTTTTCCATTGCCCAAAGCCATTCGTAAAATCTAGGATCCGTCATCATCCATAAAATATCAGGCTTCTCGTTTCTAAGAATTGAACGAATCATTTCCTGAGTTCCGTAACCATCAACTGGTATAATTCTCCAATCGTGACCATATGGTTCTACGGTGATGGGGTTATAATTCTGATGCTTCATGGCTCCGCCTAATGATAGGATTTCAAACTTACCAGATTTAAGCAAAGCCTCACATATATATTTCGTTTGTGATCCAACCCCAGATGGGGAAAGAGGATGGTCACCAAATGTTAGTACTTTTATTTTTTTAGACATATGTCTCCTCAACAATATTATATAAACCTAATATAACATAGAGAAAAGACATTGTCAAGAAAAAAATAAAAATTATTTGCAATGTTCTGTTTTGTAGAATTCACAACCGGTACAAGAGTTTCTGTTTTTAACATAATTTGCCGCTTTTATCGTGCGGCAACCATCAGTCAATAATTTAGTAGCATTCGCTGTTTTTCTACTACCGGACGTTACTCTAAATATTTCAACTTTATTGTCTTTCGCAGTTCTTTTAAGAAGGCCAAAATGAGTCTCCACCAATTCAGGGTCAATATTATGCTTTTCACAGAAAAACTTCTTATACAATGTCAATTGATATGTTACTAATTTTTCAGAACGTTTCTTTGCGTCCCAGCCCCAACTACATGATTTCCAATCTAAGATATGATATTTACCGTCTTCGGTTTTGATAACTAAGTCTATGAAACCTTTAAGGTGCCATTTGTACGTTAACTCACTTATTGTTTGATATAATCTTTCCTCGGTAGAAAAAACTTCGTACGCACCAAAGTGCTCTTTTAGTTGAGGAAAAACAGAAGGGGAAATCTCTTTCCCCTGCCGTCGCATGTCTGTGATCAATTGGTTATCAGGTTTTTCTTCCAGTTTCTTTAGTTCAACAAGAAATGCTAAATCAAAGTGTTCATCATAATCTATCGGATCCAATTCACCTTTGGCTATAAACTCGCAAACACTATGTATTGCGGTGCCAAATGCAGTGAAAGCATTACCGGTAAATCCGTTAATGCCATCGATATATTTTAATCTGTGTTTGTAAGGGCATTCCGCCCAAGTTTTCAGTTCTGAAAACGAAATGTGTTGTTTTGTCATTAGTCCTCCAAATGAACAAGTTCGTCAATTATCCTGTATAATACAGGGCTTAATTGTTTTAGGGTATCTTTGTCCCCAATAAAGTATTCTTCAAATCCTCGGGCAAAATATTCACTAACTGATGTAGCGGCATAGCCTGATACAAATATATTAACAACTAGTTGGTTTAATATATCATACCCGACGACCTTGTACAAAAAATCATCAATATCTTGATCAAATTCTATATTAACATTGAAATCCCTAGGAACATCGTACATTTCTTTGAGGCGAGTTGTCAAATTCTTTCTTTTTGCTGTAAATTCACTTTGTAGTGCGCCTGATCCGTAAATCAGTTCATCATTGTTTCTTTCTACGGCATGTGCTAATTCATGAATTATATCATCTATCATATCCATTTCTTCATCCTGATCGTTCGTAACATATATTGCACCATCCTCATAATAGGCATTGATTTCTCTCTCTGCCATTTCCGGGAATTGTCCTATATAAATTATATCTATGCCGGTCGTAAGATGAAAAGGTATCCTAGCGTTTATATATTTGAAAACAAAACCCGGATCTACATTTTCAGGTAACCTGTCTTTAATATAAACATCGATGCCACTAACTCTATACATGTCGTTCATCTTCCTTCCTTTGTTGGCTGATTCTGTTATCCACATAATTGTTTTCCTTGTTAATTATTATTAATATAACACAAAGGAATGAGTTTGTCAAATTATTTATTTGTCTTCATAATCCAGTCAGCAATTGGAAGGACGACATTCCAGTTTGAATTTGGGTTTTTCATATGATGCTTCCAGTGCCAAGGTTGATAATTTTGAGCCCAACAAGGATTTCTGTGGCCGTAGTTGTGCAAAACAAAGAAAGCTATAGCATAAACAACCGTAGCGAAATAGAACATACAGCTAATATAAAAAATAGGGAGATGGATAATAGCAAGGAATAGTAAACCAAACGTCTCGATGATAGACATTCTAATATCAACGAAATTGTTCTTTTTAGCAACGACATGGTGATCTCTCAGGTGATATGCAAAGAGGCTATCTTTTTTCTTTCCTCTTACATGAAATAGATACTTGTGTATCCACCATTCCAAAAAACTTGCATAAATCGTTCCTAAAATAAATCCTATCATTGTTTTAGTAAGCCGGCTTGTTTTAATATACTTCTAGAAGTATTTCTGTAAAAATTCAGATCATCTGATTGGTTGTATGCAATTGTCGATTGTTCATCAGACCAATTATCTTTGTTTTGGAGGCCTCCGATAGAATCCATTGCATCCATAGATTTTCTATATCCATCTAAAAATTTTTCGATTTCCTCTTCCTCGAAGTTTAAAATCCCAGAGTCTGCTGCTAGTACCATCCTCTGATAGAGATCTTCATCGTCTGTTTCACTGGCTAACATGCCCTGAAAATCGACGCCGTCCTGCTCTGTGATCATTTGGTTGAGTTCTTCTAAAATAATATGTTTAAGTTTTTCTTTTGTAAGTTTCATAACAATTTTGCGGCTGCTGTTGCGAGTTTACTCCGCTCTCCTTTTCTAAATGTAATATGGCCGGCAAGTTCACTTTCTTTAAACTTCTCAACAGCATACGTCAAACCATTGCTTGTTTCATTAGTATATACATTGTCAATTTGCTCAATGTCACCAGTTAAAACAATTTTTGTGTTCTCGCCAATCCGAGTGATAATCGTCTTGACTTCATGTGCTGTGAGATTTTGTGCCTCATCTATAATTACAAACGCATTAGAAATTGACCGTCCTCTTATGTAAGTTAATGCCTCAACTTCGATTTTTCCTTTCTCAACATAGGCTTCGAGCATAGTACGATCGTCTCCCATGAGGTGACGAATGTTATCCTGAATTGGTTTGAGCCAAGGTAGCATTTTCTCTTCCATCGTTCCCGGAAGGAAACCAATGTCTTTCCCCAGAGGCTGTACAGGGCGCGATATAATGATCCTACGGTATTGGTCACCCTTTCCCCCTAGCCCTTGTTCCAAAGCGGCTGCAATGGCCATCAAGGTCTTCCCAGAGCCGGCTTTACCTATGAGAGATACCAATGGTATTTCATCATCAAATAGCAAATCAAACGCAAAGGATTGTTCTTTGTTTCGAGGATGGATACCCCACATTAATTCATTTTTTAAATCTCGAATGTGACGTAGTGGTTTGGAATAATCAGTAAATCTGGAAAGTGCCGTTTTTTTTTCGTTACTAGATGACACTAACATAACAAACTCATTCGGATATAGCTTAATTTTTTGTTCTGTTACAACATCCTCATCTAAATATACATCATCTCCGAGATAAAATTGATTGATTGATTCTTCATCTACCAAAAGTTTTGTAAACCCCTCATATATTTTATCAGTGTTCTCAACAACCTGAGAGTTACTGTAATCTTCTGTTAACAGACTTAACGCGTCTGCTATCACTCTCATGTTAATATCACGTGACACAACAACTGTCTTTCTTTTCGGTTGATCTTTTTTGATGGTCAACGCTGTTGCTAAAATGAGGTGATCGGACATTTGGTGCGTAAGGTCCCTAGGAAGCTCATTGAGGCATATTTCAGACGCTTTGATTACACGAAGCACCCCTAACCCTTTGGCGATGCGTACGCCCTTAGAAAGGCTACCAGCGCCCCTTAGAACGTCAAATGTTCTTATTGCCTGCCTTGCATGATGGCCAACGGTGTCTTGGCGCTTTTTGTGTTTGTCAATTTCTTCTAATACTTTAAGGGGTACAAATATATCGTTGTTTTGAAACTTGTAAAAGCAGTTTGAGTCTGATAGGAATACGCTCGTATCAATAATAAAGTTCTTTTTCGCCATGTTTACCTCTTAGTAGTTGTTCTATTATCGGCTTTAATGCTCGCTCTATGTGTTCTTGTTTGGGTTCGTTTCCCTGATTGTTCTGAAATTGCTTGATCTGGTTGGTTATAGTTTGCTTTGCATCGAGCAATATTTTCAAATATTGTTCATCGGTTAGATCTTCTTCGCCCATAGCAACCGTTCTATTCACTGCATCGTTAATAAATGCAATCCATTTTTTCTTTTGATCATCAGCTGCGTTGGTTTTGCCTATGGCTTCTTTTAATTCTTCTAGTTCAGTTTTGGCTTTCTCTATCTTTCCGGCAGGTGTTCCTGTTGTCTCCTCAGGTGTGTCGTCGTTGTCTAATTTTTGCCCAACTCCCGTTATTAATAAATCAATAACACCGCCAGCTTTGTCTGGATTTTTTATCATAAAATCCGATAGCGGTTTGAGGAATTTTCCAAATGAGTTTGCGGCAACCTTCCCAGCGGCTCCGCCTAAATATTTAGCTATTTTTTCTCCGGGCATCAGCATCAGTACTGCTTTGGTACCGGCTCCTGCAAAGTCACCATCTGCTAGTTTCTTTGCTATCTCTCCTACCGTCAAAGCTTTACCTAAGGCTTGGAGAGCAGCGGCTGCTGGAAGGCCTACACCGGTTGCGGCGGAAGCAGCGGATAAAACATCGATAACCAGCGAGACGTCAGACATATATTCTTCTACTTTTTCCATTGACAAACCACCTTGTCCTTGTTGATCATCGTAGAGTCTCTTCAACTCATCTTGTTGACCAATGGAATTCTTAATTTGTTCGGCATATTTTGCTGGTATAAGTTGTTTTCCTTGCTTAGGGATCAATTCTTCTTTCTTTCTGACTTTTTCTCCTATTTTAATATAGTCCGGTACGTTTGTCGGGTTTGCCAGAAACTTCTTTATCTCGTTTAGCGAATTATCATATTCTGTAATCTTCTCTGCTGTCTTACCGGCTAATTGAAAGAATGCAAAGTATTTTTCTTGATCGACAGAATCGAGACTCCTTCGAAGGCCCTCCAAAGCTTTTAATGTTACATTTTTATGGGATTCAAAAGTATCGTACGTACGGATGAATTCTCTTTGGGCTTGTTCTTTGTTAGCAGGCTGGGTTTCTTGATCTTCGGGAGCTTCTGTTACCGGTTCGACGTCAGGTTTTAAGCCCACTAAGTCGCGGTTTTCTAGATCGGATATGTTTTTAAGTTTAGTTTTATAATCTTCCATCGGTAAATTGTTTTTGAGGTCCGACAAGGCCTTGTCAAACAAATCAATGACTTTGCTACCTAGGGTTCTATTCAAGATATCTTGTAACTCAGAGGACAGTTCAAATTGACCCTTTTTGAGATCAGATAGTACCTTCTTGGTTTCGCCATAAACTCTCTCTAAGCGAGTATAATTGTCTCTTATTAAAGATTCTATTGCCTGTATCCACTCGTTTGCATTATCGATTGCAGAAGTGCCGGATTGTTGCTCGTTAACTGCTTGCTCTGGTTCTGTCTCCAAGACCTCTTCCGCTTGTTCTTGGGTACCTTCTTCATCACCACCAACGAACTTTGTCTTTATGGAATCAGATGCATCTGCTAGAATCTCTTTCATCATTCTTACGATATTTTTTGCCTTCAATATCATTTGATCTAGAAAATTAGCATCTTGGAGCTTGTCTTTCTCTTGTACAAATACTTTGAAATAAAACTCCAACAACTTCATTAATTCTTTTTGATATTTTAATTCTTTTTCTAGTTGATCTTTGATTTGTTGTCTACTTTTCATTGGAGGATTCATATCTTCTGATACGAACTCTCTTTTTCCAAGCTCTGGTCCTCCGGGATCTTTTAACGTATCTTTGTCTAAGAAAGACACCATCTTTTCCAAAGCCTTGATTAATCGCGCAGATTTGTTTATTGCAAAAGGAAGGATCTTCTTCAAGGATCCTCGGGTTTTTTCATATTTTTCTTCTTTTTCTTTCTTTTGTCTCTTTTCCATTTCGAGACGCTCTTTGGCTTTTTCTATTTCTTCTTCTGAGGCTCTAATAAGTCTGTTACTCATTTCATCTTCGAGGCCCCAAATATCCCCATGAGTATCTGCTCTTCCATAAAGGTATTTGTTAAAACCCTCTGGATATTCTTTCACCAAATTAACTATGATTTGTTTCTCTGCATCATCAAGTTTGTTCCAGATCTCTGTTGCTTGTGACTTTGATAACTCTTTCGCGAAGACCTCTAAGCCCAAAAAAGTTTGCAACCCATCGTTTTCTCCCTCGTCCTGTTCATTGATTTCTTGTGTGTTTTGCCATTTTTTAGCTAAAAACTCTGCTTTATAAAGCTTTATAAATCTCTTGATAGCTGCCCGTTCTTCTTTCTCCAATTTATCAAGCCATCTAGTGTCGTTTAATTTTAGGTATTTTTCATAAAAATCTTGCGATGATTCTCCTAACGCCAGAAGCAAAGATCTAAACTGGTGGTTTGGGTCTGTCCAGTTATTAGAAGCATCCTTTCGAGCTTTCATATACTTCGGAATATTTTTTTCAGCGTATTCTCTCACTTCTTCCGATAGGTCTTTGTCGTTTATTAAATCATCCATAGCTTGCTTTACTATTTTTAATCCAATTTCAAGGGCAATTTGTTCAAGATTTTTCTGAGTTCTCTCTAAAAACTTTTTCGGATTTTTTGATTCTTGTATGACTGATGCTTCCGTTTCTGTCTTGAAATTGTTCCAATCTAGCTCGGAAACTTTTTTGAACCACAACAAGAATGTCACTGTTGGTCTGTTTATTGTGTTACCCTGAAATTTCGGTTTCCCTAGGGAACTTGAAAGGTCTTTAAAGATATTTGCGAGATCCGACCCTTTACTTTTATCTTGTTTTGTGTAATAGATACCACCTTCTTTTGTATATTTAGACCCCGTCGCATCTGTCCCTGTTTTGGAATAAACCTTTTGTTTGGATTTCGATTTTTCGTCTAGCTTGGCGGCAATTTCTCTCTTTGTCTTTTTAAAAGCGCCATCGTAAGTCTTTTTGCTTATTTTTTTTTCTGGGTCTATTAATTCATCGGCTTTGCCCCCGAGAGGCTTCGTCCATGAATCTATTTTTGATTTTACTGTTGAAGCTATCTTAGATGTGTTTCTATCTGCTTTGTCTCTTCGGTCTAAGGTTGTTTCTTCTTTTTCTTTGTACCATGGGCCGTGATACCATTTTTTCTTCTCCAACAAAACCAATTCTACTAATTGACGCTTGGTCAAAAGTTCCTTGATAAGCATTCGTTGGACTAATGGGTGGCTGTATAACTCGATTAAAAGTTCTTTATTGTTCATTTCTTTCCTCGGTATACTATGCGACGACGCTTGGATTCATTCACAGTACCAGCAGTGACAGTACGAGAAGACGTTCCTTTCTCATCATTGGCTTTCGTTGTGACCTTTATTCCTTTTAAATTGTAAGCATTTCTTATATATTCCAACGCGTCTTTGGCAGCATTGGTGCTTGTGTCTTGATCTTTTAGAAATTCTGTTAGATCTTGATTAATGATGTTCTGATACTTCTTCGGATCGCTAGTTGCCTCTTTTGCCATTTCGAATATTTTAACTAGATTTGTTCTATATTCATTAAAAAACTTACTGATTAGTCTTTGTCCGTTGTCTTGTAATTTCCCTTGGAACATTTTCACAATCTCCTCCGGCACGTCAAACATTTCTTGGATGTCTTGGTTGTATTTTAACACTGGTTTGCCGTCGTCACCGACGGTCATGATCTTCATAGATTTTCTCTTTAACGAATTAGATGAATCTGTTAATTTTTTAATTACACCATCAACAATATCTTCTGCCTTATCTGTTGCTGTTTGGATTATGGCTGCGCTTATCACTCTGGCTAGCATTCTTCGGAATCCTAATGTGTTAGGTACACCGGCTTGATCAAGAATCCCTGCTATCACATCCAAGAGGCCTCCTTTGGCGCCGCCCTTTAATAATGCATAACCTTGCTCCTCGAAAAAAGTTATAGTTTGTCCAATCAAACCTCTTAGTGTGGCATCGCCCGGGAGCATTTTTACTATCTTAGGGTTTTTTTCTGCAAAATTTTGGGCAAATGTTTGAAGGTTTTCTTTGAACCTTTCAAAATTACTCTTCAATAACTCACGGCCCGACATCCACTCCATAAACTCAAAAACAGTAACTTCTCCATCATTGTAAACTGCTTTGGCCCCTTTTCCGAAGTTGGACGGATCCAGTGTCGTTAACGCGGCAGCTATCTCTTCTTGGTCTAGGTCAGTAGATGGTTCTTGATCTCCGTCTGCTGATTTTTCTTGATCTGGATCTGGACCAGCGGGTATTGGCTCTGTTATATCTCGCGGGTTTTCAACACCTTGACTCTTATAATAATCTTTAAATTTATCTGATAGGGTATCGGTTATTCCTCTCCCTATAACATTCGGATCTACTCCGACTGCGTCCGCAAATTTTTCCTGATCTACTCCATCTATATCGTGAAAATTTGCGTCAAAAGGAACATCATCAAATTGGTTCTCTACGCCGTCTTTATCAAAATCAGATCCTTTGACGTCGGCACTAGGTTTTTTGTCTTTTCTGTATCTAATATCACCGATGGAATAACGTTTCTCGTTCAACAAAATACCCTTACGATACGCTTCCATTATCTTTTTCATATCTTTCGACATTATTTAATCTCCGACACCGATGAGGACATTTCCGGATTAAAGTCTGAACGTAATTTAATCAACGGATTGAAAGAGGCTCTTTTACGATCAAGCAAAAGTGCACCTTGGGGCTTTACGAGTTCACCAGAAACATCAACTCCTTCGAAGTCGATTTCTGTCTTTTTCTTGTACGTGACAGTACGTCCTTCGTCTTGGGCGAAGGCCAAATTCATAATTAACATCAAAAACATAATAGATTACCTCACAATAAATAGATTGTAAAGGATTAATGTTCTGTTCCTAAACCCATTTCACTAATCTTAATTAGGTGTTTCAACATTTCTTTCAACCTAGGGTCTTGTCCAATTGTCCACCCAACGGTACCGGCAGATGCTACCTCTTCGAGGGGTATACCCTTTTCCGAAGCGGCTTGACAGTAATAAACTATACCTTTCAGTATCTCCATCAACTCCGGATCTTCTTCCGCTTTTTTGAGAAAATTCTCTAAATTTTTATTTCCTAGTTCCATTTAATTGCTCCATTGCTTTATTTACTAACCACGATGATGATTGTGGTTTATCTTTTCCTCCGACGCCCCACATCATTTGAATGCCAAGTTCATCGCACAACTCCATTTCCGGAGTATTATCTTTTTTTCTATCTCCACCGTTTGCAAACGCATCTGGTCTGTGAATTCCGATGGCTTGACAAACTGTTCCGTCTTCATCGTTTACTCCTGATACCAAAGATACTCCTTTGATGTTACCCATTATATAGGCTCTTTCTTTCCATGGCATAAAGACATAACCTTTTTTTCTCATTAGCCAATCATCAGAATTTATTACGACAATCACTTCGCCCCATTCTGATGCTTTTTCGATCATTTGAATATGACCTATATGCACGGGGTCGAAACCTCCGCTAACCATTATTCTTTTTATTTTCATTATTTCCTCACAATAAAATTTAGCCAATTTTTTGGCACATCAATATGATGATAAAAGTCTATTATAGATACCTGTGGTATTGATGGCTCTCTAATTAGTATCATAGAGGCCTCAGAAGGCGTTTTGTTACCTTTCTTTTGATTGCAGCGGTGACAACAGGTCACAAGGTTTAACCAACCTCTATCACCCCCTCTTGACTTTGGAATGACGTGGTCCAAAGACAACTGTTTGTATTTAAATGGCTCGGCGCAATATTGGCAGATGTATTTGTCTCTCCAATATATATTTTTTCTTGTGGGTGCCATTGTTATTCTTCTTTTTTGGATGTAGTTTTTAAGAACGATCACGGATGGAAACAGAAAACGGGCACATGGCCCGTGAGTATAATTCTCAACAGGTTGTGCCCGTCCAGTATAAACCATTGAGAAAGCTTTCTCGGCTGGTATGATTTCTATAGGTCGCCATGAAGCGTCCAATTTTAGCGTCATTAAATTCTCCACATAGTAATTAGGCCTTTGCCATCAGTTTTGACGCCGGACCATCGGGAGTTAATTTAGAATTAACCACTTCTGACATATTAAAATTATCAACAAAGGATTTCAATTCTCCAAATGCCTTCTTGTAATCCGGCTCCATTACAACTTCTGTCTTGCCGCCGTGACCATGAATTGCATGAACTTCTCCGATTGAATCATACACGGTAACGCTTGGATGTTCTGAAAGCCAAGTAACAGCAACTTTGCCATTATCAAACACAAAGCCTTGCGCCACTCTGCCTGTTCCGCTTATTCCGCTTTCATCTTCTGTTCTGTTTAAATAAAATATTTTCATAGTATTGGTTCTCCTAGATCCATTCATAATCATCATCGCCACTGGAGTCTTCTTCAATTTCTTCTTTTTCATTTTCAATTTTATTAACCTCGTTTAATGATTGAATTATGGATTCTTCTTCTCCTCTAAGTTCTATTATAATTTCTTGGTGCTTCTTTGCAATAAACGCTAGCATTACTGCGAAGGCCTCAAATATATCATCTGAATATGGTAGTATTGTTAGCATCGAACTCATAATTGTAACTTCCATGATTGGAGAGGTTCTGTCAAGTTCCACCTCGAAACTTTTCTCTCCACTTAAATAGGCTTTAAATTCGGATTCTTCGTTAAAATATTCGCACATTCGGGCGGTATAGTATATTTCTTCCTCTTCCGATTCGAGCTTTAAATCTATGCCATAATCTAAAATACCCTTGATACCATTAGATCTAAAATCATCGCTCATTTTTCACCTCGCAAATTACTTATTATGCACTCAATTATCTCAACCGTGCTTTCTGGTCCTGATGAGACGTAAGATTGACCCAGACAGGCTTGGTAAATCTCATAGTCATTACCATTCTCACCACAGCGATCGCCGACAAACCAAACATCCCAACCTTGAAAGTGTTTTAATCCATAAGTTTTATCCCAACCGGTTGGGTATATATCAAAAGATGTATCACCACCTAATTTAATAGTCACCTCTTTGTTCATATGTTTCAGTTCTAAAATTGCCCTGAGTTCATTAATTACACGGTCTCTAACGTTTTTCTCTTTGTCTAACTCTATAAACTCTTCACGTTGGGTTTTTGTAGCATTGCGTCCGATTGGACTCCAATTTATCATAGAACCTCTACAATTTATAAAGTGACCGGTCAACGGTGCACCAAGATGACATATATCAACCTGTGAGTATATCAATTCGCAAATCAATTCTCTATATTTTTTAGATGTTAAAGCTTCTTCCATGGAAACCTCGTGTATTAATTTAAAATCTTGATTTGCAAATTCTGGTGGTTTCAAATACTTTGTGCCATTACAAGGCAAAAGATGAGTTTTGTAACGAGAAGAACTGCTTCTTAAAAAAGTTCCCATCTGTTCTCTTAAATAATCCTCGTCGGAACCAGTAATGATCCCAACATGAGCGCCACCATTGGTCAGTTTGTACAAAGCCCTTGAAAGATCTTCGCTATTAAAACTTTCGCGAGGTTCGGTCAATGTCCCATCCATGTCAAAAAGAACTATTGTATTATTCATTTTTTGACTCCTTGGTTGGGATTGGTGTACCTGACTTTACAACAAACATTGTTTTATCTGGGCCACATCTTCTAACCTTTGTGAGGCCATCTAAATTTTTTCTATGTTCGTCTGCTTGCTGAAAGTTATCATAATAAGCAACGTTATACCATCTTACTTTCTGAGGGTTTGGGAGCCTCTTACTAGTAATCGTCGTGTTTTCACTCATACTTTTCTCCTTTGGTTATATTATGTGTGTAGTATTATATATTATAGCCTTTTGGCTTGGGTTTGTCAAGTTTTTTTTCCACTTCTTCTTTAACTTCTTTTATAATGTCGAGAGCATCGTATATCTTTTTTTGATATTCCTCCGCTGTGGCGAGGTATGCCGCTCTCCTGATTTGATGTTCCACTTTGTCTAATGTTAGCCATATTTTTGTATCAAGTTCTTTGCTCATCTTCCACCTTTTCTAAATAAATCTCTGGTAGTGTTTCCTCTTTTCCATTGGACCACACAACTGTAATATCTCCTCGGTTCCTTCCATCATATGAAAAATTAGTTTTATCGTGCACTTCTTTTATGACACCAATTAAACCTAGATGCAAACTGCTTCTTATATATTCTGATATGATCGCAACTCCAACCGACCTTTGTCTTACTAAATCACCTACTTCCACTGCTAATTAACTCCAATTCCGTTTCTAAATATCTCCAACCAATGTCATCTATCAATACGAAATAACAAGTCCCTGCCCAGTTATAATATTTAATTTCTACTATTATACCAACACTACCTTTGTCCGGCCTGAACCGAAAAGGTTCGTTGGTACAAGTCACTCTAACCAGATCACCTACCTCCATCAAAAGGCTCCACTTCATAATCTGAGAATTTCCAAATTCCATCTGATGTTTGTACAAAATATATGACTCCTAGGGAAGAACTCTTGCTGACTTCTACTATAATACCTATTTCTCCTACATCTGGTCTGATGTAAAAAGGAGAGTAGTGACTATATTTGATTCTGACAAGATCACCTACATCCATTATATCCTGTTACCACTTGGTTGTCAAGCTTTTTCTTTTATATATTTTCTTTTTTTATATACATGTATATTATAATACTATTATTCATTATTAAATAACTTCTCAGTATTATATTTTCTTAATAATTCATTAATTTTATTAGTAGGTATACCTAAAAACCTAGCCATGTCTCTTTTGGATTGACATGCTGACATGGCATATCTCAATAATGCATCTCTAGTAATATTAGGCATAGCGGACCACAATGGAAAGTTATAAAGCTTGTTGTTTATCATTTTTATCGACAATTCCAACTTCAAAGCTATGACTTCTTCCAGTGACAACGAGGACAAGGTGTTCAGAAAACTTTCGTTTATCCTTTTGTTCTGTCTCAGAACATGTATAAACGAATAATTTTTATTTTTTTTATTTGACATCAGAACCTTAATATGTTATATTAAAAGAGTGTAGTAATTATTTTTGCATCGAATCGTATTGTTGAGTTGTTGGCTCTTCAACTTCTTTTTGTATTTCTTGTTCAAATTTGTCAAAATATAGTTTCATATTTGTAATCAGATAATCCACAAAGATTTTTTTATCTTCAACGTTAGCTAACATATCGTATGCATCCAAAATATATTGGGAGACTTTTTTGAATGTTGTAAAGGCCATATTACGTCCAGTTTCATCTAGACCTTCTAGACCGCCACCAAATTCTTCCTTTTCATCAGGTTGATCATCATCCTCCACAGGAATTTTTTTAGCTTCTTCTTCATCATCCTCGATTTCAATATCGATTTCTTCCAATTGAATATCTAAATCATCACTATCATCACCCAATTCAGGCGCCGGCTCTGCTAACATAACATCAGTGCCTTGTAAATATGTGTCATTTACTAATGATGGAGCCAATGCTCCTTTCACAGCAGAGATCATGTGGGCACGAAAGGAATCTCTTTGATTCTTGTTGGTAGTCATGCGTTTATAATCTGTTCTGAGAGTTGTTATCATCTTTTTAAGAACATCTTCTAGAACATTAATACCAGTAGAACGATGCGGGTGCATATCCGAGATATCTCCTTCTTTGAGAAGCTCTCGAACTAATTTTCGAAGACGTATTTCTTCATTCATCCTTTCTTTTTGACTATTCTTTTGTTTTTGCAAAGATTCATTTATCTTCTTGCGAACATATTTTCGAATTATTTTTTCTTCTTTAGAATTCATTTATTTATCCTTCAATTTTTGCATAACTCTTTTATTGTTTTCAAGAACTCTGCGTACAACTTCTTTAATGTTTACTTTTCTATTTTCCTTCATTTTACTTTTAACGTGATCACGGAGTTGGGGAGGTACTTTTGACATATCTTTGTCTTCTTTCTCGTCATCTTCCTTTTTGTCAGAACTCTCTTCATCGTCTTTCTCGTTATCATCACCAGATTTCTTGTCAGCCCAATCAGGTACACCATCTCCATCCTCATCTGGCTTTTTATCCTTTGCTTCTTCCAATTCTTCTTCTTTAACAACGTCTTTGTCTTTATTATGTTGTTTTTCGTCGTCTCTTTTGTGACTATGCATCTCTTGTACAACGATTTCCAAGTTTTCAACAGCAATATTCTCAACAATTACATCTTCAAACTCAACAGTGTAGTGAGAAATATCACCAGACTCTGTTAGGGTGTGTTTGATCGGGTGACCTTTCTTACCAGATGCTTTGTGAGTCACTTCGAGAGCACACATGTGGGTTATTTCTTTTTCTTCTTTGAGAATACCAAATTTCTTCAGAAGAAGCTTGTTTAACTCGTTGTTTTTCCATTCTTTTAATGACATTTGATTATTCTCCTTTTTAATCGTGTCTTCGTATTCACGCATTAAAGCATTGCCTTTTAACATGGCTTCGTGCTCAATTTTACGTAGTTTATCGTTCTCTAAATAGTATCCCGGACCATTGTAACCACCTGTATCTAATCTACCGTCCATATTTTGCTTGTGGTGGATCAATTCATGTGCGATAGAGCGTAGCATATCTTTTGGGTGTCTACCATCACTATAAATATGTATTTCTAGGGTCTGAGGGTCATAATAAGCTGTTTTTCCAAGAACATCGCTCTGATTCTTTGAATCTGAGTCGAAAACCATTGTTGGTGGTTTCTTGAAACCTATTTTTTGATCAAAATAGTCATACATTCCTTGGATATGAGGTTCTAAGTCACTCAAATCAATGCTAGCAGGGTTTTTTATATCACAGGGCATACCTTAATTAGTCCTCTAAATCTGATTTTTTAACTAAAATAAGGCTTATTTTTATGGGTTTTGAGGCCCCAAAAGGCAATATTTCGGCTATTTTTATGTCTCTTTTGTCTAATATTCCAGTATAAATAGACAATAAAACGCCATATTTGTAGTTTCTGGTCACGTTTTCGGGTGTATGATGCCATCCGGGCCACCTAACTATCTCTCCGATCTCGAATTTTTCCGTTTGAGAGTCTCCCAAAACCTTATTTTTGAGTTTATCGAGCATTTCTTTGCTCAATTTAAGAATTCTTGCTTGAATTGCATCCATAATTGATCAATTCCACGCAATTTCCCCAAGGATCAGTCAAATAATGGTAATTTGAGCCGTCTCGGTGTTGTTTGAACTCCAAATTTGGCCACTTTTCAGGGTTTACCTCTATTGCAACGTGATTTTGGTGCTGATTTGGGAGAACTAACGCCATTTTTATGTTATCGAACTCCAAAAGAGCCCAAGTTTGGTCAAAATAGAGTACATTTGCACCAAAACGCACGTGATACCACTCACATGCTTCATAAATATCCCCAACTTGTAGTGCAATGTGATCAATTTTCACGATTCACCTAACTTTTCAAGCATTTTTTTAATTTCTTCTCCACCCATGTCGTACATTTGCTCATAATCTGGCTCGATTGGCTCCATTTCAGGCATAACTTGATCATAAGCACCCTCTTCCATGCCATATTCAACATAATGTTTAACAGTTTTGAGGTAATCTGCTGCTTTTGTTAGCTTTGCTTGTACCCAAGACTCCAATTGTGTTGTGTCTGTGAGCATTTGGCTTAATTCACGTGAATATTTTTCCATATCATGTAGTTGTCTCTTCGCCATGGCACCTTCTTTGTCGATCTCATGAGACATTTCGGGCTCATTCATCATCTCACACTCTTCTGTGATGATTTCTATGAGTCTTTTTTTACTAATTTTCATTTTTTTAATCCTTTACGAATGCGATATAGAACAGAAAAAAGATCACGGCTGATTCTTTTGACGTTAATGATATACCTAATAACATAATTAGGAATAAAAAAGCTATTTTTATATACTTTTCAATCTTTTCTTCCATCGCCATCGTTAATTAAACCCCAAATATTCAATATCGCTTTTAAAAACCTTCAAAATAACTCCAACTTGCCAATTGTAGTGGCAATAAACATAACATCTTTCTTTATCATCATCAACCCATGGCAATATATAGAACTCTGAGCTTCTGGGTACCGGTATGTGCCTCTTGTGATTGTGGGAATAATAATATCCAATACCCTTTCCTTTCATATTTACTAATTGAAGAAGCTCTCCATCGTCTGATTTTAAAAATTGGGCTAGCTTTTGTGCTAATTTATTTGGATTTTTGTACAAATACTCTCTGAGTTTTGCTTTATTTTTGATTCCACTATTCTCCGCCGCCACCATCGCCGCCTCCATCGCTACTATCACCTAAACTTCCAATGTTCCAATCACCATATGGCCATCCGATACCTTTGGATTTAGTGTATTTTCTCTTTTTTCTACGTTTTTTACGTTTTTTTCGCTTCTTTCTTCTTTCTTCGAGATCAGAAACGATAGAAATTTTTATTTTTTTAGTTTTTTTTTCGTTAGATTCTTCGAAAACACCATATCCAACCGGTGCATTGTCTGATCTACTGTGGTCTTCAACGTTTTTAGCATCACCGCCACCTGTGTGTTTGTTGATTCCTGTTCCGACTAGTCTTCTTTTCTTTGTAGAATGATTATTAGAGTGCGGCCATGCTCTTTCAAGCATCAAATCAGACTCATTTAGGAAACCTATGGTGTTTTTTAGGTTTTGTGTTGCCCCTTCTCCCATCTTTTCCATCACTTCTTCTAGATCTCCGCAAAAATAATCAGCAATTTCCCATTGTAACTGTACAATCCCCTCTAATTCATCAGAAGAGTGAGGAACTTGTGCTATAAAATAATGAACCAACTTGTTTTTCTTTTTCCAAGTGGTGTTAAGGGATGACATATACTGAACTTTCTTTACTTTTAAAGACAATTCTTCTAAAACTTCACGATAAAAAGCGTAATTTGCTTCCTCTCCTTCCATAAGATGTCCACCGGGAGCATCCCATTCATATGAATCTGACCTTTGGGCTATGATATACTTACCATCAGTGGTCATGATCAAACCTTTGGAGATTTCATCGATATCTTTGACTAGTTTGTCGGGATCTTTTACCACAATATCATTAGGATGCAGTTTTCTATAAGCCTCAATGGCTTCTCTTTCAGCAGGGTCGTCGTCATAATGAAGAGTAGATCCTAGTTCATAAAGCTTTTTGGCCTTTTTATCTCCATTTGTATAGAATATGCCGTCCACTTCGATACCGTATTTAGCCAACATGTTTTGAACAGAGCTTTCTGGTACTTCAAGGGCATGTGTTCTTGCTGTTACTATCAGCACTGTCGAACCAGCCTGTTTAAATTTCTTGATTCTTGCAATAATTTGTGGATTTTTACCACCATATTGGTAAATTGTCTCTTCGCCATCGTTAGAATCTTCATATGACTTTATGATTGTATTATCAAAATCAAAAGTAACAACTTTTCCATTTTTATTTTCATTTAATTTTTTCATTTTATCCAATAATTCTTTCATCTCTTGTCCTTTTAATATATTATAACACGTTTTTTGCTATTTGTCAACGTTTTATTTTGATTCTGATCCGGTTTTCCCGGAGTTTTCCTTTTTTCATTTGATTTAGTTCAGTGTCTGTTTTAAACATTCCAACATCTACTATTACAATGTCACCATCCGGCCTTCTCATTGCGTTTCCGTCGTGTAAATCGCGAGCAAACAACCCTGTTTCTTTTTGAAGGCCCATAATTGCTTGAAAGATACTCTCAGCATCATCTCTTCTGCCTCCTTCTTTGCCAATATCTGATTGGGAATAGCCACCTTTGAGAGAAGTTGACATCCTATATTGTTTTTGGAACCGCTCCAAGAAGGGCTTGACGATAAATTCAGTAAAATCTTTGACGTTGTCACCTTGTGGGGTATAACGTTTCATTATTTCTATAATCTTTTTGCACATCAATGTGACAAAAACTTGACTAGCAGGAGAATTCTTCATATCAGTCATGATAGATGAGTAAATTCCTGCCGCCCCGCCAAGATAATCTAAAATTTGGTCGTTAAACCGATTGACTTTTTGACTAGCTTCTTTTCTAGACACACTCCGGAAGTTCGCGAATACACTTGGGTTTATAGCGGTCTCTATATCTTTTAAAACTTGTGGTTCTATTTTTTTATTATACTCAGTAGAATACGTTAGTAGTCTCCTTTTAACAACATCAATCAGATTAGCAATCTGCTTAGAGTCATCCAACATCATTTCAACTCTTTTTGATACATCTTTGTCGCTGTCAAATTGTGAGATTGGCCAATTCGGCGCCATCATAGGTCTTTGTTTATGCATAATCTGTTCAACTCCGCTAAAAATCCCCTTCAATTCAGCATGCAGAGGCTCCAATACTTCCATTACAATAAAAGTGTTCCCCTCTTCTTCAAATATCTTAAAGACTTCTGGAAAATGCTTTGCAATTACCGGGTTTTTATCGCGAGCACTAGATATCTCTCGATAGTTTCTAACTTCACGTGCTATAGCTTCTCCACCAGTCTTCTTTAAGATCTTAATAGCGAAATTGTGACCACCATATTCGTCAATCTCAGTAGCAAGAACAACAACTCCATACTGTCCTTCTCCTAGTTTCTTTTTGAGCTTATATCCGTTTTTCTCCAACATGACTTCCACTGGATCACGAGGTACAGGGATTGGTTTAGCATCAGGTAAAGGCCTAGTGCTGTCATCCATAGGTAAAGTAGCATCATCATCTTCTTTCATTACGTTTCTGAGACCTTGGTGTCTGGCTCTTTCTACATGACCAGCATGTTCTTTTTCTCCCCGTACGATACTAATTCGCAAACCACCTGTTTGTGTCGAGGAAGAAAACATTTCTGCTAATTTTTTTCCTTTGAGTTTAGAGGCTTGTTTTTCACTTTCATTGAATTCTTCGTTGTCTTTTTTACTACCTAGCGGAGCTCCATAACCTTGAACAGCACCACTGCCAACAGAAGAAATTTCTTCCAATTGTTCTTCATTCTTGCTAGCCTCGATGGCTGCCAATTGTGCTTTTGCTTTTGTTTCAGAATCATGTGTGCCTAGGGTCTTTCCCTTTTTTGATTTCACAACCCACTTGTCACCGCTCTTACTTATAACTTCTTTTATTATCCGAATCTTCATTACTTCCACCTCACAATAAATAGTTTGGAGGTAAATGTTAATCTGGAATCCAAAATTTTTCTCCGCCTTGCTCATGTATTGGGTGCATTATGTGTCCAATCTTCTCTACATGCTTCATACCAAAAGCGTGACCTAGTTCGTGTTCTAACAATCTGGGCATAAATTTACGATCGTTTGGAAGTATGATTTGAGCAGAAATCATTTTGTTGATAATTGTTAATCTAGAAGTGATAGCATAGGTATCAGGCAGTAACTCGCCTTGGCCTCGAACCAAAATCATTCCTTGTGACCAAGTGTTGGAACATATTTCGTTGCTCCTGTCCCAGTGCACATATGAAATATTATATCCGCGGATTCCCCACCATTCAACCGCTTTACTAACGCGATAATTGGTCAAATGACTATCAGGACATATAACTAAGATAGGGTCTTCTTCCCATTCGGCTAAGATAAACTGACTCTCTTCCCAAGCAATTTTCAAGGTCACCCCCAAAATAAACCCAACAATTCCAGAAAGAATTAGCCACCACCTATAATGACGGGTTAGCATCCCCAGATACCATATTCGATCGTAATGGTTTGACTAGACTCCGGAATGGAATCTTCGTTGAAGACAACAGAATTGCTTATGGAGTCATATTGCCAACCAGTAACCACTTGACCATTAACACTGACTATGATAGAAGATTCGATCGGATCTGGTTCGTCTAATGGAAATGTGCTTCTAATAGTAACAGTGTTTGCTAGGTCTTGCATTTGACTACCCCAATCTGTTGCACAAATCGAATACCAGTCTCCGTTATAACGTTGAGTCATATCCCAATATCCTGATCCAAATTGAATATTTCTGAAATTACCGCCAAACTGAAAACCACAACCGGAAGGATAATCTCCAATCACAGCAAAATGCCTCATCATATCAACATCAGCTTTTAGTGTGTCGAAAAAATATGTATAAGCAGACCAGCCACCAATACTAAAATCAGGTTCGTCTGATACATAAATTACAACCGTAGTAGAATCGTTCCTCCAAAAAGAAGTTCCGGGGGCACCACCATTATCATAATTCGTATTCTCAAAAAATCTTTTGGCCATTTCAATACCTTTCTCAACAGCAGACCCTCCAATATTTATTTGCGATATTACTCCCTGAGCCCAGTCGACTGGATTAGCGGAGGTATTGTCAATCCAACAAATTACGCCACTGCATTGTAAAAAACCGCGATCAGTTGTGATGAAGCCCATATGAAAATCAGCACCACTGGCAAGAAAAACATTCATGAAAGAAGTCATTTGAGAAGCTAACTGTTGCTGAAAGACATTCATCGAACCAGAATTGTCAATAACAAAAACAATGTCTAAGATTGCAATCTCTTCTTGTACGTGAGTTTGTATTATGTATTGCTCTATTACTCCATCACCTAATTGTCTAACTTCTACTTCTGGCGTTTGAGGGTCATCACCAATAACTGTGATAGAACTTTCATCCAGCCCAACATCGGATGGAATATAAGAAACTAGAAAGTCAACTTCTTGATTTGGGTCGAGAACCCAAGGTGGCGGAGGTAGAGAACCAAATTCCATAATGATATCAACCGGTTGTGTTACCATTTGCGATACACTATCAACAGTGAGAGGCAAGTTGCCATCATTTCTAATAGTGATTCTTTCTTCATTATCACAGCCCATTGAAATCGTCCCATAATCGTACGAGATTGGCTCGACAGTCATTACAGGGGCATCACCCTTGCCGAGAACTAAAACTTCAATCTGAGGGCTCTCATCGTCGTTAGAAACGACTTCTATGAGGCCACCATTACTCTCATATGTTTGAGGCTCATAATAGACATCAATTTGAATTCCTTCTCCGGGTTGTAACTCCCAATCTTCTGTTTCATCATGATCAATGCTGAAACGGTGATTACCCGCAATAAGATTCAAGGGACTAAGCAATAATACTTCGTCCCCTGCATTTACAATAGTTAATTCTTCTACACCAGTCTCTTCTCCTGACCTTATGTTGCCAAAGTCAATAATCTCCGGCAAAACCACAATTTCAGGCTCTGGATCCTGTACTTTTGTTAGTGTTATGTCATTACACGCAAATAAAATTCCCAATAACCACATTCATAAGCCCCCCTTATATAAGTAAATAGGGGGTTATAGAAGGATTTAGAATTTATTTAATCTTTTTTTGTCTTCATCGATGCCAAACATTTCTCCAACATCAACACCGGTTTTACGTTTTTGAATGCCCATGATAGTCTTCATAATAGCAGGTCGGAAAAACTCTTCTGCTTCTTTTACTGCCGTTTCTGGTTTTATTGACATCTTATCGTATTCATAATCCCAGCCTTCTAGATCCCACGTGTTACCAGTGTTGTATGTATCGCCAATAATAAGATGTTCTGGTGTAAGTCTTCCTAGGTAATACATTCCGGGATCTTTTGCTTTATATAAAACACGTTCAACGCTTTTCAATGTGTCCACCCATTTATCAATAGATTCCTGAGATCCGTCAAATTCTTTCATAGCCTGTAGAGGTCTTCGTAATGCTCTGGTGTACAACCCTTCGAGTTCGTTCCAAGTTTTTTCAAAATATTCCTCGTCATCGTTATCGAATAGTCCCATGGTTTGTGCGGCTTCGTTTGTTAAGTCTTTAAGTAATTCTTTTGTGTGCTCTTCGATGGCTTTTTTGAGTTCTTTGTTTACTTTGAGAGAAACATACTTGTCGACTTGCGCCGATCGATCTCTTTCTCCTTCATCCCCCAAGGATTGTCCAATCTCGATAGCTTGTTGAGCAAAGTCAGTATCTAAGTCACTCGCATCATAATAATATTGTGATTCGCTCATTGTTTCGAGAATAAGTTTTTTTAATTTTTCTTTAGTTAATTTCATTTAAGTCAATTCCAGTTATTTCTTTGATTTTGTCTTTCATTTCTTCAACAGTAAATCCGTAAGTTCCGTTTTTGTTCTGAACCTGTTTGTGGTCCGCAAATTCATCCTCATAATTTTGAATTCCAATTTCAAGTTTTCCGATATTAGGACCCTCTTGTGCAACACTCACCCAGATTCCATAATACTCATCAAGCAATGTTTGTGGTGTAGTTCCCAATTTAGCAGGAAGAAGAGTGATCTCCATTCCATACTCGGTCTCCGGACTCCACTCAAACATTATATCTGCTGTTACTTTACTGCCCTTCACCATCGGAGCCTCAAAAGGTTCATCGATCGATTTCCTTATCGAGACGGTCATCATAGAACCACCAGACATCATAGGATCGCCGCTCGGCGTTGCGCCAAAAATTTCCTCTATTTTCTTCTCAAAGTTGACATAAGGTTTTGCTAACACACCAAACAACAGACCTCCGGTCTCAGGATACACCTCAAAGTATTTCTCTTCTTCACCCAATTCAAGCAAGTGATCCTTAAGCTTATCTAAATCATCTCCATCAGCGCCACTAAGTTCATACAAATTATCAGGATCAATGGCTTCAATCTTCAAATTTAATCCAAGCGATTTAGCCACATACTTGAGAGTCCATTCGGTATCCCTAAAATATCCACCATAATAATAAATGGAAGAGTGAATATCTTCTTTGGTGTCTTCCGGAAGGTTTTTGTGAGTTAAAAATAATTCAGCAACTTCATCCAAGTTATCGCGATCATAAACTTTTAAAAACCAGACGGCTCCCCACAACCTTTCGCGAAGTGCGTTAGCCTCTTCCTTTTCTATTAAAGCGCTATCTTCGAAAGTATCGATCAATTCAAAAAATTGGACATAGTAGCTCCAATCTTTTAGTTTGATGACGTTTTCAATTTTATCTTTTAAGATATCGATCGGTTCTTGCTCTTCTTCGTCTTCGCGAAGAACCTCGTTGATCATATGAAACAAATAATCTTTATTTAATTTTTGTTTACCGGACTCTTTCAAGCCAAGCGCTTTTTTAAATGTAGGTAATTGTCTACTAGAAAAAGAAAGAGCATTCATCATCTTTTTTGCAAGGTCTTGTAATCGTTTAATTATTGGATGCTCAGAAGAATGCCTTAATCTATAATACCTATCCTCCCAGTTACTTCCTTGCCATCCGTACGATTTCCCGTCGGGTCTCTTGTGGCTCCTATCATGACCTAAAAGACGCCATATAAAAGGAAACATGTGATCAGCCTCTTCAATAAATCTATATGCCGCAAAAGGTTCATGAATAGAGTGTTCCTTCCAAGGTCTTTTGTTAGCAGGTCTCCATTCGATATTTAAAAAAGTTTTGATGACCTTTTTAAACTCACCATGATTAAAGTTCCCAGCACCTTGTTTAAAATATTTTGCACCCTTCATATACTCGGAGTACAACCACTCTTCGAACTCCTCAGCAGTAGAGAATCCTAGATTCCCTTGGTTTTCGTTTATGGTTGGCGCCGATCCCTTCGGTAATCCGGGCCATCCCGGGATGTCCTCATCCGGACCAAAACCCATAGCTTTTCTAAGTCTTCCGGGCAACTCTCTCTTGGATATTGTAATCTCATCAGCACCAAAGGTTCGAGCAGAGCCAGCAGAAAAAGTGATCTCTCTGTCCATGTCCATTCCGACATAGCCATCATATGGTTGAAGAGGGCTTTTGAAATGAAAGAAAGGCTCTATCGCTAGCGGCCCTTGTTGATCAAAATAAAATTCAAACTCCATTCGATTACCGCCGGGGTTAGCCCGAAGAGAAAAGATTTTGTTTTTTAGTTCGAACTCTCCTTCCGGAGGACGAAACCCCATTTCGTTTTGAAAAATTTGGTGAAAATCAAAGCCTAATTCTTTTAAAGCCGGTCCGGGTTCGTCGGGCCCATTCGCGCCTAAAATTGTATCTTCCATGGTGCTCTTAAGAGCTTGCATTTGTTTTTCGTCAAAATTAACGTATTGAATTAATTCTAATGCTTGTTGTACACTTGGCCAATCAACAGAGGCAAGATCCATTGCTTTCGCGAAAAAATCTTGACGCTCTTCGTTTGATAAACCATCGTCTTCCAAGGCTTCCATTATCAGCCCGAACAAATATTTTTTGTTAAGCTTCATTTCAAATCTCTCATTACCTGTTCAATTAGTTTGTGCAACTTCTCTTTGGTAAGTCCTTCCATGATATTACCGCTAGAATCAGTTTGTTTTTGCGGAGGCTTAGGAGTGTGCGTTGGAACGCCCGACCATTTGTTTTGTTGTTTCTTTGTTGCAACAAGTTTTCCTTGACGGTCAAGGATATTACCAAAGTCATCGGAAATCCCTTTGTTTTTGAGAACCCATGCATCGATATCGATATACTTCCCATCGGGGTCGGGTTCTATGTTGTAACCACTAACGTTAAGCCACATATCAACGGGAGTGTGTCTACCATCAGGGGTGATGTTATCGACCTGAATATCAATGATTACGTTGTTTTGTTGATAATTTTTTTTAAGGTTAAGAGTGTGACGTACGTCAATGCTTCCTTTTATTCGAACCATCCTAGGTGGAATGGGCGGAGCCTTTGCTCCTTTGTCGAAATATACCAAAAACGACTCCCATGGTTTTACCGGCGAAAATTGTGACGGCCATTGACTTTTTCTTTTGCTCATTTCTTTTTTCCTTTTTTGTTTATCTTTTGTTCAAGCAACATATCCCTTTCTTTCAATTCTACAACGATATCTTCTAGATGGTCTAGGCGGTGATTTGTAGTGTAATAAAAGCCCACTAGCGTTGCTCCAATGGTCAATAGTGCTATGATGTGTGATAACTCCAACTTCATTTTGATCCACCCAATTTTTTAAGGATTGCGTTGGCTATTTGGTTGCCTAAAACTTTCCTCATAACGACATCTTTTCCTCTAACTTCGTGTTCTAATATTTTTTGTAATAGTTGTCCGTATTCTTTATAGTTGTCTATCTTGTCGATATAAGTTAGGACCCTCCCAACATCCGACATCGTCTCGCCACCGGGCTCCGGAGCCTCATCGTCTTCCATCACTGTCATTGCTTCTTCGATGATTTCCATTAATTGTTTTTTTGTTATCTTCATTGGGAATTGTCCTTATTTTTTTATCGTATGTTGATCAAATTTGCTAGCTAAAAAATCTTGAATTTCAATCGACGCGTCTGGCATTGGTGCGTCTGGATTCATTTTTCCTAATTTGTCAATTAAAAAATTTAAAAACGCTGCCTCCACTTTGTCGTCGACTATCTTTGAAATATTATCATCGATGTTAAGCTTGTCTAGTCCGGTATTGCTCTGGAATTTATCATCCATCCCATATAGAGTAGAGATCATATCTTTGGCTTCTTTGGCGCCCTTCACGATGCTCCATATATTACTAACGATCGGAATTTGCTCAATGGTCATTTCGAGTGCTTTTTTGCCTGCCTCACCACCTGCTTTCGCTTGTCGGAATTTCTGTATGATGCTTAAAACGGCACCAACCGTCTGCAATTCTTCTTTTTCTTGTACGACGTTTTTTCGAAACGTTTCCATTATCAGCTTCATATCTTTTGACATTCAAAATCTCCAAAAATTTTTTGAGAATATTTTTACTACCTTAAATAGTACCTCGGTGATCTAATTGGGGGAAATTTTCGATTCTGGGAATTTTTGTAGAGCGGTCTGGCGTATCTCGCTTCGCTCGTCCGCGAAAGCGTAACATGAAGAACTTATTTCGAAGAGATCTCCAAGACCTCCACCACCCGGGGGGGAGGGGGTTCACGCGCTCAAAGCGAAACAATAAACGTAACAACAAACAAACCAAGTTGCATGCCAACAAGGAAACCACCAAGTAACATTTCAAAGCGATGGGTCATAAAACCTCCAATGTAAAACCCCCGTGGTACGGGGGGCGGTAGGTAAGTAGTAAGGGCGAGAGAGTTAGGCAGCTATAGCTATGGGCTATGCGCGAGGGTTGTGCTCTTTAACATAAGCATTGAAAGCCTCGTCACGCTCGGGATTAGCAGGCGTCCACATATCACCGAAGCATTCATTCATTTCAGCCACGAGCCAATCAGGCTTAGTGGGATCTTCGAGAGTACCGACACGAGAAGCAGGCTTCTTATACGGTCGAGGTGCTGGGGCTTTACCACGCTTACGCTCGGACGCTGGACGCTCTGTGAGGTACTCGTCAAACTCCCAGCCGATAGCCTCCGCACCATCGATAGCAACGAGCATCTCAGTAGCCGCGCGGCATCGAGACATTACGCTCTCTTGCAACTGACGTATCATAGGAGAAGCACCGTAGAGTGCATCGGTATCGTCCTGACCACGGGCATCGTAGTGAGCACACTCTGCAAGAGCGGCAGCATCGGAAGCCTCGGCAACACGTAGCAACCAGTCTGAGCGCGAGATTGTACGCTCTTGCTTAGTACCAGCGGCGAGAACAACATCAGTAGCTTCAGAGAAATCTGTCACACGGATACGAACGCGCTCACCTACACGCCCGATAACATCGCAGAAGCCGATGGATGAATGGTACGCGAGAGTACCAGTCTTCGGAATGCGCGAGCCACGCGGGGTTGTAACAAAAGCGGGAGAGTTAGTATTTTCAGTAGTAGTAGTCAAAATGCCTCCAAGGCGAAAGAGAGAAGAGAACCATTCCCAACCTCTATATATAATGTATCATGGTGATACAGGGTTGTCAAACAAAGAGCGGACAGAATATGTCCGAGAACAAAAAAATATTATTTATATGGTCTTAGTCGCATGAAGCCTCCAAGGAAATAAGATAAGGGCACAGAATGAAATAGAAGAGAGGAAAGAGAAGGAAGAGATACAGGCTAGTCATGTCTATCCTCTAAGAGTTGTAAATACTCAAAGTAAAAGATGATAGATAAAGAACCTGCTAGATAGGCAAGGAAAGCAACGATAATATAATCCATGTATGACCTCGGGTTATTGGTTGAGAGTTGAAAGAGAAGCATCAAGCATAACGGAAACAGGTACACCATTTTTAACGTAGTATCGAGCCGTCGAAGCGTTTGCAACGTCCATCCGTTGGTTACCGTGCATAACGTAGTATTGACCACGGGGAGAGACAAAAGCTGTGACCTCGACAGTGACCGGCTGACGGGTGTTATCCTTCTCTGGTAAACGCCCCGTAGCATAGGCGACAGCAGAAGAGTGGTTATGACAGCCGACAAGTTGAGAGCGGCAAGGAGTGAGAGCAACAAAGTTAGGTTGAATAGTAGTCATAAGACCTCCGAGAAGTGAAACAACAGCGTTTCATATATATAATGTATCACGTTGAAAGCGTTTGTCAAACTTTATGGGGTTCTTTTAACAACTTCTTGACATTTAAATGAGTTATGTAAAGTATTTCGTATAGTTATGTAAAATTTTTACATTTGCTTGACAACTCCCTTCCTTATAGTTATGTAAAGTATTTTGTCAAGAACTTGTCAAGAGATCCTCGGATTTCCGTAACATCGGGAGGTGTTTCGTTACTCTCACATTCACGTCGCTTGCATTGAATGAAACTTGTTTCATTGTTACGCGCCTCATGTATACACAGCGCAAAAATGTTGAAATGAAAAACCTCAATAAAATCGGGGGGTTAGTCAATAGTCTCCCTAAGAGTTCCACTTTATTTCCCTCGGAGTTTCGGCTGTTACGCTCGTAACACGCTATATACATATGGGAGTTTCGCCTATAAGCCCCGTGAACACGACGTGAATGCTCTTGTTCCCACCATACCTAGCACATACACACACCGCTTACACAGACGCACAACACGCCTACAAGCCCTTCTATTGACTTGGACAGGTCAACACACTCACACAGCACACTAAATGCGCACATACACGTTTAACGCGCTTGAATGCGCATCTGACACTTGCTCTTTCCTGCGCTCTGTCGGGTGTTCCTATAGCTATAGGAAATATAAAATGTTAAAAGAGTGGGCATCGGGTAGGGGGGTACTAGGGTAGAAGATCGGTTCACACGGGATGCAACAAGCATTTATCAATCCAGAACTCACTGGGATCGCTATCAACTGTACAGCATAACGCGAAGCCGTTGTAATAGTTCTTCCCTATCTCTATCACTAACAAAAGAAGTGAACCACGGCTAACAAGCATTCCTGCTTTAATCTCTTTCTTCATTCTCTAACACCTCATAATATATAAAAAACGTAGGTACTGAATGGATAGAACTATTGTCGTAGTCATTCAGTAGTCTTACTTCATAATGTTCTGGTTTTCTTGCTGTGGCTTCTCTTAGCCAAGCATGTCCATATTCACCGTTATGTATATCACGTATAAAGATTATTTTATTTTTCATTTGTCCTCCGATGCTTCGATCAGTATTAAGTCCTGCACTGACATGCAGACGATTTCTCCGTGCGCCCAGACAACCTGAACACAGTCATTCCCTATCCCTTCTTGGATAATCACTCCTATTGTTTCCTTAGTTCCACCGACCTTCCAGTTGGCTCTTTTCACTAGATCTCCTGATTTCATAGTCTCTCCACGTCACACCATCTAAGCCAGTAGATGCCACCCGTGCGAATGTTTTGCACTTTCACCTTCCTTGTCGTCGCCGCGTATGGAGATTCCGATAAGCCAACCACTATCGAGAGTTGTCGATGGAATGGCTGTGCTCTTAATCTCCTTTCAACAACCATATCTCCTACTTTCATTCTGCCTCCAATAGCCACAGCCATTGACTTGGGTGTGCGCTGTGTCTCCCGCAACTCCAAAGAACATCGCAAGAATAAACTTCTTCTACAATGTTTCCTCTTATTGCTGTTACTACTCCAAGCGTCAGTTGTCCTCGGCTTCTCAGGTGTTTTACTAAATCGCCTACTTGTATTTTTTTCTTCATTCTGCCTCCAAGATGGTATGAAGTTCATTTATTATATCATCGATATGACCCTTCGATGCAGCGATTTGACTGTCTGGATCATTATCGTTTTCGTTTTTAACTATCTCGACGATCCGATGTCCAGCAAGAGCATGCGCATGTTGCAATGCTGGAAGGTCGCCGCTATCAGCTAGACAGTTCCAAGCCTTCACCATTGCTACCTCTTGGTTTTTGGTTAGATCCTCGAAGTGTTTTCCGACTAGTCCGAGAAGGACTGCTAAGTATTGAGTTTTATTTGTTGGTGTCATATTGTCCTCACGGGTTTGAGCATGCTATCAGTTCCATATCCTCATAAGAGCATAGAACCGTTGAGTTGTCGGCTAGTTGGACAACAGCGTAGACTTCATCTTCTGTGTCCTCCCAGTGAAAATCAATGAGTATTCCCAACTCACCGAGTATTAAACATTTTACTAAATCACCTATATTCATGCTATCTTCTCCAATTCTTCATCTGCTAATCCGCACGGTACAGGATATGCACAGCCAGTTTCCAATGAGCGCACAACATAGAGCGCGTTTCTAATCTCGATAACTACCGCCAGTTCACCGAGTTCTTTGTCTAAGACTAAATCACCTACCTGCAACATCATCAATCCCAAGTAGGCTGAAGAGTTTCAGTGCAGAAGGTCAGGTCTTTGTGAGTAATCCATCTGTCGATACCATCGAACAGTTCGAGATCCCAAGTTCTCAACTTGACTTCTTTGCCTCTGGTGTCGGTAGCATCGACATAACTGTATCCTTGTGATATAACTATGAAGAGTTCCCCTGTCCATTGGTTGCGAACCAAATCGCCTGATTTAAGTCGTAATCTCATTTTGCCTCCAAAGCGTAGATGATTTCGTCGATTGCTTCATCAAGTTCGAGAAGGTCATGCACCTCGTCTTGATCGGTTGTTGTTGATGTTCTGTGAACTATCCATTGCTGGATCTGAACCAGTCTGTCATAGTCTGGTTCAGGAGTGTTGTTAAGGTATTGCCAAATCTTGTCAATCATCTTAGTTCCTTTTGTTGGGGTTATATAAGTAATGTATCACGTTTCGGGGAAAAGTCAAGGACATAAAATGTCCGTTTATGCGATTTTTGATATGCCTTGAAGTAGAGAGATCCCTGTAAACACTTTCTCTTTGTCCTTGCCATAGACAGGAGACTTGATTACTTTGGTTGCTATGTAAGGCGCACCATAACGAGAGCAATTGTACGATACTTCGGTGACAATTAGAACTTCGTTGCCTACGTTGCATTCGTTGAGGAGAATGTCTCCTATTTTAACTTCTGTAATGTTCATAGTGAACTCCATTTGTTTGGGTTACATATATAATGTATCACGATGAGGGAAAAAGTCAAGGACAGAATGTGTCCGTTTTTATTTGTCCTCCGCTATCTGGGAGACAACGGGAATAACTTCATGAGCATGAAGCCAATAAGCATTGCTTAAGCTGGTAAAGTAGACCTTGACCAGAAGCGTTGCTTGGTTCTTGTATCCCTCGACACCAACGACGATGCCGAGTTCACAAGTTTTCCACTGGTTGTAGACGTTTAAGTGAACATGGAGGCGAAGGGCTTCGCTGTCCACTGTTACAAGATCTCCAACCTCAAACATTAAGCCTAAGAGTTAATCGGCTGACCGCCGACAAAGAAGCCTCTGATTGCATCTTCCAACTCTTCTTGTCTGGATTTTGTCTTGCGACGCTTCCTAGGAGTTCCATCGCTCCACCATACTTCATCACCTTCATCAAAGTGCTTACGACAGTAGAATGACCGCTGACCCTTCAAGTCTTTGAAAGAACACATGAACAAGTCGTCTTGTCTCTTCCTTCGGTGCTTGATTAAAATAGCAGTTCCGATACCATATTTGTAATGCTCAACAGTGAAGTATTTTTCCATAAGACCTCCTAGTCTTTTCGGGTTATATTAGTAATGTATCCTGATAGTAAGTATTTGTCAAGAGAAGGAACGGACAAAAACTGTCCGTTTTTATTCTTCCTCGACAAACTCTAACACCTTGTAGGTGAAGGACGTTTCCGTGAAATAGACTGGATGATCATAACGGTCGAAAAACCGCACAAAATAACCAATCCCACCGTTATATGAAGTATCCTTTGTCGCATGTCCATATCCTCTTTCAAAATGTTTAACGAGAAACATATCAGCCGCCAATAAGACCAGCAGCTTTAGCCGCCTCGACTAACATAACGTTTCTCCTAGGAACTCGCCGCTTGATCAAGCCAACGTGGCTTGAAGTGGTCTGTGACTTATAAGCGTTGCCGCCTCTTGTATAGTCATAGACTATCGTGATAGCAGAACCATCATCTTGTGGGACGTGTTCAGCAATCCGCAAGTCATAAGAGAAGAGTGATTGCCCATCTGTCTTTAAGCGTCCAGCGTTTGCAGGCTTTTGATTTAAGAAGTAGTCGATTACTCCATCGTTAGTTGTAAAGTATGCCATGATTTCCTCCGTGGCTTTGGGTTATATATACTACTATCTGATTGAGAGCAGTTTGTCAAGAAAAAAGTTAAAAAAGTTCTATGTTATCGCACACAAGGAATGTTTGAGATCTCGAACCTTTTCGGCTACCCTTGCCCAGTCTGGGTGGGTGGTGAGTAGGTCAATGGTAGGCATGAGGAAGATTTCTTCTTCATGTAGAGCCTTTGCAAAAGCAAAAGCATCTTCGTAGTTGTGACACAAAGCAAGTTGACCACCAGTGAGCAAGTGAGATACCGCAACTCTCTTAGAGAACCGCAACCGCTCACCTCTTTCCTTTTCCCTTGTCTCGTCAATGGTACGATGTACAGCAAGAGGATAGAGGAACTCACATGGGGTTGTAAACAGTTGTTTGCTGTTCTCACCAGTAGCAAGCAAGATTGTTTGTATTTTAAGGCTCATAAACGCTCCTATAAGGCATTTGTGAAGGTTCATAGGGGTGTAGGTAGGGTAGGAGAAGAGAAGCCCTTACGGGCTTATTTATCCACTGCTATAACACGCTCATTTGTAGTGAAGTATGGACGAGAAGCACACTCAGGAGTAGTCATCCACATTCTCTGACACTTCGAGGGTATCGGCTTTGGGGCTTCCATATCGGTCAAGACGATATGACCATCGAAGCCACGCTCATTGACCCAGCGGGTCGGAGCATTGAAGCAAGTACCACCGCAAGAGACACGCTCGAATACTCGACGTTTCCCTTTCTTCCAAACATAGACTTCATCTTCTGCAACAACAGTATCGAAGGGAACAACGGTGAACTCTGCATACTTTGCAAGCCCATTGAGTTCAGCAAAGAAGATGGAGAGCATTTCATCAGAGACTGAACCCGACTGGTCGATAGAGATAGCAATCTTGGCTGTTCGATTGACCTTCTTCCCAGCGTGGATATATGGAAAACGTTTGTTTATCCTCCGAACTGTGGAGCGTTTGTTGGCTCTTTGAGAAGTCTTCACGAAGTAGCGAAGCACAGACCGCCAGTTCACCTTCGGTGTAACCATGTCTTGGATCTTCTTTCTCATACCCTGAGATACCGAACCCCAGCCACGACCGCCAGAGTTGACTTCATCGGTAGCCTTGCGGATAGCGTCTTTCAAACGCTCTTCAGCCATAGCTTTAGTCTCTTGGTCAACTTCACCCCAGCCGCTGTGGTCGTCGAGGCTGTCAGGCAGACCAGAACCACTGCCGTTGCCTTCGGAGGGGTCGCCTTGACCTTCGCCACCTTCGCCCTGCCCTTCACCATCGCCATCTTTGGGTTTGAACTGCTCATCATTCTGCAACTTCGAGAAGTACCACTCAGCAGACTTTTCAAGAGGATAGTCTTGAAACGGCTCTTGTGTCGGGATACAGCCACCTTCGGGAAGTTTACCAACCAAGAAGGAGTTAATCGCAAGGTCTGTGGCTACATTCCACATCTTGCTCATACCCTCGGGGGGTAGGCGACCAGTAACATGTTCAAAGATAAGATGATAGAACTCGTGCATAAGAACACCAAGACGCTGTTCTTCTGGAAGGTCAGCAAAGAAGTCAGGGTTGTACATCATAACGAACTGTGCAGTTTCCTTGTCAATCATCACACCAGCCGTAGGAATGGCATAACTTTCCACTTTGTGGATACGTCGAGATAGTCCAGCGAAGAAGGGTTCAGATTGTAACAACTTGAAAGTGTGTTTGTTCAAGTCAAACTTTGGTTTTGTTTTGTCATCGGTAGTCATTGACGACCTCCATTGTTTTGGGTTATACTATAAATGTATCATGATTTGGGGATTTGTCGAGGACAAAAACTGTCCTCAACCCTATCCCTTCGAGCACCTCGACTACTTTTTAGCACCAAGGATTTCAATCATATAGTCTTTAACGGAAGTTCCGTTAGACAGATTGATACCATGAACACCAGCGGCGTTATGCTTCGCTTCCGAACCAGAGGCAATCACAGTCCAGAAGGACATGCCGATTTCCGAAGGAAGAGTGACCATATATTCGGCTACATTCTTTAGCTGCTTGGCAGACAACTTATCATCGAAGCACTTAGACTGCTTGAACTTCTCGATGAGAGCGTTGTGGTCGTTGATCTTGAACTCTTTGGTAAGTTCCAACTTACCTTCATCCAAGATGTTCTCGACAGTCACAATCTTCTTGTAGTTTGCAACAAAGTCATTGAAAGCAACCGCACCTTCGAAGCCAATGAAAGAAGAGGCAAGGTGATAAAGCACAGGAGTTGACTTGATTTCACCACCCATTGAAAGCAGAGCATCGGAAAGGCGAACCCAAGAGCGACGAGAAGGATAAACCTTGTTAGGCTCGAAGTCGTCTTTGTGTTCAAGATGTTGGTGGTTCTGGTTGATGAAGTCCCAGACTTGCTCAACTACGTTACCATCTGCCCATTCGAGCCAGTCTTCGACAGTAGGCTGAACATCGAAGCAGGTGTAACGGTCAAGTTCCGCAGGGTCAAACTCCCCGACTTGATACTGAGCACCGTGCTCTCCGCCGTTTACACAAGCAAAGATAAGGGTGTCAGGGTGTAGGGTATACCCTGCGATCTTGCGGCTGTCGCACAACTCGAAGATACCTTGGCGA